GTTGACCTGAGCGATGCCAACCTGGACGGGGCTGACCTGAGCTGGGCTGACCTGAGCTGGGCTTACTTGAGCGATGCCGACCTGAGCGATTTTTTTTTGAGAAAATTCCTGAGGAATTTTCTTGACAAGGAATAGAAAAGGTGTTAACATGAATATGTTGAAGGAAAACCAAGGAGAAAATTTGAAATGGTAAGCAGTAAGATTTTGAAGAAAGTTCAAAACGCAGTTTCCTATTCCTATTCCTGGGCTGAATTCGAACAGGATATGGAAATCTATCATAACTTCCAGGATTTTCCCAAAGAAGTGAAGGACAAAATCCATACCTTAATCTTACTAGGTGGGGGGGAATACATTGATAAGATGTATGCCTATTATGATGTAGTAGATCTAGCTAAAACTTGCTTAAAAATTTCCTAAAGGTTTTTTAAGAAAACCTGTAAGAAGTTGGTAAAACAACTTCTTTTTTTTGTTTAGTTTTAGTACATTTGTATCATTAAGAACACTAATGCAAAAGCCCTGTTCCTATAATAACCTCTAATGAATATTGCTAGATAATGTTCTTGACTTTGCTATCAGGATCAGGTGTTATAGCTATAGCGAGTTAGGGAAATCACCCCATGGCTAACCAAACTTTCAACCTTCAAGTCCAAGAACACCCTGAGTATGGGGAATTAGGGGTTATATCTCCCCAACTCAAGGATTATTTTGATCCTACTACAGGCATGATATTAGCCCACGATATTTTAGAACACATTACTCCCCACGAAAACTCCTATGTGGGTGAATTTCTGGCCCTAGGCGCTTTTATCTATGTGCGGGTGGAGCAAGGTTTTTATACTAGGGGCTATGATTTCAAAACCTTAGGATATGAAATTCAAAACCTCCTCCAAAGCCATTATTGGCAAGATGGGGAACAAATTCCTGATTGCAGTGTGGTTTTTGAAGAAGACCTTTACCAAGAAGAAATTTTTAAGGCAGTAGAAGAAGGTGTTAAGCAGTTTGTAGAAGAAGGAGAAATTGAGGATCAAAACTTGATCCCTTCTGCTACCCAAATCACAAATTGGATTTTGCTAGGGTATGACAAAGCTGTTTGGCATTACAGCGAACAAAAAATTGATGCCTACACCTTGTGCCATGAGGTGTTTAAGCAAATCCAAGCCCAGGTAGACCAGTGGTTAAAAGGTGCTGAAGAAGGGGATCAGGCTACCCTAACAGTAGACTTTGATGAATACAAAGTTACCCTAGATGAGTACTACTGGTGGGAAGGAGAAGAAGAATAGAGAAGAAGAAAAGGAGCCTACGGGCTCCTTTTTTACGGAAATCTTTTAGGTTTCCTTGACAAAATCTGTTCAGTGGGCTATAGTGTAGAAGAGTCTATTTCCTATAGGGAAGTTGTTGCCAACTTCCCTTTTTTTTCTATTGTTGTGATGTATAAAATTATACATTGAAAATCTTTAGATTTTCTTGGTAAAGAAGCTATAATAAATATGATGATTACAATTTATTTGCCAATTAACCAATGAGCAAACTATCAGTTTTTAACTTTAACCAAGTCCCTGTTAGAGTTGTTATGAAGGGAGGGGAACCCTGGTTTGTAGCTAAGGATTTGTGTCAAATCCTAGAAATTGGCAACGTTAGCCAAGTCTTGACAAGGCTAGACGAAGACGAGAAGGGTATCACTACTGCTGATACCCCTGGAGGAAAGCAAAACACATCAATTGTTTCAGAGTCCGGGATGTATGTTTTAGTATTAGGAAGCCGCAAACCTGAGGCCAAAGCATTCCGCAAGTGGATTACTTCTAATGTTCTACCTGAAATTCGTAGAACGGGGTCATATAATGCAGAAAAATCCTTACCTTCAAATGTCTACTTCCAACGGCTAAGACACCACAGAGATCACCAAATTGAAAATGATAAGTGGTGTGTGTTTAAGGAAGGGTCTGATGTTCTGCTTCATATTGAGCAAGATCTTGGCCTAGAAGTTGATCAATTTGACCTTTGTGATGGTAGCATTGGCTATCATTGGTCGAGGTTTAGGAAAGGCAAAGAATGGGCCAATGAAACAGGGAAATATTTGCACATCTTCAGGGACAGAAGAGGCAAGCAAAAGGCCAATGCTTATCTGCTATCTGAACTTCCCTACTTCAGAAAGTGGTTAAAAGAAATTTATATTGTTGAACATTTGCCAAGCTATCTGAAAAACAAATATGGGGAAGTTAAACAACTTCCCCCTTGTTCCCCTACTGACAACTTTTAATCTAGGTTTTCGCCAGAAAACCTTAGAAATCTCCTTTTTTTCTTTTCTTTGTTGATCTCATCATACCAAAGTTTCATAGTATTGTCAACAGGTTATGATGTATAACATTATACGAAAATCCTACAGATTTTCAGAAGAAAATCTTTCGATTTTCCTTGAGAAAACCCGAGGTTTTCTATTGACTTTACTATCCCTATGCCCTATACTGGAGAAAGTTAAAAACCTAGGGGGTTTTCAAAAATGAGTTACCAACTTTTGCTAGAGGTTCTAGATGCTCAAGGTGAGTATGATAATGTAGAACATTTCCTTCGGGATAACCCAGGTGCAGTTGAATTGATCCTTAGTTATATCCAGAAGTTTCATGGGTTTGACGTTGAAGAGTTCCTTTATGGGGATCAAGACTAATCTGCTTTTTTGACAAAATTACCGGGGAAGTTGGTAAAACAACTTCCTTTTTTTTGCTTATATGAAAATTCCCAAGGAATTTTCTGAAAATCTGAAATTCCTTAGGAATTTCCTTGACAAGGGTAGGGGAATGGGTTATAGTAGGTATAGTTAAGTTAAAAACTACTGGGAGAAAACCAATGGCCAGTACAAAAATTGTTGAAAAAATTCAAAAGCTTCTAGCTTTGGGTCAATCGCCCAATGAATATGAAGCCAACAACGCCTTGCAAATGGCCATGAAGTTGATGGATATGCACAATATCCAGCAGGAAGATCTGAAGATTGAAATTTCCATAGAATCTCTGGATTATTTGAAAGCAGGGAGGATCGCAACCTGGATCAAACTTCTGTCGGTTGCTGTTGGGAGACTAACAGGTTGCAAAGCTCTGGTTTATAGTAGGAAGGGAGTTAAGGTAATTCGGGTTTGGGGAAAGAAAGAAAACCTTTTGGTCTTTTCTCATACAATGGATTATTTGGTAGAAGTTTGTGATCGGTTAACGGTTGCAAAGGGTTATGGAGAAGGTAGGGCTTATTGCACCCAGTATCGGAATGGGTTGGTTATGAGAATTAGTCAGCGCATTAGTGAAATGTTGATGCCTGAAAATTCTACTGAAAAGGCTTTAGTGTTGAGGTCTAAGGCTTTGCAGGAAATTGACAATTTCTTTAAGCAAACTGGTAAAAAGACCAGAACCCAGGTTTTGAATGTTGGAGGTAAGGGTTATAAGGAAGGAGTAGAAGATGGGGATCAGGTTAACTTAGCTAAACAAATTAGCTAAATTTTATTTCTGAAAACCTTGAGGTTTTCCTTGACAAATATCCCTCAGTAAGGTATAGTAAAAGAGTAAACAAGACCTTAACAGGTTTTACTAAAAACTCAAGGAGAGTTTCACCTTATGATTCTAGATCAAATTGCAGGCAAGAATATTGATTTAGTCATTCACCCCACCTTCAATAGGTATGGAACCCAACATGAACTAATGCAGTTTGGGCGAATTATGGAACAAGGAAAATACATCATTCCCAAAGGATCTACTAAAGTGGTTTTGAATAAAACCATCCAAGGTGCAGTAAAGAATCGCTATGCACGAGTATTGTTTTATGATGGTGGGAAGTATCTAGAAGGGTTTAACCTGTAGCATTAAGAGTTTTCTTTTGGGGGTTGGGTAACAACCCCTTTTTTTTGTGAAAATTTCTTAAAAATCTGTTTAGGTTTCCATATTGAAAACAGCTAAATTTTCCTTGACAATACTTTGCTAACAAGTTTATAATAGGTTTAGTTGAGTTCAAGAAAAATAATGATTACGGAAGACGGTTACATTTTCGGAAATACAAGCCTAGACCCTCAAACCCTGAATGCTATTGGGTTAGATATTGAAGGAAACCCTAATGGAATCTGTAGAAGATTAGCTAAACTCAAAACTACTTACGAGGTAATCTATCAGGGAGAGTATATTCAGCTTCCTGGGTATCACCAAGTAGTTGTAATTACCTCTTGGGCAGAAAGCCAACTTGAAAACTGGCTTTACAACATTAAGCAAATAGATTTCTACAGCTATGGGTTTTGGGATGCTGACCTAGAAATCTATTTGGATTGATAACCTAACAGATTAAGGGAAGTTGTTGTCAACTTCCTTTTTTGTGAAAATTCCTAAGGTTTTCAAAAGAAAACCTGTTAAGGCTTTTGACAAGGATAAGAAAATAAGTTATAATTAGATTAATGAACTAACGGGTTTGAAGATGAAGACTAAAACCTTGTCTACTGATTATATTGGTCAACAGGTGAAGGTGTATAGAAACCTTCACACAGGTAGTTTGTCGGTTCAGGCAAAGGTTGATGGACGATATAAGGTTGTAGGACATTCTAGCAACTTGACCTTGACTGATGTAGTATTCAAAGTAAGTGAAGCAGGGAGAAATAGGGTTTTGAAGGAAAAGGCTAAGAATGTCCATGCTTTTGTAGTAGGGGTTTTAGAAAGTTTTGACCAAGAAGTTTGTAGTGAAACTTCTAAGGCAATTTCCTATAATCCTTATTTTGCCAATTGGTTTTTTGTCAAGGAAACTAAAGAACCTGTTTATAAGGCAAGCAAGGTTGTGTTTAAGGATGTGAAGCCCTATTTGGTCTAGGTTTTCTAGCGAAAACCTGAAAGGTTTTTGCAAATATTTCCAGATTTTTATTGACTTATACCCTACTGTGTCTTACTAGATAATCCAGGGTGTTGACAAACTTAAATCACTATGTTATAATATCTTAGAAAGATTAGGGGAAATTAAGCTAAATAGAATAGTTGACAAATTCAAAAACTTGTGCTATACTGATGCAAGATGGTTCAGCAATTCTTTAACCTATGGAAAGTAAAAAACCATCTTGACCTTTAGATGAATCAGCAACTTTTACAAAACAGGGTAAAAAATTCATCTAGCCAACACAAATAGATAATTCAGCAACCTTATAACTATGGGAGTTAAAAATTATCTAGATTTCAAATTCCTAAAGGAAATAACCCTTAGACTAATATAAACTGAATGGTACAGAAAAAAGGTTCTGAATAATGCCATTCTTCTACCCAAGGAAAACAAAATGCCTACAACTGTAAAAGTAACTCTGTCTGAAGTCAACATGGCACGCCTAGGTGCTAAAACTTGGGACAATATGTACACTCAGGTTCCCAATACTAAACTACCTGATGTACTTAAGCAACAACTAGGGGTAATTTATAATACCCTTACAGGTGAAGCTTTCCCCCAAGTAGGCTTTACCTACCTAGTCCGGGCCGATAACGGGGTTTTCAAAAAAGTCTATTCTCCTTCTGTCTACAAAACTAAAGAAGGTAATGTAATTATCCGTTGGGGTCTAGCTGACATCCCCCTAGTTGTGGAAACTGGTAAAATTTCTGCACCCAATGGGAATAAAAAAGCAAAATTCTCTGTACGAGAAGATGCTTCAGGCAAGTATCCTGAAACCGTTCTTTCTGTTTCTGTCAACGAAGACGGTACTCTTTATACTATGTCTTTCCCTATCCGATTTTCTGATTGGGAAAATCCCCTCAGTGCAGATGCCCTAGGGATGTTGCTAGATGAAGCTCCTGACTCCATTGTAGAATCTTTGGCAGTAGCTCCTGACCCCAACAAAAAGCCTAGTTCTTCTACTCGCCTAGTTGGCCCCCTAGTTAAGATTGCCCATCTTCCCCTAGGCTCCTACACTGTAATTGGTTACATTTCTCGCGAAGGTAACTATGGTATGGACTATGAAATGCAAGTTGTTGTTGATGAGCCTTTTGTTGCCCCTACCAAACAAAAGAATGATGCTGGTGTTTGGGAAGATGTTGAAGTAGAGGTTGAAAACCTAGTACGAGTAAAACCCAATACTGCTATCAAAAAAATCCTAGCAGCAAGCCCAGTAATTACTCCTGCTAACCCTGAAAATCTAGAAATTACAGAACACGGGGAATACAACGGCTACCCTACTGCAAAGGCCAAACTTTCTACCACTAACTTTGCTGTTGGCGAAGATTCTGTCGACCTAAACTTCTAGATCATGTAAAATAAGGAGTAGTAAACTAGATAAATTACTACTCCTTATTGTTTCCTTCAATCATAAAAAAAACAATGACCGACAATTACTCAGGAAAAACTGACCCTCAGACAGAAAACATTCGTAGGTCTGTCAAAGCACGTAAGTACCTCAAGAAGGGGGATTCAGAAAAAAGCAAAGAAAAGGAAAAGCCCACCGATGCTTCTACCTTATATGAAGAAGGTATAAAGCTAATGGAAAAATGTGGGTTTATTGCTGAACTTTGTGAAGGTGGGCACCACATCAACCACAGGATTTTAAGGGCCAAACCGCCTGCTGAACTAAAGGGTATAAATTTCCCACCAAACTTTTCACCCCTCCAAGATATTTCAACTTTACAGGACTTTGCTAAGCTAGAAGCTGTTTTTGATGATGTCCCAAATGAAATCAGGGACTTTTGGGCACCCTTATTTAGACCAAAAGCAGGTGAAACTGAATTAGCTAATTTCGCTGAAAGATTGTTAGCTATGAAGCGGATTAACAATCAACAAAATATGTACGAAGTTCTAGACTACGGCCATACTTTTGATCCTTCTGGGGAGTTGTGCGGAAATAGCTTTGTTTCTAATCCAAGGGTTTGGGTTCCTGCTAAATCTTGGTTTGATCCTAAGCTCCAAGATGTCTCCTTAGAAGACATTTTTACTATTTTTCCTAAAGCAGAAATAGAAGTCTTAAGGTTGATGCTCGGCAGAATTGGGGTTGGAAGAAGTAACCACTTGCCGCCTAACTTTTCTGTTCCTGTTGACCATACCTCTAGGATGGCAGCAGTCATTGTTGGTAAAGATCCAGGTTTAGGGAAATCTACAATCTTTAATGGCCTTACAGCAGCTTTATCTTTTTGTGGATTCAATACTCATACCTTTAGGTCTACTGATGACAGGTTTGGCATGAAAGAGGCTGCTTTAGCTGATGTAGCCTACAAAGATGATACAGCTATGAAATCATTAGGGAAATTTCTAGCTTCTGAGGAAACCAAGATCCTAATTACTAATGGACTATTCCAAGCAGAGCAAAAATTTCAGAACCCTGAACAAATTTGGCCCAAATGTGTTCTCATTGTAAATAGCAATGATTGGGATCCTTTTTTTGCTTATGATCTTGATCCAGGAATTATTGATAGGATCAAAATCCTATCTACCTACAGAAGTTTTGAAGTAGATAAGAATAAGTTAGACCTTGAAGCAAGTGTTTCTGAAGGCACTCCAGATTTAAGACCTAAGACCCACTTACCCTATTTAGCTAATAAGCTAGATGTAGATGTAAAAGCCCTGTATTTGTGGTGTTTGCGTTTAGCTACAGACAGATTTTGGGAAATTATATCTGACAAATCTGATCCTAGTGTTAACTTCCTAGAAAAAGAAGTCAGATATTGGACTACTAGGTTAAGAATCAGGTTCAAGGCTGATACTTCTCAAGCCATTGTCAACGCAATGGCCTTGTGTTCCGCCTTAAGGGATGGAAACAAGTGTGAGCAACACTTCATTCCAGAAATTTCTCCTGATGTTCTGAGCAAATATCTTAAAGATTTGTTTTTTGTGGGTGTAGACAAATCTACCAAATCTTTAATAGACGTTATGAAGCAGAAGTGGGAAGAGGCAGGTAGGACTTCAACCCACTATTACCAAGGTTTTAGGGAACTGAAGTGGAAATCCTTACAACTAGCCATAGAAACTCATGCTAATTCAACAAACATTTCCAAACCTTCTGCACAAATTTTGAAAGAAATGCTGGAAAAGATTGAGCTTAGGGATGGATTTAGAGTTTCTACAGGGATTTCATGGGTTATTAGTGATTGGAATAATTGCCGATATTCTTTAGATGAAATTAACTCTGAAGCAAAGGAACTTCTGAAATACCTGACAGAAGATCAACTGAATCGTTTAACTAATAGGGGCATTAAGCCTACATCAGATTGGTTAGATAACCTAGACTACAGCCCAGACCGTGCAGAATTATTTAGACCAGGAATGGATTAATTATGATGAATCAAATCAACTCTTTTGATGAAAAAACTAAGCGTGATGAAGGGATCAAACAAAAAAGGTTATATGACAGAACTATTGAAGAAGGGTTTGTCCTAGAACCTGGGAGCGATCCTCAAAACTTAATTGGAAATGTAGGGAATTTTGTAAAATTCCAAGTTTTCTGTGAAAGCTGGACAGAACATTACCTTTGTAAGCTCTATTTGGTATCTGATGGTGAAAAAGAAAATAACGCCTTTCACCTAGTCCCATTATGGCAAATTCTCAGGTTTCTAAAAGTTCTACCTCAACCAGATACTTTCTTTGAAGGAGAATTTATTGTAGGGATTAGGAAAAATGAAGGAACAAGAACCTTTGTACCTGCTCTGCGTTTACCAAGAAAATAAAAATGCCAGAAAACCTAAGCCTAGAACAGCAATTCGCCCTTGAAAGCTTTAAGCAAACAGTTCAAAAAATGAGCAAAGAACAAGCCCAAGTTTTCCTTGTTAAACTATATGAACAAATGATCATTAGAGAAACTATGTACAAAGAGTTTCTTAAGCATGAGTGGGGGATTGATTCTTCTCCTCAATCCTCTACCAATAGTTAAAATAGGTAATTAAGAAATGATTGATCTCAAAGAATTTATTGATCAAGGCTGGGAAGATCAACAAAAGTATGACGCTGCTGCTGATCGACTAGGCCCAGAAGAACTTGAAATGGCTTGTTATATTCAAGATCGCTATGAAAAGATCATTGAATATATGGGCCACATGATTGAAGAAGTTGTTGAAGCTCGTAGGTTAGTTCCCAGACGTACTTGGAAAAAAGAAGAAATTTCCTACTTGCATTCTGACTTCCTTCGCAAAGAATTTATTAGTGAAATGTTTGACATTTTGCTTTTTCACCGTGCAGTACTAGCCTATGCTGGTATTTCAGGTGAAGAGTTTGAACAGGTAGCCATGGAAAAATACCAATACAATCTTCAACGCCCTGATCACAACCTAGGAAATAAAATCTAATGAAAACTTTTGCTGAGATGTTGGCTAAATCAATCTGCTTTGATATTGATGATGTTGTAGTGAATGGGAAATTAATTGATCAATCTTTTATAGAAAAATTAAGGGAAGCTTATGAAAAAGGTTGGTATATCTTAATTTTCTCAAGACGAGGGCAAGTTGAAACTAATGGTAACCCTTCTCTAGACAAGAGTAAAATTGTATTTGAAATTCAAAAAACCTGTGAATGGTTTGAAATCCCTTTTCACCAAATTCAATTAGGAAAGCCTGTTTCTGCAATTACTATTGATAACTCAGCTATTACCACAGATACTTTTGAAAAGTTTGTTTTCTAGATCTTTTAAGAACTCTAATTAAAAGCAAAGGGGTGGAATTTACCACCCCTTCTCAATAGTAAGGGAAACTTGACAAATAGGAGAAATAGTGATATAATACCAATGTATTTGTAAACATATAAATTATGGATTTTGAAGATGTTTTAGGGAAAATAAGAACCTTTGATTATGGTACTGTTTGGGAAAGCTTTTTCAAAGTTGAGTATGGAATTGAATGGATGAAAACTGCATGGGAAGCTTTCAAAAGCATTAACAGTGATTACTTTGAATATATGGATTTAGAAGAAATTGCCAAAAAATATGTCATCATGTTGAATGAAGAGCTAGACAATTAATGGAAAACCTTAATAAATGGGATTTTAGATTCATAGGATTAGCTAAAACAATTTCCCAATGGTCTAAAGATCCTGGAACAAAAGTAGGAGTAGTTTTAGTAAAAGAAAAAAGAATCATATCCACAGGATATAATGGTTTTCCTGAAGGAATCAGTGATTCCCTAGAAAGGTACAATGACAGAGAAATAAAACTTCTTTACACTGTTCATGCAGAAGTTAACGCTATATTAAATGCTGCTAAAAATGGCTCTGAAACCAGAAAATCTATTCTATATACTACCTTTCCTCCGTGCATTAGTTGTTCAAAGTCTATAATTCAAGCTGGCATATCTACAGTTATTAGACCCTCCTTAAATAATATGCCCGAAAGATGGTTAGAAAATTTTCAAATAGCACAAGAAGTTTTATCTGAAGCTAAAGTTGTAATTAAGGAGTATTGAGTAATGGAAAATTGTAAAGTTTGTCCAAAGTGTGAAGCAAAGTTTATCAATGGTCAACACTACTGGTCTACAGGGATGAAAGGGAACCCTGTAGATTTGGCTTCCCTTGTATGCAGACCCTATGGAGATAGTAGCTGTATCAACCCTTGTGTAAATGTTCCTGGAGGAGTTACATGGGAAGATAGAGCAGGTAACTTTGAAGTTTCTTATAGAGAAGTAGATCTGCAATGAGCTATTTATTAGTTTTAACTTTTTTTGCCCTAGTCGGTTCAATTTCTTTCTTAGGAATTAATGAGCCTGTAACTCTTTCTGCTGAAGAGCTTCCTTCGTTTGTTAGACAATTAGCCAAAGAAGCCTTTCTAGAAGGAAGAACCATCATGAATAAAAATGACAAAGGACAGATAGAATCTGTTAGTGGTTCCAAATGGCAAGATCTAGAAATATTAGTATTAAGTTCCATTTGGATTAAAGAAATAGAGCGGTTAAAAGGATTGAAAAAATAATGAAGGAAGTTATTGAAAAATATGAACCCCTTGTTCACAAATTAGCCCGAAAATATTCCTACCTAGCTCCTCAACTAAGCCATGAGGATTTGGTTCAAGAGGGTGTAATAGGATTAATAGATGCTTTAGAGACTTACGATCCTAACAAAGGTAGCAAATTTATAACCTGGGCCTATTATAAAGTAATGGGTGGGATCACATCTTGCAAAAAATTCAACCGCAAAACTCCCTATAATGTAGACAAAGTTCAACTTGATCATGAACCATTTTACTTACCCGATGGTAAGATTGAAAAAGTTGTAAACACTTTTGCAAAGAAACCTTTGCACAGGGAGATCATTAAACTAAAGTTTGGTTTATTTGGCTACCCTGAAATGACTAGCAAACAAATTGCTAGAGAACTAAAGGTTTCTAAAACCCTAGTAGATTCTGCTCTATATGAATTTAAGAAAAAAGTAAGAGTAAATTGTCCTGATTTGCTAAAATATATTTTATGACCCTTATAATTCCTGACAGAGTTGTAAAGATTTCTGATAGCACTTGCCCTATTTGCAGTCAACTATCTGAGTTTGATCTTTCTGTATGTTTGACGCTTAATATAGGCCTCACAGAAATTCACTTGAATTTTTTGCATAACTATCCTAACTATTACCAGTATGTTTTGCAAAATTTTGTTGATTCAGAAGGGTTAGTAAATGTACCCATCTATCTAGTTTTAGAAAGAGACATTATTACAAAATCTATTTTAGGAAACCCTTTTCTGAATGAAAATGAATTTGTAAAAAAGTTACTCAGCTTGCACTAACAGGAAAATGAAAAAAACTGCCATAGTATTAGGAATAAGTGGAACTATTGCCCTAAGCGCTTCTGCCATAGCTAGTAGCACCATTAGCACAACTCCTCATTGTACCTTTATGGTTCCCGGCCCAGCTACCCAGGAAAATTCAGTAGGGTGGTATTTAGATGGCCAGCATAAACTAGATGTACCAGATACTTGGACAACTTCTAGAACTTACAAAGAATTAGCTCAATATGGCTGGTGCAATGTTAGTTTATTAACCCCTAGCTCTCACCAGATCGAAGAAATTAAAATTGGAGATTCTGTTGGAGATTTCAAAGTAACCAGTAGTTTCGGAAGTAGGGAAAGTCCTTGTCCAGGGTGCAGTAGTTGGCACCCTGGCATTGACGTTAATACTCCTGTTGGTATCCCCTTGGTATCTCCTGGTAATGTAGAGGTGAAGTGTTGGACAGATGGAAGAGGCGGCGGATTAGTTGGAGAATTTTTGTATGAAGGTATGGTTCATCAATTTCTCCATATAGACCAATGTATACCTGGCCCAAAAGTCTATGGTGATGTTTTTGCTGCTACAGGTAATACTGGGAAAGGTACTGGCCCACACCTTGATTATAGGGTTAAAATGGTAGATAGTCAAGGCAGAATGGCTAGAGTTTATCCCCCAAGACAAGTATTAGAATTTGTTGTAAATCCAGAAAAGTTTATCCAATGATTGAAGCTTTTATACCAATTGACCCCAGTACAGTAATAAATAGTGCTACACCTGAAGCTCTCCCGTGTGAGCAGATAATAATTGGAGAACCTAATTCAGATGGGCAGAATACTTGGCACCTTAATGGCCAAGAAGTTCTAGCAACTCCCGGTGCTTGGAACATCTGGAGAGTATATGAAGAACTTGAAAGTTATGGATATTGCAAAGCGCCTTTTACAAAAGCTGAAGGGGCTAAAATAAGATGGGGTCATGAAAATTTCTCCCCTCTGGAGCCTATGCCATCTGAAGGTGGTGAAGCCTTAGGAGAATTTGTAGCTAAACAAGCCCTAACCTGGACAGGAGTTTACTATCGCCAAGGTGTCAAAGAAAGATGTGCTGAATGGGTTAGGCACGTATATGGGCAAATTAATGTTCCTGTAGGGAAAGCAGCAACAAGTTGGGGGCCACTCATGGCAGATAGCTTTTATGGAGAAGGAGATGAACTTGGAAAAATGATCTTTAACCTAGAAGATCTTAGACCTGGTGATATTGTAATGTATGAAAATACCTATAGTGGGCCTGGTAGGGTTCTCCCTGGATATATGGGTGAATCCAAAATTACCCATGTCGCTATTTATGTAGGGGAGGGGATGATAGTTGACCGCCCAACTTCCCAAGGGTCAGTTAGACATAGATCCATTCACACCTTCAAGTTCCATTCAGCCCTTAGACCCCATGCTTTGCTTTAGTTTTATTATTGTAAACGTTATTGACAAGGAGTTATAATTTTGTTTGAACCATTAGGAGCAGCTTTAATCCTATCTACAGCAACTCCAGATGCCCCTGAGTGTTGGGAACTCCAACCTGGAGATCCTATGACATCTGAAATGGTGGGGTGGTATAACAAAGAAGGGGCTCATGTTTTAGATGTTCCCCATACCTGGACTATAGACAGAACTTATCAAGAACTGGTAAGTTACGGTCTGTGTAACCAACCAGAATTTAATACAAAAAACATTATAGAAGAAAAATCTGATAAAGTATTTAACACTCTGCCAATTGTTGTCCCTCCAACTTTCCCCTTAGAAGTTACAGATTGGGTACTACAAAGGTCTATTGGCAGAGCAGAAGGGACTAGAGACAGGAATGGGAACCCTAACCAAGCTTGGTATGGGCACAACGATCCGGGTTGGCAAGGTAAATGTCAGAATATTGGATCATTTAGTTATCAGCATTGTGCAAACAACCCTGAAGAAGCAGATCAAAAATGGTTAGGAGTATTGAGAAATACTGCTGAACCTTTGATCCAAAATAGGGCTAAGGAAAGATTTGGCATACCTTTGTCTTCCGCAGCTTTAGTAGTTGGCCTAGATGCTTGGACACAATCTCCTGATGCAGGTAGAAGGTATGTAAAACACCTCCCTTCACCTGATCCCAGTCCCGAACAATTAATTGCAGCTAGGGTAGCAGCTTTGAATGAATCTAGGGGTGCAATTGGGGGGCCAGCGTGGTTTAAGGTAGAGCCAGACCAAGAAAGGAGGGTAAAGGCTATCCTAGGTCAACTAGAGATTTTGCATAATGAACAAAACGAAGCAGAAAGACAAAAGTTGCTCGAACAGCTAGAACAAAATAAGTAGGAAACTTTCAAACCGATGCAAGACCAAATTCAAGAATGTGTCAATATTTTGACAGGTTACTTTAATTCTGAGAAGGAAAGAATCAAACAAAAAGAATATCAAATTCAAAGTTGCCTTGATACTCTTTCAGTTATTGAAAAAGAATTGAAACAAAAAAATCAAGAATTAGAAAATCTTAAAAAACCTGTATCCTGGCATATGAATTTGCTAGAAGTAGTTAGGCAATTTGTCTAATCTATAAAATAGAAAAGCAAAGGAAGGGAGAACCTGCTTCTCCCTTCTTTTTTAGCCCCCCTGTTGCTATTAAAGAATAAAATGAAACATCCTGAATGCTGCAAAAAGAATTTTTTTGAAAAAATTTCAACATCCTTTGTAGATTCTATTGGAAAAATATCTAAAGACCCAACTATAGCTAGTTCAGAAATTATAGAAGAAAGGTTGAAAGTTTGCCAAAATTGTGATAGACTTAATAAGTCCTTAGGGATTTGCAAGGAGTGTGGTTGTATAATTAAGCTAAAAACCCAGTTTGATGCTGTAAGTTGTCCATTAGGAAAATGGTAATTGTTAAAAGTTGAAGGGTAAATTTTTCAAACCTGATAGTGAAGTAGTTGTTATTTTCTTCAGATGTTTGAACTTCAACTTGCAAAACAATCAATACAACATTACTTCCAAAACCTAACTCCTCAACCATACTGTGTTGAAGTTTATCAGTGGGGTTCTGAAAATATCCTTCTTGTAAAATTTTATATATACCATCAATACATTGGTAAGTTATTAGTTGAAGACTTAAACAACCTACAGGAGAAAATAAAAAAGTTTTTGAATTTACTTTAGTTAGTTAAATAAAGGAAAAAAAATGTCTATCACAGAATACAGAAAAGCCTACAAAGTTAAAGGATCTTTTGAATACCCGGAATACTATGAAAGATTCCAAAAAGCTATTGCTTCTGTTTGGCGACCAGAGGAAGTATCTCTTTCTCAGGATGTTAGTGACTGGTTTTTAGCAACAGAAGAAGAAAAGGCTGTTATTGGGGGTATCCTAAGAGGGTTTACTCAACTGGAACTTCAAGTTGAGTGTTATTGGAGGGATGTGGTTACTAAAATTTTCCCTAAGCATGAAATTGTTTCAATGTGTAGTGTATTCAGTACCTTTGAAGGAATCCATGCAGCGGCTTACAACATATTGTCAGATACCTTGGGCATAGATGAATTTGAAGCTTTCCTAGGTGATCCTGCGGCAAGAAACAAAATTGATTATTTTGTTAATCACACAGATACTATCACATCATTAGGTGTATTTAGTGGTGCAGCCGAAGGGGTATCTCTCTTTAGTAGCTTTGCAGCTTTACTTAGTTTTAACCTAGACGGGAGATTCAAAGGTCTTTCTCAAATTATTTCTTGGAGTGCTTTAGATGAACAACAACACTCCGATGCAGGTTGTTCTTTATTCAGGGAGTTAGATAAAGAAGGAAGGATCAACCAAGGCCATAAAGACCTAATTGTAGAGGGGTTCAAGGCTGTTTTACAAAATGAAGATGCTTTCCTAGAAATAATCTTTGAAGGTCAAAACTTAAAATCTATTTGTAAAGACGATCTTTATCACTATTTACGCTATAGGGCCAATGACCGTTTAAGTCTATTAAATATTTCCTACAGATTTAACTACGATAGCAAAAAATCTGATAAGATTAGGGTATGGTTTGAGCCTATTTTAAGGGGGCAAGTTTCCAATGACTTCTTTGCCCACATCAAGGAAGGAAGTATGTATGTTGCAAAACCTTATCAGGACTTTTCAAACATTGCCTACAATTCCTTAGATCTCTCTTTGTCCTAAGATTCAGTTTTCAACTATCTATTTTACATTTACTAAAATGATTCAACAAGATCAACAACAAATCCCCAACTGGCTTACAGAAGAAGGTGTAGAAACTCTTTCTCGTGGATATTTGCTACCTGGTGAAACTCCAAGAGGGATGCACACCCGTTTAGCTTCCTACGCTGCTAAAATCCTAGATAAACCAGAATTAGAAGAAGACCTATTTACTATCTTATGGCAAGGGTGGCTTGGCCCTGCTTCTCCTGTAGCTTCTAACTTTGGAACTAACCGTGGATTACCTATTTCCTGCTATTCTGTTCATGTTGGAGACAGTGTTCAAAGCATATATTCTCACCTAAAGGAAGTTGCCCAACTATCTAAGAATGGTGGGGGTGTAGGAATCTATATGGGAGATATTCGATCATTAGGGTCTTCTATTTCTGGTGGTGGACAGTCAACCGGGGTAGTTCCTTGGGCACAACAATATGACCTTGCTGCTAGGGTAGTTAGTCAAGGAGGGGTACGCAGGGGTAGTTTTGCCATTTATTTACCTATTGACCACGCTGACGTACCCGAACTACTCCTAAGCAAAGATCATTCTAAAGGTGATCCACGTAGATTTATTGACAGCAACATTGCCCTTACTATTACAGACCAATGGATTCAGGAAATGATGTTAGGTGATGCAGGAAAGCAGCACTTATTTGGTGAAGTTTTGAAAACCCGCCTAATGTCTGGTTCACCATACCTAGTCTTCATTGATAACGTAAATAATCAAAACCCTGCTTGCTACAAACAACGGGGATTAAAAGTATCTACTTCCAACCTCTGTGCAGAAATCACTCTATACACTGATGAGGATCATTCTTTTGTTTGTGTACTTTCCTCCTTAAACCTTGCAAATTATGAAGACTGGAAAAACTGGAGGGGTAAATCAGGTTTAAGTGTCCCCCAACTCAGCACTTATTTCTTGGATGCTGTAGTTTCAGATTTTATCAACAAGGCTTCCCGAATCCCTAGCATGGGTAGGGCGGTAAGGTTTGCTAAAAAGTCTAGGGCACTTGGCTTAGGAACTATGGGATTGCACCTTCTTTATCAAAAGAAAGGCTTACCATTCAAATCTGAAGAGGCCCGAAAGTTAAACATTGAAGTTCATAAGTTCATCAAAGAAGAAGCTGTAAGGGCCAGTAAGCAATTAGCTAAGGAATATGGATCCCCTGAATGGTGTTTAGGGACAGGAATGAGACATACCCACCTCCTAGCTATTGCCCCTACTCGAACCAACTCTGTAATCAGTGGTGCTTTTTCCCAAGGAATTGAACCTGTTGATGCAAATTACTTTGTAGCTAAACAAGCAAAAGGCACCTTTATTCGTAAAAATCCTATTTTAGAGCAGCTTTTATGTTCAAAGGGTGTAGATAATTCTGTTTGGGATAGCATTTTAGAAGCAAGGGGTTCAGTTCAGCACTTAACTTGCTTAACCCCTGAAGAAAAAGAAGTCTTCAAAACCGCTAGAGAAATTGATCAGTTTGAATTAGTCAAACAAGCAGCAGATCGCACACCTTACATTTGTCAAGCACAAAGTTTGAATCTTTTTGTTGAACCTACTATTTCAGCAGAAGAATTAGCAAGACTTCACCTTGCAGCTTGGAAAAATGGTGTTAAATCTTTGTATTACTTGCGATCTACTTCCTTAGTAGTTAACCAGAGCAGGGAAGACAATAAACTAATTACTAAAAAGGATTGTCCTTGGTGTACTAAACTCAAGGAGCAGTTGAAACTAGATGGCATTAGTTTTATTGAAGTAGACAGGGAAGATGTTAAAGATTTCTCCTATAAAACAGTTCCTCAGCTTTGGATCAAAGGAGTTCATGTGGGGGGTTATACTGAATACATGGAATCCTATCATTCTGAAAACCCTACTAATTATGATGAATGTGAAGCTTGTTCAGGGTAGTTAGTAAAGTTTTTGATTTTCTTTATAATAGTTTACAGGGGTATTATTAAATAAGTATTAATACCCCCTATAAGCTTTAAGTTAAAAACTTATAAGAAAAAAAAAGAAGATCAAATGGCTAATAAATTAGGTAGCAAAAGCAGAAAACGTAAATACCCGCCTTTAACAAAAGAGCAACAAAAGTTAGTAGAAGACCACCTTTGGATAGCAGGTAAGTTAACCTATAGTGCTTCTCTGCATACAAGAGGTTTTACAGGTTGTTTTACTAAAGATGATTTGGAGTCTATAGCCCGCTTCGCCCTATGTGTTGCTGCTACCAGATATGACCCTGACTTAGGTTGGAAATTTTCAACCTATGCTTGGAATACAGCTAGGGGTTATATTCAACACGCATTAAGGGATTATTCAAGAATAGTGAGGGTTCCTAGGTGGGTAATGCTTTCAAGGGATGGAGTTAGAAGCATGATAGCTAAAGGAATACCTTATATTGAGATTTCAAAAGAATTAAATCTTACTCAAGAACAAATATTTCTATGTGAACAATCTTGGAAAGAAATTCATAAATCCTATGATCACTATTCTGAAGATTCTAGGCAACTTGAATTTACTTATGAAATCGACTACTTAAAAGATCTACTAGGAAAAGAACTGCTGTTTGAACTTGGGAACTTATCTGATTCAGAAATTTCTTTCCTATTGAGTTATTTTGACAACAAATTAATCAGTCTAGAAGATACTCAAAAAGCAGAAAAAATGATTGAGAGTTTAAGAAATAAGGTAAAATCAGGAAAATTCCCAGTAGTGGTAAAACCATATAGCAACAAATAGTTATTGTGAAAAATGGCAACAATAAGAATTTCTCAATTAACTGCTGTTAGTCAAGCTACCGATGATGATGTTTTTATCATCAATGATGCAGATACTAATACCAGAAAGATTACTTTTGCAAATTTAACCCAAGGTTTGCTAAACACTTCTGCAACTTCCCAAACTAAAAATGGCCCCCTATCCATTAGTGGCTTGTTAAGTTCTACAGGTTTGGCTGTTAAAAATAATGTATTGTTTGTTGATAGTCAAAATAACAGGGTTGGTATTAAAACCAACACCCCTAATGCAGATCTAGACGTAAATGGTGTTCTATACATCCAAAGTGCCAACCCCATTCAGTTTGGAGATTCTGACAATTCAAATTTCATCGGACTTAGGGCACCTTCCGTAGTCAATTCAAACTTTACCTTTACCCTCCCTCCTGCACCACCTGCTTCAACTGAATTAGTCACATCTAGTTCAGCAGGAGTTTTTGGATTTACTACGGGTATTGTAACAGGAAATAGCTCTTTGAGTTTGAACCTTATAGAGCTAATTAATCAAGGGGTAGCAAGGTTTTATGAATCTGCTTCAAGTGGGACAAATCATATTTCCTTTACTGCACCAAATTCCCTTGCAAATTCTAATTCTTATACTCTTCCGACAGATTTACCCCCTAGCTCTGGATTTATCTTAGCTTCCTCTACAACTGGACAATTAAGTTGGGTCAGTAGCTCAACTGGTGCTATTGGTGCTAATAACCAGGTTCAATTTGCAACTGATGGTTTGTTAAATAGCAGCACTAATTTGACCTTTGTCCCTAATACCAATACCTTAACTACAGTTAACGGTTCCTTTAGTGGCAGTCTGGGAGTTCAAGGAAATGTCCAACTAGGTCAAAGTTCAGCCCAAACAATTAGTGTAAATGGAGTATTCAATACCCATTTGCTTCCTGAACCTAATACCTATGATCTAGGTTCAACTTTTAGATTTTGGAGACATACCTATACCCAAAACCTTACTGTTAGTGCTTCTTTTGTCCCCAACAATTCTAACTTAGTCAACCTTGGATCAACTTCAAGTCGCTGGCAGATTGCTTACCTAAACAACCTAAGCCTTCAAGGGGTATCTCAAAAAGGTATCAATTCTATTTCTGTAGCAGGAAGTGGAACTTCATCTACTATTTTAGGAACAGGCAAGGCATACAAAGTTCTAATTAATTCAACAGATTCTACTACAGGAGATGTTGAACTGTTTGAGCAACTTGTAGTTTGTGATAATAGTGGAAATATTTCTGAAGTAACAGGGTCTAACGTTCAATCTCCCACGCCAGGTAATTTCTTAATTACAGCTTCTTCTCAACTGGTAGGGAGTGACATTGTGATGACTTTTTCCAATGCTTCTACCAATACTGTAAGCGTCAAACTGTTTGTTGTTGAGTTATAAGTAAAATGAAACAAAAAAGATATTTTGTTGAAGGTGTAGTTACTAAAAGTACCTTTGAAACAGAGGGTGTTAATACAATTCCCAGTGCAGAATTTACTGACAACATTAGGGTAGGTTCTGTTGAAATTAAATCAGTTCAACCCTTAGACCTAACTACTCCTATTTCTAATGAAGAGATTTACTCTTTTCCAGCAGGACTTTACAACTTAGCTGAATTTACTGTTACGCTTGTAGATAGTGAAAATTCCTATGTGCTAGGCAGAAGTTTTTCTGTAGCCCATAATGGCACTACTACCGATATTTCTAATGCATATGCAGAAGTAGACCTTTGGGGAACTGTAAAGCCAACTTTTTCAGCTTCTATTTCAGGAGGAAATGTTAAGCTTTATCTAACTACTACCTCTGATTCAGTTAATGTTTCCTTAAGTGTTAAACTTCATAGTTCTGAAGTAAGCCATTTTATCAACATTACCTCCCAACCAACTTCCCAAACTGTAGTTGAAGGTGACATTCCTGCTGTTTTTTCAGTAATAGCTTCTACTAATGACGGTGGAACTTTAAGCTATCAGTGGCAAGAAGATATTGGGACAGGCTTTACAGATCTGACTGACAATTCTACCTATTTTGGAAGTTTGACCAGTTCTCTAACCATTACCACAGCAGATACTTCCTTAACAAGTTATAACTATAGGTGTAGAATTTCTAGTTCTGAATCTGCTCCGGATGAATTTACCAACACTGTTATCCTAACTGTTTCTGCTGCTGAAGTAACCATTACCTTGAACCCCACTAATGAAACCGTAAATAGTGGTGATCCTGTTACTTTCACGGTTGAAGCTGAAACTAATGAAACTTCTTCTACTTTAGTTTATGAATGGCAAGAGAATGATGGATCTGGGTTTACAACCTTAGTAGAAGATACTATCTATACTGGAACTAATACTGATACACTCCTAATCACTAATAGTACAGGTTTAGATAGTTACCTTTACCGTTGTAAGGTTACAACAACTTCTGCAACTTCTCCTGAAGCAACTTCAACTTCTGCAACTTTGACTGTAGTAACAGTATAGCTGTAGAATTTGTAATAATTTGCTATAATAGCTTGTTGTCTTATTTTGGGTAATTTAACTATGGAAGCCAAACAACAGCTAATCGAGCTAATTGAAGCTTATGCAACTGCACGGGCTACTAACAATGAAATTCTTGTAAAAATGTCTGCAACAACTCTGCAAGATTTCTTAAACCGATATGATCTAGTTGTACCAGAACTTTCTGAAATCAAAAAAGAAGATTAATCATAATGGAAGAAGAACAGTTTATTGAAAATTTGGATTTTGCAAGTCCAGAAACTTTTGTCCAGGAGGTAACTTTTTCACCTGAACCTGAACCTGAACCTAAACCTATAAAGGCAAAAAAGTTGCCAAAGGTCGAAGAAGTTGTACAATCTGTAGCAGAAGATCCAATTAATCTAGAAAAAATTGAACAACAGGGTTACGGTTACAAACGTTTTAAGCAAAAAATGGGGAGATAATAAGAACAAATGGAAATGTTGAACAATCTAGTTAAGGCTAAGTACAATCTAGAGAACACCCTTCACTTGGCCCATTGGGTTGCAAGAGGTGAAAAGTTCTATCCTTACCACCTAATGTTTGCAGATCTGCTAGGGATTATTAGTGAAGGTACTGATGACCTAGTAGAACTAGGTATGGCCCTAGGATACCAGCCAAACTTTGACTCCTTTGGGGGAGTTTCTATGGAACTTGAAGACTATTCCTGTAGCTACCTTACCGAACTGTCTGCCAATATGCTAACTAGCTACATGGCTAAGCTGTTTGAAGTTCGTAATGCCATTGCTGGAAATGAAATGGCTGTAGGACTTCTTGCCCACATTGAAAACCTTGCAACTAAAGCTAATAAGGCTCTGTATATTGTTTCAGCAACTATGCGGGAAAATTAATAAGGTTTATAAGTAAATAATTATTTCTAAAAGAAGTTCTAGAAGAACTTCTTTTTTTTTTGCTTGACTTATTTGAAGTCATAGGTTAGAATAGTTTTGAAGTTGATTTAGTAGTAATAGGTCATTGCAACAAAACAAGGAACAAGCCTTAGTAGTTGACAAATGCTTTTCCCTATGTTATAATGTTTTTCTTTAGGAATACACAAAAATGTTAGGCTTATTATTAGGCTTATGTTTGAACCATCAACCCAATGTATTAAATTATACTGCTAATATGCCTACTTGTAGTAATGGGCAAGTAGTTTTGTGCATTGTCAACCCTGATGGTACAAAAAGGTGCAGATGTAGATCTGTATATACTATTTGATTACTTTTATTAACTGTCTAGTATGTTGAACTTAAGTTGGACTTTTGCTAATCTATGCCAGATCTACGAAAGAATAAAAAGAAGAGGTGGTGAAATTTACCCTTCCGAGAACGAAGATTTAGGGAGAATGTACTCATCTTTTGAACTAAACCCAGAAAACTTTACAGAGGAAGATAGGGAAATTTTTGAAAAAATCTTCCAAATCATGTTAGAAAAAGGAGAATAGTATGTTTGTTTCTGTTAGAAACATTGACACTGGTTTAGAATGCTACATTGGCAAAACCATGTTTCGTATACTGTCAAGAATGAAGCTCTTGACAACTTTTCAATCTATATGGTAAACTCAGAATCTCCAATAACCCTGAATTCTTACGATAATGGAAAGGTAGTAAACTAATGTTAATCTCCTTATTGTCTTGTTTGTTCCTGTCTACGGGTACACCTGAAGTTATGACTTCAGAGTTGATTTGCGAAGAGGGAGAAGTTGTTTTCTGTTACACTAACCCACAAGGGCAAAGCTGGTGTACCTGTAAAAAGCTTTACACCACTTAGTTTTAACTAAAGAGTTTAGAATAAAAAAAAAGAGGGGTAAACTTCCTTTTTTTTTAAGCGGAAAAGCGGGTGAAAAAACTTATAAACCATATTACCTTTGGTTATAAGCACCCGCTTTTCCGCTTTTATGCTTAGGTTTTATCTTTGTATTCAAAAGTACATCCTATAAAAGAACCACCTTCAGACGATGTAAAATAAGTTCTTTCAAATTGCAACACTCCCTAGTATAACTAATGCTTGACATATCCCCTATGTTATAGTATAGTAGTTGAGTTCCAATATTTTGAAATACTATGCAAACTATACAGTGGTATTAAGAAAGAGCGCAATTCTTATATGTCGGGTATTTGGGTTCTGTTAAAGTTGCAGAAATTAAGAAAAACTTGTTTTCTCCTAGTTATCGCCTAAAATTTTTTTTAACTAAAGATGTAACTCCTTTTGAAGAAACGTATAGTTCTTTGAAAGAGTGTTGGCAAACTTCCGAATAACTTTTGAACAAATGGTTAAATAGCTCTTGTCTCCCTATTAATGGTTTAGCCGATTCAAAAGGAATTATGTAGCCAATGAAAAGATAATACCAATTGTTGCGTTTTTATTTAGAAGGTGAAAACCAGGTTCTTGTTTTCCCTAGCTCTACCGTTTACCCTTAAAAACAAAGAAATTATTATCTAACTTCAACAAAGAGGAGTTGTAACAACCACGATTTACGAGATGGTTAGTCTAGTTGTTGAATTTAAGTACAATAGTCTTCAGAAATCTTTAGAAAACCCTGATCATTGAAATTGGCGCAATCAGATACACATTGAATTGGTTATTCCTGCTGAATATAATCTAAACATTGTAAAACTATTTACGGAGTGTAGATTATTTTTCTACGTGAAGCAAGATGAATAGAACAAGATTCGTAGGCTAAGTTCAAATTAGAGATTGACAACTCTAACCGAGTAGCCTATACTAAGAAAGTAATTAATTACTTTCTTTCTTTTTTTTTATGAAAGTTGAAGTTAGAGCTAATAAAGAAAAGCAAGTTGTTGAAATAGTAAATCAAGAAGGAAATGTTGTATTGGTGCTAGACCGAGAAGCTTGTATGTTTTTGCCAGCTTTGGTTAGAGTTAAGGCTATGGAAGTTTGGAATCCCTCTTTTAGAAGAAACTTTTGAATGAACAAAGATAGACCTAAACTCAAATACTACATTGATGATAAATATACCATTGACTTCATACTTAAGCGTAAAGGCATTAATGGTGTAATAGAAGAATACGATGCTGAAGTAGTTCCTTTTCCTCTATCAGATTCTTATAAGAAAGAAGGCAACTTTTACATAGGCAGCAAGTTCTACTATGTGATGACTGATGGTACTACCTTATTACTACCACATAATTATCTTCCTACTTTTGATAACGATTACCATTGGTTCAGCGAAAAAGAATTCAGGGCCATTGCAGACAGTATTAATTTCTTTGGTTATAAGTCCATTCCTCCTTTTCTCCTGAAGAGGTATCTATGGCAAAGTATTACTAAGGAGTTGATAGAAATTAGAAGAAGTAGAATAAAGAATGATCCTAAAGGTTCCTAAGAAGCAGAAGCTAATAGGAGCTTAGAGGTTCATTCTTTAATTCCTTTGAATAGGTTGACTTTTCTGTAGACTTTTGATATACTGTAGAAAGTTAGCAAAGGGATATAGAAATGGATGCAATTTACTTTGACAAAAATAATTTAGAAGGAAAAGCCTTAGGGAGCTTCAAAGCCCAGATAGATTCCTTAACCTTGTATGTAGAAGGATCAACTGTTTGTTTCTACCATGCACAGGATTGTTGTGAGGATGTTTTTATTTTTAACTTAGAAGAATTTTGCAAGGAGCTAGAACCCATTATTGGTTCCAAGATCTCTTCCTTCTCTTGTGAAAGAGAAATAAAGGATTACCGTAAAAAAACTTAAGGGAACAACCTTTGCAAACATTAGCAATGAGGTGACAGAAACCGTGTTAACCTTATCTTTTGGAGAAAAGGAGAATAAGAAAAACGTCAGAGCTATTTGGGTAGGAATTTCAGCCGGATATTATGACACAAATGTTCAAGTTTCGCTTTATTAATTAACCTAGGAGAAGATAGAAATCTTTTCTATCTTCTTTTTTTTATTGACTTTTTCTTTTGAGTTTGCTAAAATAGAACAGTAGTTACCAAGGCAAACAATATGTATATTGTTGTTGGCTTACCTGGATCAGGAAAAACTACTTGGGCTAGAGAGTTTTGTAGGAAAAATAACCTAGACCTGATTGATGATCCTAAAGGACTAATCACCGATCTAGTTGAACAGCACTATCAAGAGGTTTTGATTTCAGATCCTAACCTTTGCCTCTACAGAAATTTTCAAGCAGCTAAAATATTATTTCCTAAAGCTAAATGGGTTTTCTTTGAACCCAATAGTGAAATTTGTTGGAAAAATGTAGAAAGTCGAAAGTCTAAAGAACCCTGGAAAAAGATTTCTAAAGGTTTCTTTGACAGGTTAAGCCAAGCCTATTCAGATAACTACAATAAAATGTCAGATGGAGTTGAAGTTGTACAAATTCTAAAGTGTTATAACAGTCTTGAAACAATTGAGCCGTAAAACAATGACCCCTAGTGAATTTAGAAAAACAGAAAAGTTTACTCAACTTTCAAAAGAAGTTCAAGATTTGAGTTCTAAACTTGACAGGATTATGGAAGAAGTTAGTGAAATAGTAGACAAAGACTATTTTCCATACATTACTAAAACTGGGAAAATTGGTTTCTATCCTAAGTCAGTGGGGGATAAAAGAAATGAGCAAACTAAATGATTTTGATTGTTGGGTTTCAGAAGTTATCCCTAAAAACTATACTGCTTATGTCAACAAACTAAGGTTTACAGATGATAGGTTGCCTGGTTATCTAAAACAAACTGAAGAAAAGGGTTTTGACAATACTGAACTTTAGAGTTTAGATTTTCAAATAATTTGCTTCCTGCTACCTAGGTTAAAACTCCTAAAAAACTATGCAAATAATGACTTGAAAGCAGATATTGAAGTCATTATTGAAGGTCTAGAGTTGTATACCTGTAATTGGGTACAATGAAAAGGTAGAAACTGCCCTAGACCCCCTTAGGGAAAATTTTCACATACTTTGGACTTAATCCTAGTTGTTCCCTACAGAGCCATAGTCAAAACTTATCAGACCTAGACTCCTAATGAGAGTCCTCAATCTTAAGCCTATTGACTTTATCTTGCTAAACTGCTACTATAGGTATAGTTAAGTCAGAGGGTAAACAAATGGAACTTTTTAAGGTTGGTGGTTGTGTTCGAGATGAGTTACTAGGTCTGATTCCTAATGATACGGATTTTGTAGTTGAAGCTTCTAGCTTCCATGCCCTTCGTCAATTCGTCCATGAACGGGGTTCCCTTGGGGTTCAAAATCCTAAGAAAACTAAGAAACATGAACAAACTCCCTTCGGGTTTGTTGAGTTTCCTGAAACCCTAACTCTAAAGGCAAAAGATCCTGTAACGGGTGAAATTTGCGACTTTGCTTGTGCCAGGGTAGAGTTTGACTACAAAGAAGGGCGAATCCCTGAAAGGGTAGAAATTGGCAATCTGCTTGAAGATCTGGCACGGAGGGATTTTACCTTCAATGCCATCGCCAAAGGTGAAGATGGCCGACTGATTGACCCATTTCACGGTAAAGAAGATCTTGAAAACAAGATCATCCGAACTGTCGGTAATGCAGTAGATCGGTTTTCTGAAAACCCAATTCGCCTGATTCGGGCTTTGATCTTCTTCTGTCGATTCAAAAGGTTTACCTTTGATGCCCAAATCATCAACGCCTTTGTAGATAAAGATCTTCTTCATCTTCTATCTAAAGAAAGCGATGATAGGAAACTCAAGGCTCTGAACAAAATCCTGGTAAACAAAGATCAAAATCTTGACCTACTAAGGGTATTTGTTCAATTCCCTGAACTCCATGAAGCTATCTTTAGCAACATTGGTATTCAGGCAACCCGTAAGCAAGGTTTTGTCTAGTCATGGCTTAAGGAAGTAGAGAAATTCTACTTCCTTTTTTTATTGACCTTGTTACTAATGTTTGATATAATATAGAAAGAATGGAGGAAAATAAATGAAAATTTTTAAGGTTGTTGTCGAATGTTGTGCAGATTGTCCAGCATTCAGAAGTGAAGATGGGTTTTGCTATTTTTCTAGTCAATTTGTAGATTCTGACTTGGATGTTCTAGATAAAGTTGCTGACTTTTATGAATTAGAAGCTTCATTAAGACCATGAATCTATCCTGCTACTCCTTCAGGTACACTTTGCCTGAAGGAAATTTGAAAATTTCTCAATCTTACAAATAAATTAGTTCTAAGTTTTTATAAGGATTTAATCAAATGTTAGTGAAAGTTTCTGATGTAGAATCTAGTTTAGAATACTATGTAAACAAGTCAATGGTTACTCACACAGTTAAACTAGGTGAAGACAAGTTTAGTATACATATATTAGAACTAGATTCACCTATTATAGTTTCTAATTTAGACCATAAAAAGATTACAGGATAAAATTGCTACACTCCTATTCTAATATTTTACCAAAACCCCTTCCCTAACTCCCATTGTTTCAAAATCCCTATCAGGAAAAAATTTGTAGTCAGGATAAAGATCGAGATTTATTTTGCTATTGGGCCAAACAGGTATAACTTCTGTAGCAGGTGTCTCAGGGTTTTTCCAGAAGTCAGGATTAGCCCTTAAATGAATTTCTATTATTTTGTTTCCAATTAGCTCAATATTTATCCAATCATATCTTCTACTAGCAGGGACAAGGAAATTAGGCAGTTGATAATTGTAATCTACCTTAGTCCACTTTTGCCATTTTACTAGATCTTCTTTACAATTCTTAATACCTTCTACAGCTAGAACTAAATTTCCCAGGTGAAAGTCTAGAGAAAGATGCCTACCTTCAAAAACTTCACACCAGAAATGCCCTGGCAATAGATGATCTGTTGATTTATCAATATGGGTAATTTGTGAAGAAATCCCCATTCCCAAAGCATTTATTGTAGGTCTAACAATATAGGTATCAGGGATAGGTACATCAGTACCAGTAGGCCCACATCTGTATCCCAGGTAACGAGATAAGATTAACTTATCTAATAGCCAGATGTCTTCAGGATTTACTATATCCCAAACATCTTCCTCATTAATTAAAAAATTAGTTGACATTATCTTAAGGGTGTTGTAGAATAGGGTTATTGAATTACAGGATAAACCAAATGGCCGTAGTGAAGTTTTTAGATACAAAAGATCTTGAGCAATACAAGGGTGCTATCAAAAAGGGACTTATCTCTAAAAATGGCAGAATCCTAAAACCTTTTTGGGAAGTTTGCTACAGGGTAGGTTACAACTTCCATGTAGAATGTTTTACCAAGGAAGAAGAGGCTGTCGGGTTTGCAAAATCTCTAGATGAATATATTTTTGTTTCCTTTAGGCGTGTTGTCCCTGTGCCTTACAAAGGTAATTATGCACATAAGGAGTTTTAACTTTGAAAGTTTTGTTAGTTAGCTATCATGGCAAAGAAATGAAAAAAATTCTTTCCTTCTTTGTCCATAAGCAGGGATAACATTGTTGAAGTTTCAAGTTTAGGTGAATTAATAAAAATTTGCCCTGGTCAACGAGTCTTGGTTAAAATGCCAAATAAGCAGTTGTCAGGGTTGGAAGATTATGAGTTTGTACTGTTTTTACGGAATATGGGTCACTCGGACAACGGTGAAAATTAGATAATTTGCAGTGTCATGCTAGATAAAGAATATTTTAATGAGGTTAAAAACTTTAACACTTATGAAGATTATTTGGTTGATCCGGTGATCCTTTTACAGAAGGGGGCTACAGGAAGTATGTTTTGCAGGAAGACCCAAATCCTTGAAACAATCTTTACCCACTTAGTATAATTCTCGTCAACTAATGATCTTGATACAGTTATTGATTATGTCAAAAGCAAAACTGATCAAGAAGTTTATGTGTCTTGGTTAACTCCTGGTCTCCTTGTTGCCCACTTTTAGCAACTATAATAAAACCAAAAAGAATTGACAAGTTGAACCAAGTTTGTTAGAATAGATTCAGTTAACTAAGGAAAAGGAAAAACAAATGCTGAAATGGACAACTAATGATCCTATTAAGGATGCCCTTAATTTACCTAAAGGGAAGATGGCTATTTGGATAGGAGTTTGGGTTGAATACGATATTTGCCCTGAAGATGTAAAGGAAGCTGCTGAAGCTTTTCAAAAGAGCAATATCCCTATTGAAGTAAACACTCAAGCAGGGTTGATTGTAGGGGCTTATAACCAAAAACTTTGTTTTCAGGAAACAGCTCCTTTGATGCTAGTTTAACAAACAGAAAAAAAAAGAGTTGACAAGTTGAACCAAGTTTGTTAGAATAGATTCAGTTAACTAAGGAAAAGGAAAGAGCAACATGAACTTTGCAACTCAAGATACCCTGAACTGGGATGTAGAACAGACCCCCGTATACATTCAAGATAAGGACGGAAATTTCGTCCAAATTCAGGGGCAAAAAGCTCTTGTACGGGATGATAACCAGAACATCCTAGCAGTAATGTCTGACAATTATGAGGTTGTTGAAAATAAGTTCTTCAAACAACTCCTAAACCCTTTAGTCAGTGAAGGGTTGGTTACTGTTGAAAATATTGGATTCTTGCAAGGAGGTAAGAAGGTCTTCCTCCAAGCCCTAATGGCCCAAGAGTATCGTGTAGCAGGGCAAACCCACCGAGGTTTCCTTACCCTATTAAACTCTCACAACGGCACTTCTCACCTTGCAGCAGGAGTGACTTCGGTACGGGTGATTTGCAGCAACACTTTTGCTATGGCATATAGCAATATGAGTACCAAGCTTCGACATAAGCTTGGAGTAAAGGAAGAAGCCCTTGGTATTTCTGAAACTCTAGAATATGTCAACATTCGTATGCAGGAGTACACAGAAGATGCTGAAATTCTTGCCCTGACTCCTGCATCTGATAAGCAAGTTCAAGAAATCTTCCTTTCCGCTTACGGCAAAGATAGCAGTGACAAAAAACCCCGCAACTGGGATAAGCTCTGGTCACTGTATCAGCAAGGAGCAGGTAATGAAGGGAAAACCCTTTGGGATGCTGTTAACTCCATCACAGAGTTTAACAGTCATCATGCTCGTAAAACCTCCAAAGGAAATTTTGAATATGTTAACTTTGGAACTGGAGCAAACATTTCCCGCCGAGTTATGGCCCATGCACTAGAATTAGTCTAGTCCATAGTTACTAACAGTAAAAGGATCTTCTAATGAAGATCCTTTTTTTTTGTAAAACTACTTGACCTTTAACAAAAAAATTGTTAAAATTGGCTCATAGTCTAGAGTAAAAAAATGAACCAATCCAAACTAAACTCCCTGTTAGAGTCTTTAAGACAATATACTTGTTTTAATTTAGGAAAGCCTTTGTCTGAGTGCAGTACTGGTTTATGGTACAAGTCAGAATATAAACCCGTTATAGAATCAGGCTATATGACTAGGACTTATGGGCCTCCTTCTCCAAGATGCTCAGGGTGGCTAAAGTTGACTGAAAAAAAAAGGAGTAGAAATTGTTCAGGATTGGTTAGACAAAGGTTATTCCTACAAAGATGTAGAAGATTCTATCAGACTTCATGAAATTTCAGTAGAAACTAAAAGAAATAAAAGTAATGAAAATGAACTTTGACCTTGAACAAAGGGAGTTAAAGAATTTAGCTTTAGGTTTGTGTGTAGACATTTATGAAAACTGTAGTATTTCAGAGATACAAGGAGACAGTTTTCTCAAGGAAGGTTGGAAAATTGGGAAAATTCTTAAACTCTTGCTGGAACAAGAAAATTCTTGACTTTTCCTTTCAACTGTGCTAAACTAATTAAGTAGTCAAATCTTTACGAACATGATTAATTTTCCAGAAGAAAAGTTGAAACAGTTTGCAGTAGCTTCAGTACAAGAAGCTGTTTCAAAAGTTCCATTACCAGAAGGGTATGTCATCAATGAATTCTTTTCAGAAGTTTATGTAGCCTTGAAGGCTTGGTTAAGATTTAGCCTAAGCCATAATTTCCCTATGCCTACAGAAGAAATTGGCAAAGATCACAATATGATCCCGCTTCTAGTAGAAAGCCTAAATGTATCATCAAAAAACATTGAACAAATTGTTAAAGGCTCCCTATTGAGAGCAGAAGCACAAAGTTGGCTAACTTACCTTATTACAGACCTACAGAGCAGACTACATAATGATTGAGCAAATAAACCAAGCCATAGAAACTAGGAAATCCGATGGTTGTGTAAAAACTGAATTTTTTCAGTTTGAGGGGGATGGTAAACAAGTAAAGCAGCTAAAATTACTATTCCCTATTTACAAAGATGGTAGATTCTTTTATTTTTCTGCTGTAGTAACGGGGGAAATTTTCAAGGGAGAAATAAGTTTTACAAAAAACCTTCTACACTTCAAAACAGAAGAATATACAGAAGGTAAGGCTGTAAACCCTAACTATGTCAATAGGGTTGACTTTCTCCCCCTGCTAAATGAAGTTAAGTTCAGTCCAGAAGAAATAAAGAGGTCTAAAATGTAAGCAAAGGTAAGCTTTGGGGTAGTTCTGTATTGGCAGAAGTAGGAGTTACTACCAGTGACTCAGAAGCTTCTGCCTCATTTCCTTCTTCTTCTGGATTAATATTCCAGTACAAATTATTCCAAGCATCTAGATTAGTAAGACCTATGGCAACTTTTCTTACATCCTCCAGGGTCTTTTCATCCATTAGATTAATATCTCCAATATAAGGTCTAAACCCATTCATACTAATAACAATAGTCCCCGTAGCATCTTGGGAATAGCTAACATTATCAACTATCCAATCCTCAATAAAAATCTTCTCACCCTCTTCTGTAGGACTTTTTAATGAGGGAATAGCTAAAATGTCTCTGGGTTTGATCCCTACCATATAAGGAGTCATGTAACATTCTACACTACATTCAGTAGTAACCCTTCTCGTCCTTTCCACAATAGCTTTGCGTTGGTCAGGGCTAAAAGTTGGCAAGCCTGGGTAAGTATAACCATTGTTTACAGGAATTTGGCTAAAGAAAGGATCATACTGATTGCCTGTTGTAGCTTGGCCTGGATTAGACGGCCCTGTTGTCCCTCCTGTAGTATTTCTAGAGTTAGAGCTATTGGCTTGTACAGGTTCATTAGGTTGTACTACCCTTTGGTTGTCTTGTTCGCTAGGAGTATTGGTTCTTGAAGAAGAAGATTCACCCCTAAACAAGGAAGTTTGAACGAGGTTTAAGGTCTGGGTTCTATTAAAAGTGGAAAAAGAACCTGGCCCCAAGATAAAGACTCTTCTTTGCCCTACTACTGCCCTAGCTTGCCTTAGGTTTAACTCTAATTGTTCATTTTCTTCTTCAGTTTGTAGAGTAAAAGGGTAATGCAACAATATTGAACCATCTATGACTGCATCACTAATAGAAACCAACCCTCCATTTGCATTTACTACATCATTAAGGATAGTGTGGGGAGTACGAGAAAAATCATTTCTTTTAATTTTCATTCCTTTAGCATCTTCAGCAAATTTCCCCTTAAATTCAAACTTAATATCCCTACAACCTTCTCCACATTTTGATTTAAGAAAATCAGGAAATTTGTCTAAAGTAACTTCACTTCCCATAGTATAGGAAATTCTGTTATCTGTCCATGGGCCTTTTGGCAAACCTACAGCAACAACTTTAACAGAAGGCTCATCGCCTGTTGACAACCTTAGACCCACAAATTGATAAAAAGTTTCAAAAAAAGTTCCTAATTCATACCCTACCCTGACTTTAATAGCTTTATCTGCAAATTCTGTTTTCAGCTTAACAATAGCATCAACAGCATAGGAATGGGGAGCAACTTCAAATTCTAGTTTTCCAGCCGCATGATCCATACCTAGTTCTATCCTGGGGTTAGCGGCAATAGGTTGAATTGGAAAACCTTCAGTTTCAAAAGCAGTAAGGTTGACATCATGCCATTGAATTTGAATGAAAGGTTGAATTAAGCGGCCTACAGAAAAAGACATTTTGGCTATTGGTTAGTTATTTACAGTTTGTTACTTGATTTTACCTTACCACTATGGTGCAATGACTGAAGAGTTATAGAAAAGGTCAACATGATTCCGAAGGTACACCCTCAGTACGAATTTCCTAAAAGTGTAGATCTTGTAAGATTTGTAGACTTTGAAACTTCCCAACTATTTGAAGGTTATGTCTATAGATATTCTAAGGATGAACTTGAATATTGTTCAAGGCTACTAGAAAGATCAGAAATTTTTAATCTGATTCACGAAACCATGCAGAGAGATTGGCAAGACACAAAGGAATAGAATGGGTTTTCTACTCCTTTTTCTGCTTAAGCTAAAGATTTAATCCTAAGTGATTTTTCACAAAACTTTAACCATAAACACCAGAATAATTAGCTGATTCAATAGCATTCATGATGTGTGAAGCAATTTCTTCTGCTAGTTCCTTTCCTGACTTATTAGCACCGTTGACATTAATAGTGATCCCGGATACTGTTACAGAACCAGAACCTTGCATACCTGCTCTTACTGATGAACTTACCAAATTAGCAGCTTGGTTAGGCTTCATCATAATTTCACTAGAATTCCCTACTACTAGATCAGAACCATAGGGCATATTAGCAAGTTCTCCACCAATAGCCCCCATAACTTCAGGCATTTCCATTCCTGCATAATTAGCCCTAATTACTCCTGCAAAAGGCGTAGGGTTAACAGCACCTCTTCCGCCTGGATGAGCTTCAAAGTGCAAGTGTGGCCCTGTTGATCTGCCTGTATTACCTGATAATCCAAAAGGTACACTAGGGACTACTGAAGCGCCAGGTGGAAGTAAATATCTACTCAGGTGGGCAAAACGGTACATTACTCCGTCTGCCCCCATAACGTCCATAGTCATACCATAACCCTCCATCCATTCAGCCCTTAGGACTTGACCCGGAATGCCTAAGGCTAATTTAGTACCTATTGGCATACCATAGTCATTTCCTCGGTGAATTCTACCATCTCTCCACCCATAGGGAGAAGTCATTGGAAAGTTACCAATCCCTCCCCCAATCGGCCCCATAGCTTCTCCACCAAAACTAAAATTTGATGTAACTGTAGGAGTATTAACAACTTCTACTCTTACTGCATTTACAACTTCTGTTCTAATTCCAGATTGAAGAATAGACCCAACAGCACTTGTCAAAGATGCAATGGCATTTAGTCTATTAGCATTGTCAGTTTTTAACTGAGAAACTTCATTCTTTACTTCATTATTTTTCTGCAAAATATTGTTCAAATATTGCAAAGCATTAGAATTTGTTGATGCAATGTGATTCAAAGGTGCAGTTAATACTGAAATATCCCCATTGCCATTAGCAGCAGCTTTAGTAGGGATGATAAGTTCAGAACTATTGGCAATTACAAGGTTTGAACCAGGTGGCTTATTTGCAAGTTCAGATTCAATAGCCTTAGGGAGAGGCATAAAGTTGTCTGTACCAAAAGATCCCTTATATTGGGGCACTGCTTCTTGGGACTCCATAAGCTTAACAATATTTTCTCTATCTGTACGTAAGAACCTTAGCCTAGCCTGGTCTTCAGGATTAAGACGATTCCTTCTACTTGACAGACTACCAATTTCATTATCTACCCTTTGAAGATCATTTTCAAGTGAACCTGTTTTATGTAGCCCAAACCTACTAGCTAATGGGCCTAAGGCATCAATAATACCGTTTTTTATTGCATTCCCAAATTTTGAAAAAGCTTCTGAAATATAAGTCAAAACATTGTTAGAAAACTCTTGGATTGAATTCCAAACTTCTATTTGTTTTTCTCTGCTAGTAAAAAATTCTTTTAAGAAATTAATTGCTGAACCAATAGCATGGCCAATGCCCATTATTAGTTCTACAATAACCCTTACAAGAAAACCTATGAGCCAGCCAACACTGTACAATATTCCTTGGATTATTAAACTTAATAAGTCAAAAATTGCCTTAGTAATTGTGCCTATGTTCTGACCTGCAAAGGCTCCAATAGCATAACCAATTATGGTTCCAAGAATAGCTCCTAGGGCTACTCCTAAGGGATTAAGTGATGCAGAACCAACAGCCGCTCCTGCCTTCATACCTATAATAGAACCAGCAGCCCCTCCAGCAGAAGCACCAGCCGCTTGCCCCACAGGTTGCCCTTCCTTCAGGCGATTTCCAAAGTCAGAAATGGCAAATAAACCTGCTAAAATGGCACCTGGTTTTAGCAATTTGTCTACTTTGGTCTTTGCAGCACTCGTCTTCAATAGATCGTCCATAGTTTTCTTGATTTCATCAGCAATTTCTGTTGCTGCATCTCGTGTCTGTTGTGCAGTTGCTTTAGGATTTTGTGCCATCCAGTTTGCCATTCTTCTATTACCTACATTAGTTGCTGCTTGTTTTGGATCTGTAGCCGGATTAGCAAGTTCATCAGACAACTCCCTAAACAAAGAATCAGGAGCTAACTTAGAAAAGAAAGTCCCTAACCCAAACATTCCTAGTATTTTAGCTCCTAGACCACTAAACAGTTGCGGTATAACACCAATAAGCATTACAGAAAGGCCAGATAAAATAGCTGGCAGAAGTATGGTAAAGAAACCAAACATTGCACTTTCTACAGGAAAAGTTTTAACAACTTCCATGAAACCCCAAGAAAGAAACTTAATGAAAGCCTTAATCAAATCAACTATAGCCTGTTTTCCACCTTGCTCCACAAAACCTGTAACAAAGCCTTCAGCTAACGCACTTTTGGTTGTTTCTGAAACAAAGGCATTAAATATGTTGAAGAGTTCTACAAAGAATATAGCTAATAGTTCACTAAACAATTTGCCATGTTGCCTAGCTAAGTCAGAACTTAAGTAAGTAGAAATTTGCTCCCTTAGTTTAGTACCTAGTTGATCAGGAGTTACAGAAAAGTCTTCTAACATACTCCCTGTGTCTAAAAACTCTTCATAGGAAATAACCCCTCCCATTGCCAGAGCATTGTTGATAGTTGACATAGTAGCCCTCAATGAAAGGGTTTTCATTAAATTTTCTTTTAAGTTCTCATCAGTTATCTTTTCTAACTCCTCTACAAACCAGTTATTATAGGTTTCAAAAGTTCTTTGGAGGGACATGGTTGATTCTCTCAACTGCATAAGCCTAGTGCCAAGTAGTTGAAAAGGATCAAACAACATAGCCATTGAATCAGTAATTGGAAATAATACTTGACTAATATTGAAGAAAATATCTCTAACGTATTCAAAGACAGATAGGTTTTCTAAAGCTGCATCAGCAACATCTTCAACAGCTTTGCCAGAATCATCAATAGCCCTACCAAAGGCATCATAGGCTACTGCTTGGATGCTTAAAGCCCTTCCTAGCCCTAAAAGACCTACTTCAGGATCAAATAAAGAAGTATTGAGTCTTTCTAAAATACCTGAAAAAGTACGCATATACCTTCTTACAAGTTCAGGAGTAATGACCTCTTCAAAGGCATTCATGATAGCTTCAAGCCTTGCTGCTGTATTTGCCGACTCTTTATTGATTTTTTCAACATTTCTTTGTAGAGTCCCCCTGATCATAGGTTCTCTAAAAATAGCAGCATACCTTTCAAACATCCCTAAAGAAACTTGTTCTTCAGAAATCATCCTTTCTGCTAGAATAGGAAGGCCATATGGCCCTTGTTTAGCCCCTAGCCCCGCCAAAGTAGTTAATTTAGTAAATTCACCAATGATCTCTGTTGCAGCATCCGGCAATAGTTTGTCTTTAGGTTGATTTTCGTCAAAACTTCTTTTATTTTCTTCAGCTAATCTTTTAGCTAATTCAACTGAATTTTTTTCATCTTTAGCAATAGTCATGTAGATCCCGTCGGCAATTTGCTTGGAGATCTGCACATACTCATTAGTAGAACCTGGTAGGCTTCCTGCAAGTTGAGCCAGGTAACGGTTAGTTTCCTTAGTTTGTAATTCTGCTGCCCGGAAAGACTTGAAAATAGGGTTACTTGAAGTATTTGAAATAGAAAAAAGACCTCCAGCAGTTTTCACATCAGACATTTCATCTTCAATTCTTTCCTTAAAGCCTGAAACAAAATAGTTCAAAGGCGTAGAAATCAGACCCATGAACATTTGAAAAGCTGCCATGAGGGCATTAGTAACTGCTTGAGTTATACTTTGTTGAAGGGCAAAACCAAAAGCCTCAGCAGGACTAAAATAGCCCCCAATACCAGCATTCCAGTCGATCCCACCTCCACCACCTCCACCACCTCTACCTCTATTGCTTCTCCCACCCCCTGAAAAATTAAAACCAGGTGGCGACATACCTGTACTGCCTGGAGGGGGATTTCTATTACTCCCTCCCCCACCTCCCCCTGTTGGATTACCAAAGGGATTCCACCCTTGTCTTCTGCCCCCACTTGAACCCATATTGGGAACATTATTAGCACTGTTCATTGAACTAGCAAACTGCCCTGCCCTACTAGCCGCATTGCTAAGTATTCTATTAAGACCCTTAAAATTAGAGGTTAAATTCCTAACCCCTTGAGCAATATTCCTGACAGAATCATTAATATTGTCAAACCTGCCCCCTATCCCTGAAGCTATGTTATTTAACCTTTGAAAACTAGCCCTTATACGGTTAATTGGAGCGCTAACTCTTTCTGTTATTCTAGCGACAATATCTATAATTTGCTGTGTCATTTTTTTAACTATTTAAGGAATACAAGAATTAATTTTACTAAATTATCTACGTTAATTTGTTTGTTATTGGTTGGGTTGAGGAAGGGGAGATGGGGTTACAACATCCCCTCCAACTACTAGATCCGTTGGCCTTGCACTACCAAGGGGAGTAGTAGATTGCTGTGAAACATTTGAACCTGTACCTGCACCTTCTCCATTTCTATTCCCATTTCTATTCCCATTTCCGTTTCTATTTTCCCTACTACTGCTTGGGTTTGTACTTCTTGGAGTTTGTTCTGATTCTTTAGGAATAAGAGCTTGTTCAGCAGTTGCGGATAGTGTACCAGACATTGCTTTAGAAGCTAAATCCCTGCCTGTGTTAACCTGAAATTCTGGAACTTGTTGTAATTCGACATCTACAGTAGCCCTAGTAGCAAAACCTCTTGTGTCCCTCATAACTTCCTTTACATTAACGCTAGTAATGATAAAAGTCCCATAGTTTTTTCCACCTGCAAACAACTTCCAACAATAAGGAGCAACATACCCTACTGTTTTGTTCATTACCATGTTCATGCAAGTTTCTAATGCTAAAATGTTAGCTTCTACGGTCTTCCTATCTGAAAAACCTTCTAGCATGACTTCCCCTAACGTTAATGTCCTTAAACCAGTATTCCCATATACAACGTAGGGAGTATTGGAACCAAAGGTATTTACTGTAGATGCTTTACCTGCTTTTTTCCAGCTTACATCTTTAGGTGAAGTTATAAAATACCAAGATTTGGGAATTAGTTCATCTGTATTATTTGTTTGAATTTCAATAGCATTTTCTGAAAAAGCTTGCCCAAAAGTAGCAGAACCAGATGTGTCAAAGCCAATAGATCTTTCTGAAATTGTTCTAGCCAACTCCCTGTCAGAATTAACTCCTGGAAAAACTTCAGAAATGCTAGTTGACAAAGAACTGTTTGCCCCATTTCCAAAGACAAAATCTTCTACACCTACTTGTGCTGATTCTGTTTGTTCTCTTAAGAAAAAAGATTTTTCACCCAAGTTATAAAAATAAGAGTAAGAATTAGCTGCCGAAAGCCCCAAAGTTCCTAAATTACGTACTGCATCTGGCCCTTCTCCCCTAGTAGTATTAATATCAAGGGAATAAGTAGGAAAAACTTCAATGGTGTTTTGAGCAGTCTGGTCTACAATTTCATTTTCTACTTCATCAAACTGCCCTAAGTACCTTTCTATTTGCAAACCTGTCAAATAACCCACTAAAGGAGAAAACCCCCCTAAGCCCACATTTTGCAAAGTCCTGTTTGTAAATCCTGTAACAGCATCCAAAGCAGCAGCTAGGGCAAGTTGACCTAGGGGAGTAGGGATACTGGTTCCTAAGAAATTGCCACCTCCTGTTTGAGCATCAACTGGAATTTCTACAGGCAATTCACTAATTAATTCAGAAGGGTTAGAAAGTTTTTCAATGGCTTCAGCAGCTTGGGGTACTGTCTGATCAGCCCTTAGCAAAAAGAAAACAATATCTTGACTTTCGGAATAGGGTTGATCTCCTGCTGCTTTGGAACCTGAATATTCCGTATGAAGGGGTTTAGGCTTACTACCATAAATAGGTGTTACAGGAATAGAAGGGGGTTCATAGGGTTCAGGGAGTGGGCCTAGGACAACAGAACCTAGGGCATTTTGCAAAACCCCACCTAGGAAATTGTTACCTATAGTAGGGATTAGGCCACTTACACCCAGACTTATTGCTGTAGCAGAAAAGTCATCTTTGGCAATTTGCTGTAAGGAATTGCCAATTTGTTGAGAAGCCACTGTAGATAGTCTATTGGCACTGGTTGATATAATCTGTTGAAATTGCCTATTAGGTAGGCCAGAAAGAAAATTTGGCATTTTATGACAGAAAAAAAAAGAACTTTAGTATCACTTCTAAAGTTCTTTTTACCTCTTGGTTATTTATTATTTGTTGTTAAGTATAAACTTAACGCTGAAAGTGTTATTTATGCAGAAGCTTCATTTGTATTTCCAGAAATTCTACTATCTGCTGAAGCGGGTCTAGGTTCTGCTGGTACAGGAGCAGGTGCAGGTGGTAGTGTAGTTGACCCTGAACTACTAGAGCCATTACTGCTAGGGGAACTAGATGGAGATCTAGTTGTTCTCCATCCTACAGGTAAACTCTGTTGGTTAGGGTCATTTCTTGCTGCTTCATTAATTTCCTGTGTCCTGTCATTTTCAGGTCTTTGGGAAATAGGTTCACCAGAAATGCAATTCTGACCTTTAGCAATACCATAGATAGAACCATCAGGTCTTTGGCAAAGTTGTGAGTCAGCATCAGATTGGCCCCTATTAGCATTTACTAGGGCATTTTCAATAACTCTTTGGGCAACATCCCTAGTAATACTTCTAAGTCTTTCTCGTCTTGCTGCTTCAGTTGCTTCCCTTTGTTGCCTCAACCTTTCCTCAGCTTCTCTCCTTTCTCTTTCTCTTCTTTCTGCTTCCTCTCTCTCCCTTTGAAGCCTTGCTTCTCTCTGTGCCGCTGTTTCTGTAGGTTGCTGCTGTTGTTGTCTAGGTTGATTACCCCTTCCACCACTTGAAGTAGAACTTCTACCACTTGGAGTAGAACTTCTACCACTTGGAGTAGAACTTCTACCACTTGGAGTAGAACTCCTGCTGCTACCGTTACCAGAAGAAGAAGAAGCAGGTGAAGAAGAGCCAGCAGGGTATACTAAGTTAGTTCTCCTTCCCGGTACAGGACTTGGTACCCTCCTTACACCACTATTGCCAGGAGAATTGGTTCTAAGATTATTAAGGTTTACATTATTCTGTAACCAACGATTTGCTGCCCTTGCCCAATTACCTAAATTATAACTTTCAGAATCTTCACCATTAACTGAATATCTTAAGAGGGCTTTTTCCCTAAACTCTAACAAATTATCTTCTTCAAATTTTCCCAAACTCATTTATTTAACCCCTAATCATGATACTATAAACCTTGAACTTTGCCATTGATGGCTCATTAGCTTAGTACTACATTTTATACTACCTAGGGCAAGTCTTACCCCCTTGTAGCAGCCTGTCCTACTATTTTTCTAAATTGTCTGTTGCCTAGGTGGATTACTACTACTTCTAGAAGATGAAGATGAAGATGAACTAGGTCTACTACTACTTCCTGAACCAGAGGAGGAAGAAGTTCTACTAGGCTGAATTACTCCAGCAGGATTAGGCCCAGTTACGCCTGTTACTGCGGCCTGGGTAGCTATTCTTCCTGCACTAGATTGAATAGGAGTCGGTGCATTGCCTGTGAACCGATTCCAAGAATTTGTTATACCTTGCCTAATCCTCGCCAATATATAGTCATCTGAGTCACCCCCACTATATTTAACTAGTGCCTGTTCCCGAAAGTCAACTAAGTTTTATTCGTCAAATCTACCTAAACCCATTTGTACACCTACCTATAAAAAATTAAACTTATGCCAAACCTGTGAGTATACTACCCTGCCATAGTTCTTACCTACATTCTCGACAGGGAACCAACAATCAGCTTAAAATATTCAGGGTCTTTTTCATATAGGTTAACCATAGCGGTACTGCTATGAAAGTACTGAAGCCCCATTGAAAAAACTTCTGTCGCATTTTTTCCTGTATAAACCTTTCCTACATATGGGCTTATATAGTTGCCAGGTAAAGCTACCTCAGTTCTACTATAAAAAGTAGCGTCCGTTAATTTATTCAGGGACTCCGGCTTACGGGAAGTAGCCCTAGAGTCCCTGAAATCTACCATAGACCTGTATATTTCGGGATTGGAGTACTCAACGAAATGTCCGAACTCGTGCCAAAGAGTTGATGTCTGACTTGTTGAATCTTTGTTACTTGCTGACATAGCAATAAACCCCTTTGGTATCAATGGGGGCTTGAAAGCATAAGCCCTCCCTCCCATAAAAAATGCAGGATCTCCTATAGAACCTATAGAGTCTTCTTTGTTTTTTGTAATAACATACAAGTCTTCTAATGCACGCTTATAAAACTCTTCAGCAAAGTAGTGGTCTTTTCCTGTTTTAATCCTGACTTTTTCTACTTGTTCTCTAGCTTCTTGACGATTTCCCTTAGATAACAAGTTCTCCCTAATAAAATTCATTTGTTCGGCGGCTTTAGCGAAGTCCTTCGGGGGAAGGCGACCATTACTATCTCTATTGAGATTGAGGAGGTCTAATTCAGAAAACTGTTCGCTATACTCTTTCTCTGCTTGCTTTATTACTCCCTCATGGCTATTACCTTCTTTCTTAGTAAGGAGATTTTTAGCTGCCGTTCTTAATCTTGGTATTAGGTTCCTTCTTCTAATGCCCCTAAGCTCTTCAGGAGTAGGGGGTCTGACGTTATTGCCAGAGTTTCTCCCATCATTGGCTCCTCTCTCATCTCTGAGTTCTTCAGGAGTCATGGGTCTTACCCCTGTCCCTTGAGGGGATTGCTGCCTAGGGGCAGAAATTTCTCTTCCAGAAACACAATTTCTATTCCGAGGTATCCCGTAAGTAGACCCGTCTGGTCTTTGGCAGAGTTTACCTGTGTCTACCTGGGGTTGCCCCCTGTCATTATCACTAGAAGAAATTTTGGTTCTATTTCTCCTAGGGTTTGAGTTATTACTCTTTACTTTCTGCCTATTTGCTCTTTGCTTTAACCTATTGGCTAATCTTTGCTTTAACCTATTGGCTAAGTTTCTTCTAAGATTACCAATAATATAGTTCTCAGAATCCTTACTATCGCCAGCGTACCTTAATAGGGCTTCCTCCCTAAACCTGAGTAAACTATCCTCTCTAAATTCTCCAAAGGCCATTGCTGAATACCTTTTTTTACTCGTCTTGTGTATAACCTGTATTAAGAGCTTACCCCCCACCATTACTACAGTGATGACAAAACTCCTACAATTAATTTGAAATATTCAGGATCTTGTTCATACAACCTTCTCATCGACTGTGGATCTGAAAAGTATTGAAAACCCATTGCGAAAACTTCTGTACTATTATAGCCTCCTTCTGGAAGTTCAGGATAGACCTTGCCAACATAAGGATCTATATAGTTTCCAGGTAAAGCTACTTCATCCTCATTGTAAAAGGTGCTATTTGATAAAATATTCATAGACTCAAGCTGGTCGGAAGTAGCCCTTGAATTTCTAAATTCAACCATAGAACTGTATATTTCAGGGTTGGAAAATTCAATATGATGGCCAAATTCATGCCAAAAACCACTATTTTGATTTTCCCAACTAGCACTTCTTCCAGTAGAAATAGTACCTGGAAATTCAAAAGTTTCTCCATTTTCTTCACTAGAATAAGGAGCCCTTGCCCAAGCCCTTTCCTCACCTTCATCAAAAATTTCTGACAAGGTGTTGACCCTATTATTAGCAATCTGATATAGATCTATGAGTTGGTTTCTATAATCTTCTTCTGAAAAAGGATGATCCTCTGGCAAGTCAAACAAAGTATTGTTGGCATTTTCAGTAGCTAGTTTCCTGTTTCCCCTAACTAAAAGATCTTCTCTTATCAGTGAAAATTCCTGGATTAAGATATTGTTGATATTGCTTAATATTTGGTTAAGAGCTTCAATTCTTCTATTCGCTTCTTCTATTACCTCAGAATCATTTGAATTGTTCCTTACTTCTTCGTGGGCAGTAAGGGCAACGAAAATTTCTCCAATAGAATTGAATTCTCCATAAGCTTCCTCAATTCTCTGAAAATTTTCTTGGTAAAGTTCTTGAACCTGTCTAGTAATTTCATCAACACTTGCAGGTTGTTGTCCCCTTTGATTTAACCTTTCTTCTATATTCCTTGTTAAGGCAACTTTTAATTGCTGGAGTTGTACACCACTTTGCCTAACTCTTTCAATAGCTGCTTTTAATAAGTTTTGCTTCTCTTGGTCTACTATTTGTTGTTGTTGTTGTTGTTCTTCCTCTGGCACTGTTTCTTCAACTGGCAAATCTTCTTCGGGCGGCTCAGAAATAGGTTTTCCAGTTACACACTCTCTGTCTTCAGGAATCCCATAAACAGTTCCATCCGGCCTTTGACAAAGTTGACCAGTAGCTTTCTGCCTATATTCTAATAAAGATTCTTGTGTAAATTTCCCTAGCTTCATCTTGTTTAATAGGGTATATGGGCTGCTTTGTAATTTTTACCTTTAACGTTCTTGACATTTCCAAAACCCTATGCTAAAGTAGATTCAGCAACCTGACAGAGAAAACAAAACAATGGATTTTTCTTCTAGCCTAACTCTACTCACTGAAGCTTCTAAAGAATACCACTTTAGTGTTCTTAAGATTTTAGAAGACAGCCTTAAAAAGTTTACTCACAAATATCCTGACGTTGTAGTAGGTTGGACTCAATCTACTGAAAAGGATAAAGAAGAAGGAATTTGGGAGTTTGCAGTTAACGATTTTCAAGTCTTTGTCTCAGAACAAGATTTAGTAGAATTTGATGGCTACACTACTTCCTACTATTCCCTTGAAAATTTTCTAATTGATTATCCACATCTAGGAGAAGATTTTTGGGATGATTGGGTGGCCCTTGAATCTTTTCTGGCAAAAGTTCCCACCCAAAACTTTAAGGACTTGTTTGGCAGTGATTCTAAAATCTTGTTTTCTAATGAAGGCTATCAAATTAAAGGTCTATAGACAAATGGCAAAACCACTGCTTCATGCTGAACATTCTGCTCAAAAACATGGAGGAATAGTTGAAGACTATCTCCCTATCCACAACTTCATTGATTCTTCTAAAGCCCATGTACCAGATATTAGACACAGGGCTTTACTTCATAATTCCTTTGGGATCTACTTGACAGAACAGGTCTTTGGGGTATATATTGTAAATAGTGATGGGAAGAAAGTTTCTGTCAGAGATGTAGCAGAAGAGCATATCAAACAAGATATGGGAAATATACCTACTGTACAAGATTGGTTAAAGTGCATGGGTATCCAAGATTGGATGCTAGGACACAAAAAACCAAAGGCTACTCGTCACTTTGATTTTGATTAAAACTAGGGAAAAATTATGAAAGAAGCTTACGAAGCTACAGTTAAAATGATCAAAGACTCCCGAAATAGCTACATTAGTTTAGCTAAGGAAGCTCTGTTCAATGCCTTAAAAATTTACTTTGAAGACTACCCTGAATTTATTATCTCTTGGACTCAATACACACCTTATTTTAATGATGGCGATCCTTGTACTTTTTCTGTAAATAGTCCTGAACTTTTTCTAAATGAAGGAGATTTCCATTATTCAGATGGGTATAAATCTTGGAATTATTATAAGGGAGATTTCTTAGAAAATCATCCCGATTTAGGAATTAAAGTTTGGGATGCCTGGTGTAGCCTAGCCGATTTCTTGACTGACATTCCTGATGAAATTTATGAAGAAATCTTTAACAACCATGTAAGGGTAATTGCTTCTAAGGATGGTCTTCAAGTAGAAGGTTATGACCACGAATAAAGGATAATAAGAAAAAGGAGTTTCTAGTATAAACTCCTTTTTTTTTGTTTACCTATTAAAAGCCAATAAGAAAAAAAATTTTTTTTTGTTACCTGAATCTTCTAAAGATTGACAAATAACTTGTACCTTGCTAAGATGAGGTTGCAGCTAATCCATTGCAGGTTATGTAATAATGCCTAGTGTAAATGAAGATATTAAGAAAGAATTTCTACGGCACCAAGGAGTTTTAGATGATCTTTTCCAAAAATATATTGAAGAAAATCTCACTATCCCTGTTGGAACCACGTTTATCTATGGAGATGAACTTAGCACTGTTGTAGGTGCTGTAGTTGTCCCTCCTGAAGACTTTTCTGTATTTCTAGATATATGTCCAAAAACAGATATTTGGCTCCTTCTTGATATCCCTAGTTGGCGTATTGAAGGACAACCTGAAGCTAAAGTAACTTTTTCTCTAGGAAGGTTCCTTAGAGCTGTGGAAACAGGATATATTTTAGTTCTTTAGTTGAACCAGTGGAGTAATTCTAATTAAAAACTTTGCAAATTTCATAAAATTTGCTATAATGGTTATGTACTCTTTTGGTACTTGTTTAATGCTAAATGAATTTTCAATTTCCCGTGAAAAAAGTCTAAAGATCTATAAAGATCTTTTAGAATACTTTTCTTCTAAGGAAGCAAAAGAAAACTACAAAGTCCTGGGTAAGTGGTTAGGTTTTCTCACTGTTTATCTTTTGACTTTTTCTTTTCTGCTTTACAACTATGCTGAGCAAAGTATTGAAGTAATCAAGAAAAAGATTAAGGAAAACAAGGAAAAAGAAAACCAAACCCTTGATCAATAAAGATTATAAGGAGAAAGGAAATATCTTTTCTCCTTTTCTTTCTTCTTTTCTATAGTTCAAGTTTTAATAAAATGAATGTTTTAAGTTTGTTTGATGGGATGAGTTGTGGGCAATTAGCTCTTAGGAAAGCTAATATTCCTTATGACAACTATTATGCTTCTGAAATTAACAAATATGCTATAAAAGTTACTCAACATAACTTCCCCAATACAATTCAAGTTGGAGATGTTTGCCTGTTGACTTCAGAAAAACTCCCTAAAATTGATTTGCTAATTGGTGGTTCTCCTTGCCAAGGCTTTTCTTGTGCAGGTAAAGGATTAAATTTTGAAGATCCTAGAAGTAAGCTGTTTTTTTGAATATGTAAGATTGAAAAACCAACTTCAACCTGAATTTTTTCTTTTAGAAAATGTAAAGATGAAGAAAGAGTACCAAGATGTCATTTCTGAATTCCTTGGTGTAGATCCTGTTATGCTAAATAGCAGCTTAGTATCAGCACAACTCAGAACTAGGCTCTACTGGACAAATTTACCAATTCCTGTCATTGAAGACAAAGGAATATTAGTTAAAGATATTATAGAGCAAGTTGATTATGGTCAATTTTATTATTTGCCAGATGAAAAAATCTTCAACTTGAGTTTTTCTGAAAATGGGGTTTACTATGGTGATAAAAGTAAAGGGGGTTATAAGCAAAGAAATGTAGCTTGGTTGCCAAATGGTAAACATGGTTGCTTAACTGTTTCTAATGGTGGCAGAGTCTATGTAAACGGGAAAGTTAGAAAGACTACTAGGGGGGAAATGGAAAGGCTGCAAACAGTTCCAGATGGTTATACCGATATTGTAAGTTATAATCAGGCAATGGGGTTATTAGGAAATGGTTGGACAGTTGACACCATTGCTGAATTTTTCAAGTCTTTGAATTAAATGTTGAAAGGTATTAGCAATGAGTATAAATACCTATTGGTTAATGGTTGTTGAAAGGCATTAGCAATGAGTATAAATACTTATTTACAAAGCTTTCTTTACAGGTTATAATAGGTAGAGTAAACTCAAGAAAAAAAAATGTTTTTCATTTCTGCTATGTTAGGCTTTTCAGTAGTCATGCTGTTTAGCCTTTTAGATTCCTTAATATTGAAACTACTCTTAGCATTTGTTTTCGCCTTTAACATAATATTTACACTGTTTCTCTGGAAAGATTAGTTTAGAATTTCCTTAAAAAGATTGACAAGCAAGAAAACCTGATCTATAATAAGGTCAGGTTGAAAACAAGGGACACTAGCTCAAAAGGATAGAGCAACTTCCTCCTAAGAAGTAGGTTACAGGTTCGAGTCCTGTGTGTCCCGTTAATTTGCCTAAAGCAAATTATTCAATGAAAACTGTAATAAAAAAAAGGGGGGGGGATTGACAAACTTAGAAAAGCAGGTTATAATGAAATCAAGTTAAACACCTGGGACATTAGTTTAGTGGTAAAGCACGGGGCTTTTAACCTCTTGACCAGAGTTCGATTCTCTGATGTCCCATTAAATTGATCAAGGCAATTTATATACCTTAATTAAATAAAAGATCTATGAAAAACTTTTTCAGAAATGTTTGGCTCTATAAAAATGAAATTCTAATGAATTTTTTGATGTTACTTGAAATGGTGAAAAGTTGTAGAACTGGAAGCCTTCATTAGTAGAACAAATTAAAGACTCCCATAGCAAATTCAGTACTGTTGACAAAACTGACTAAAGATGTTAAACTCATATTATCCCGTTGACAAAATAGTTGACAGGGACGAATTAAATGTTATCCTAAGCCCAATTGAACAAATGGAAAAAATTAATTTTTTACCCCCTCCTTTTCCAGAACAAAATTCATTAACTGAAGAATTTATAAATGATTACCTGTGTAAGCTTGAACATTTACCTTCTTTATTTGAAAGGGAAGGCAGATCAGAAGAGTTTATGGAGGGGGTTAATAGTGTAATTGACATTTTATACAATTACGTTCAAGCCTATGTTTATTTCAAAGATTAGTAGTCAAGGTTGACAAATTTAGCCTTTAGTGCTATAATAATAAAGGAAATAATTCAAATTTCCTTTCAACTTGGGTCATTAGCTCAGTGGATAGAGCAACCGCCTTTTGCAAGCTCACCTAAGTAAGTAACAATAAAAATGTAATTTATATGGTGAAAAATGGAGCCTGTTTTATGGAAGACTGAGAAGGTTATAAGTAAAGGTGATTATAATTACGCTTTAGTTAAGAACCATCCAAAAGCTAATAAACATGGGTATGTTCTAGAGCATAGAGTAGTTGTTGAAAATCATCTTGGTAGACTTCTTAATCCTACTGAAGTTGTCCACCATATTAATCACGATAAAAAGGACAACAGAATTGAGAATCTTGAAGTTTTAGACGTTTTAGATCACCTAAAACTACATGGTTTAGAGCAAGGAAGAAAATGGTGTCATCTTAAGTGTCCTAACTGCGGAGTAGAATTCTGCAAGGAAATGAGAAATACACATCTAGTAAAGAAAAGTTCTTTTACTACTTGCTCTCCTGTATGTAGAGGTAAACTATCAAGAAAAATTCAATTAGGTAGAGAAACTGAAACAGTGGAAGCTGCTATATCGGAGAATATCCTTTGCGTCTTTAGGCGATTTAAGGACAACACCGAGGTAACTGTCTTATAACAGGAACCGTAGAGACTAATACGCAGCTCACCTGAAATGGTGAAGATAGAGTCCAGCCTACAACACGAAAGTGGTCATAGTAATATGATGTAGGAAGCTAAGCGGTCGGTCGCTGGTTCGAGTCCAGCATGGCCCGTTAATTTGCCTAAAGCAAATTATTTATTTATTAAACAGATTTAAGGAAAAGGGATGGAGTTAGAGGTTTTTAATGAAGTAATTATTAAGGATTTCAGGCTTTTGAAAGATCCTGATGAACTACTTCTTTTTCAAAAGGAACTAAAAAGGGTCAATGTGCCTTCAAGTTCTATCTTGGAATTAGATGATAAAGGGGTTTTGTTTTCTTTGCCTAGTGGAGATTTGGTAGAATTAAGTAAAGGTTCTTATTTAGAAGATAGTCCTGAGTACTTAGACAAATTGTTATATTATGGTGAACACCCTGAAGAAGGGTATTTATCTAAGGAAATTGAAGTTGAAAAGATTTCAGACTACTTGGATTTGATCAACTTCTTTACTTGGAACCTAGAAATCTATTAAAAACAAAGGAGGAGTTGACTTGATCAACTCCTTTTTGCTATTATGTTGATGTTGATGCTGATTAGGGTTTAACAATGAAGGCTACTGGAGAGGAAATTAAGCAATTTTTTGATGAAGGGTTTATTGAAAACTATAGTGATAGTTATGACGGGTTAGAAATTTATGATGAATTTTCTACTCCCGTGGTCTTTTGTTAGATCTTGAAAAGGAATATGATCTAGAAGAAGAGTTTGGGTAGGTATATCCAGATCAAAATGATGATTCTTCATATTTCCTTTATCCACCTATGCGCTTTTCTGACGCTTTCTTCCTTTGGAGTACAAGAAAGAAGATCAAGTAAGTTTTATTTGAAATCTAAAAAAGTTGTCAAGGAGATCTTCAAAAATGAATAAATACTATGACAGGTTAACGATAGAACAGCAGCAAGTTGTAGAGATCTTTAAGCTCAATGTTGAAGATGAAGTCTTAAATTGCCTAGATTGCCTCTATGAAATTGACAAAATAGGTGATAAAGGCCGCATTCCTTTACCTGCAACAAGCTCATCTGGAAAGCCTGTTTTGCATGGTGCAAATCAAATTATTCATCATTTGCGTAATTATTACTTAAAGCGAATTGCTTTAGTTAGACAGACAGACCGAGAAACCTATGAAAAGTGGGTTCCAGATTTTTATAAAGTAGAAGCTTCTAAGGTAGGAATTTAGAAAAAAAAAATGCACATTAGTAAAGAAGTTTTTGATGAAATCAAAACTTTTGACAGCTATGGGGATTATTTAGCTAAGGCAAATCAAAACCTAAACCCTTATTACTTCATTGGTTCAACTGAATCGAACTATGAGAGCAAGCCAGTTACAGTAGATAGTGGTACACTGAAGGGTATTTTGGCTGATTTGCTATTCTTTTATCATAAAGAAGCAGATGGTGCATATTGTTCAGCTAGTGCCCATTTCGATAGGGCATTGGTGGAGCTTAGTGATTTGACTGGAAATCCTTTTAGAAATGATCCTTTGATTCAAGAAGCTTATCAAGAAATTGATTTGCTAAGGGAAATGGTTAAGTTTAATAAATAGAAAAAAAGAAAAAAAGGATAAGGTCAGACCTCATCCTTTTATGTTTAAGAAGCCTTAAGCTTTTTAACAAGCCCTTTAGTTTGCTTCTTTAGTTGTCGGGCACGGGCAGAAGCAAGTCTACCCTTATTGTTCCGACCTTCTTTCCGGGGAGATTCCCAACGCTTTAGTTGCATTTGTCATTATCCTTATCACTATACCCATAGTTTACACCGTAGGAAGGGAAAGGTCAAATAAACATTGCTTATACCACGCTCTTTAGGAAATAAGGAAAACCAATTGACTTTTCTTCTGAAGAAGTTTACTATATTCCTGTAAGTGATCTTGAAAAATTTTTGAAAAATGGTTAGCCAACAGATCTTCCAACAAGCAATTGAAGTAGCAAAATCTTCTACTTCTAAGAAACAAGTAGGGGCTTTGCTGCTAAACCGTAATAGGGTAGTCATGGCAGCAACTAACCTAGAAAACAAGTCTCACCCTGTACAGGCTAGATTTGCAAACAAAGCAGGGTTGAGGGAAAAAATCTATCTCCATGCTGAAATTGCTGCTTTGATTAAATGCAAAGAACAAGCAGATTCCATTGTTGTAGCTAGGGTAAATTGTTTTAATGATTTGCGTATGGCCAAGCCTTGTCCAATTTGTCAGCTTGCCCTAAAAGAAGCAGGAATAAGCAAAGTTTATTATAGTACAAATCACGGATTTAAGTTTTTCAACCTGAAATAGTTGCATAATTTAGGAGTTTGTGCTATAATAAAATAGATGATTTCTGGGGGGTGTGATGTATGGAGCATCGTGGGTCTTATAAGCCCAAGTGGAGCAGATTACTCCCGTGTTAGGGTTCGATTCCCTACACCCCTATTTGTAAACTCACTTAACAAAAATTGAAAAAGTCGGAAATAAAGAAAAACTATCCGACTCTAACTTTTGTAGAACCTGATTAAGACAAAAAAAAGGGGGGGGAGGTTTGTACCCCCCCCCTTTTTTTCTAGAAAACTTCAACCCCTTCTTGGAAAGTGTCTACAAGATCTTGATCAGTAATGTCCATTCCTGTCTTTTCCATGAAACAACCCACTCATTATAGCAAAATTTTTTGAAAAAGTCTACAACAAATTTAGTTGACAACTTTAGTAGAAGATGCTAAACTAGATGTTGTAAAGGTTAAGGTGAAAAACAAATGAAAAATCAACTTCAGCAAATCTTTGAAGAAATTGCCCAAGTTCGACAAGAAATGTATGAAATGCGTCAGTCATTTCAAAAGAATTACGAAAGTGAACTTCTGGAAAGTTCTAAACAAAAAACTATTACTAAAGCTATTGGCAAGCTAGGAGAAGGTAAGGTTTCGGGAATTAAGGCCAAATATCAGGAAGAACTTGATCAAGCTACTAAAGATATGAAGCAAAAGCTAGAAAATTTGGAACAAGATTTCTTAAGTCTATCCCAAAATTATCAATTTCCAAAAGACAACGGGAATAACTGGGAAGTTTACAAAACTTCATACCTCTATACCTATTCAACTCAAGGTCTAGGTGCCGATTCCTATGCCAGAAATGCCCTGTCTACTTCTGTTGCCCACTGTACTGCTTTAGGTCTAGAAAACAAAATTTCTTATGACCAAGAAGTAAGAGCTTACAGACTTTGGATCAAAGGGGATAAAGTTGATGTAGCTATTGCCCAAAATAAACCTGGACTTTCTTTAGTAGAAACAGTTCAGGTACTTTGGAAATCTGGAGTAAATCCACGGGTAATCTTCCCTTTTTTGCCTTGGGGGTTTGAAGAAAAGCATGGGATTTCTTACACTTGATCTTGTGCAATGATTGTGTTATAATGTTTAGTAGTCTATAATCAGGTCAAAAATGGATAGCCATAATACCTTAGTTTCTCTAATGCTACTGAATGACTTAGAACGGTTAGTCATGAATCTTCCTGAAGAAGAAAAGAAAGAAGCTCTAGAAGCTATTAATCAATTGGAAAGTATTGTTTGTAGTTGTTAATGATGAACAAATATGTGAAACTGATTGTTGAATACTACCTTGATAAATATGAAAAAGGTAGTGGGACTTTGGGATTTACCAGAGAACAAGTAGAAGAAATTAGACTTGAACTTGAAAAGCCTGAGTCTAATATTTCTGAAGCTGTTACAGAATTTCTAAAAACCTTAAAATTTAGCAATTAAATCTATAAAGGAAAAGGAAAAGGAAAGTGGACAGATTACTAAAAGTAGACGTAATTTCTAAATCTTCTAACCCCCAAAAACAAGCCTATGCGGATATGCACCAGTGCTATAGCAGTAGCATGGTAGCAGAAGAGTTTTTTGGAGAAGACTTTTCGGAGCAAATTCCCTGCTTAATTACTTCTAATTCTAGGGAATGGAGAGATCCTATGAACCTGGGAAAGCTTATTGGAGAAAAAGAAGCAGGTGAACGAGTAGTAAAAAATTGCCTTAAGCAAGGGCATTGGGGGGTTATTGAATCACCAACTATTAGTTTTTCAGTAGGGTATTTCCCCCACAGTGTCATGCAACAGGCTAGAACCCACCGAGTAGGGATTCATTTCGGAGTTCAAAGTGGAAGATATACTTCAGAAAATATTCTTAACCTTACCCGAATCTCTGAAGAAGTTCTGAATCTGGAATCAGTAGAAGAAGTTTTTTACTTACGGCCTGTTGGATTTTACACTGATAGGAAAGGTTGCAAGTATGAGTATACTCAAGAAGAACGAGAGAAAGACCTAGAATATTGCTATCAAGCTGCTTTGCGCTATGCTGATAAGATCTACCGGGGCTTTTCTGAAGAACACGCTAGAGGTTTGATTCCTTTTGACATTAGGCAACATTTCACCGTTAGCTTCAACATCAGAAGCTTGTTTCATTTCCTTGATATGCGTAGCCCAAAAGATGCACAACTAGAAATCCGGTGGCTATGCGATCTCATGTGGCCCTATGTAAAAGAGTGGATTCCAGAAATTGCTGATCACTATGAGAAGACAAGATGGGGCAAGAATAAACTAGCCCCTTAATAAATACAAGAAGAAGTAAGATTTTACTTCTTCTTTTTTTGACTTTTTCCAACCTTTATGCTAAACTAATTCTATAGTTGCTAAAGAGAAATTAATCAAATGCCAGCCCGATACCAACCTCAAAAGCCAAATTTGCCTAGCTTGCAGCCATGTTGCAAATGTGGTAACTTACCAAAACGATTAAGGACTATTCTCCGTTACGACAGTATTAGGGACTACCTGTTTTACGCTTGTAGTTGCTATGACGTGCTTGGCGAGGTAGCAGCTACACCCAATGAACATAAGGCTAGGAACAAATGGAATACTTTGCAAAACAATATCAAAAAACTTAGTCAACTGTTTCCTTACCAGGAATTGACCCACGTTTACGAAAGGAAAACAGACTATGTTGTTTGGTTAGACAATAGTTTTAGAAAAGTTATTTCCAAATCTGATCTAGACCTTACCTTTGAAGACTTGTTTAGTTAAAGAGCAATGAAATCAAATACTGAACATTTTGCAGTAGTTATGATAGGGGCACCAGGATCAGGCAAATCTACTTTTGCCCATAACCTGATGAAGCAAAATAATTTCACTTATGTCAACTATGACTCTATCCGAAAACATCTGTGGGGAGATGAAAACATTCAAGGTTCTTGGAAAGAAATTAGTAAGACTGTAGATGTTCTAACCTTTGAAGCTAATCACAACAACAGTAATATTATTGTTGATGGGTGCCATCACAGGGGATTTTACAGAAAAGAAGTTTGTAGTAAGCTGAGGAAAAATGGCTATAGCAAGGTTATAGGTGTCTTTGTCAATAGTTCCTTAGAAAACTGTCTGAAACAAAATTCAAGCAGAAGTAGGCAAGTTCCTGGTAATGTTATTGAAAAAATCTGGAAACAGTTAGAAGAAAATAAGGGAAAACTTTTAACTTTCTTTGATGAACTGATAACTTACAACCCTGAAACCAACGCCACCAGTACTTTTATAAATAGTAATAAGATATGGAAACTAAAGCAAGAATAGCTTCGAGCATAATCATATGTGTAGCCTACCTAACTGTACTTTATTCAAATGATGTAACCCTAGCTTCAAGGCTTTATATAGTAGGCAATGGATTAGCACTCCCTTACATGATTAGAAACAAATGCTGGGATATTGTAGCCCTCCTTGTTTTCTTCATCATAGCAGGTTTTCCTAAGGCACTATGAAAAAAAAAAAAGATTCTTACAAGAAAATCTGTGGTAAACTTACTAAAGTTCTGTCAAGAGTAAAAAAAAAAATGAGAGTCAAAATTACTACTGCAAATGGGAAGTTGCTAGGTAATCTAACCTTGAACCAGAGGCCATGGCAAGGTGAGTTTATTTCTATAAATGGTACTGTCTATGAAATTGACAAAATTATCCATGAGCAGAATGCTAACTACGCCTTTACCATCCAAACAAAGGTAGCTTACTAAATGGTAGAAAACTTTTCTAAGGAAGAAATAAAAATCTTCCTTGATTATCTAGAAGTAGATAAAGACAGGTGTGAAAGTAAAACTAAAGAAAGAATTTACAGAAAGCTAAAGTTGATATTACTAGAGATCCCCTAATTAATTGATGCCCTATGTACTGTAAACAATCATTGGAGAAAGCAGCAAGGGATAGAAAAACTCTATTCCTTTTTTTTTCTGCTAGACTTCTTAGTTTTTACAACCAATTGTTGACTTTTCCTATTAAATAAGGTAGAATAAAAAAAAAAGGAATTGAAGTCCTTTTACTCCATAAACAAAAAAAAATGAACAAATTAGCTTTTTCAATCTTGATTATGAACCTTGGTTGGGCTTTGACCATAATAGCTATTGCGGCTTTCTTTCTCCTAGATGCAGGTGATCCTAAATGTCAAGTTGTACCGTCAGACTATGGAGTTTTCTTAGAGTTCCCTAATGAATAGTTCTATTGTTTAGTCAAGGAAGATCTCATTATGGCATGACTAAATCAACTTCCCAATCCGTCAATGATTTTAGACAGAAGTATCTTACTTTTGCTAAAGAACAAATCGGTATATTAGCTTTAGATTTCTTGAACAAAAACCCAGTTTTAGTAAGATCAAAATACAATACTGTTGTTTAGTATGCTTTAGACCTTTGGATGTTTACGGTTTGTGGCTAACTGCTGACTCCCTTGAACATCAGAAATACTTTCCTGAAAGCAACATGGAGCTTGATCTTGATTTTATCATTGAATCTTCTAAAGATTTAAGAAATGTCCTTTAACTTCTTGATACCCAAGTTCGTAAAGATCTAGAAGGAAGCATATTTGTAGCTAATTCTGACATTGGCTAAAACTCCCCAGATCTTTCCTTGTCTAAAGATTAATTTTTCAACTAGAGGATTTTGCTTTAGGACTTGACAACATCCCTAAAATGCCTTAGAATCTAAGTGTAATCAAATTAAGGTCAAAATGAGTTTTTCTACTTTTAGTTAAGAAGAAGACAAAATGTACAAGTATGATAACCCTTACCATTGGTTTAGCCAATACGTTGATCAATTAGATCAAACACAACTTAAAAACTTGTTGCTAGAACTTGCAAGTTCTTTAGATTTTGATACTTTGACAGATAAGTTTCAGTCTGAAATGGTAAAGGAGGGGTTTTTTGACCCCATTGAACAAGATCAATAGTATTTATTAAAGAAAGGTAAAAGAAATGATTATTGAAAGCTTTCAGGATATTGAAAAAGCCAGTTTGCAAGAAATCTTTGACCAGGTTTCACAAGGCTTGTTAAGGCAAGGTAAAAAGTCTTTAGTTGAAGGAGAATGTGAATACTGGGGAGAGAATAATTGCCGCTGTTCCTTTGGATTCTTGATGTCTCCTGAAGAGGCTGCTTTCTATGCAGGTAAAGGCCCATATTGTATTTCAGGGTGGGATAACCTTAGTCCAGAAAAACAACTTCTGCTAATTTGCCTTATGGATTGCCATGATGATTACAAGGTTAGTGAATGGAAGAAAATGTTAGAAACCATTGCTGATCAATTTGAGCTAAATTGCAATTTTTCTTAAGGAATTACCTTAATGAATTGGTTTGATCACCAAATAAAGCTTACAAAGTCTTTTAGATATATTGACCCTGATCAAGTCCCACCAAACTATCTTTTCATTAACCTCCTAGACAGCAGGTTAATAATTTCTTTAGGGGTTGATCTAGATGTATGGGAAAATACATCTATTGATGTTTCTAGCCCTGGAACTTATCTCTTTTATGGGAAGTGGTATGGGAGAAATGTAAAAAAACATTTCATCTTATGGCAAAGTAACTCATTTTGAACCCTGGATGATGCCCGTAGGCCATATAGATAGTTTTGAACTAAAAGATTCTGACATTTGACATCTTGAGCTAAATCTGTTACTATATTGTTATCAACCTGTTTAAGAGGTAAGAGTCGAGCTATGGCGAATAACATCAAAAAAGCTCTAAGTGCTAAGACTGAAAAATTTTTAAGCGTACAAATGAACTATCGCAGGTTTGGAGTGCTTACCCGGAAGCAATTTTGTCACAAGATGTTTGAATTAGGGGCTATTCCTAGTATTAAGCAAATCCCTCGCGTTCAATATGACCGGAGCAAGTTTAACCGCATGGATTACAAAAAGCAGCGAGAATATGAGAAGCTGCTGGCTAAAACTAAACCAGAGTATCAGCTTTACTATCCCGATGAAGTTGGTATTTGTGCTATTATCACTAAGACCGAGTTTAATTACTTTCTCAGCTTAATGGGTGAGGGGCAAGAGAAGGCATAGATAGATAGTTTGTTTGGCAAGTAGTTTACTAACGAGGAAGGGGAGGGGAGCAATTTTGCCCCCCCCCCTAATCAGTCCAACAATTCAAGAGCCAACATTAACATCAAGTAAAAGCTTGCTTTATGGCAAGCTTTTTTGTTGACAGGCTTAAGCAACTGAGATATAATAGGAAAGTAAGCAAACAAAGGGAACCAGATGAACTTCTTTTCTAGCCTAGTTAGTCTTTGTACTCCCAGGATCTATAGAAGTGCTACTTATAATGCAAATAGTTTAACCAAGGATACCAATGATATAGAAATAAACTACGAAACAGTATCAAAATTTGCAGAAAACGCTTCTAAAGAAGATGTAATTTTAGTGTTGTCATCTGCCATTTGTGCTTTGCAAAGATATTCTGCAATTCCAAAAGCACAAGTTTTAGAAAACCTAGAAAAGGGATTTGAAGAATATTCTGGTTGGAGTGAAACTGTTTAGTATCCAAAAGATTTAGGAAATTAGAAGATGAAAGAATTGACACCTAACGAAGCCTATGACCTTTATGTAGGTATGATCACAGTAGATGAATTCTTAGCCTCTTTTGACGGCAATATTGATCAAGCTATTGATCAACTCATGGTTGAGAAGTGGTGGTCAGGTGAAGGCGGTAGTCACCCTGATAACCTGCCAGAACTAATTAAGGAATATGTGGTTAATCAGGAAAGCATTGCTTTTTTCAACCATGAGGAAGAATTGTCTTATCGTTATGGGGGTTAATTATGAATGAAGAGCCAATGGTTTTAGGACTAAGCATCTAAAGCTAAAGAAATGACAGAAAACTTGGATCGAGATAATTCATACAGGTGTGAAATGAAAAACCAGTCAGACTTTATAAATAAAGTTCTCCTTGCTAAACTTGAAGAGAATTTGGCATTTGAAGAAATCTTTGTTAAATACCTGAGTAATAAGGAGAATCCTTTAGGAGAAAGGTGGGAGAACTTTCAATTTGCAACCACAAATAATATCTTCAACAAGACTAAACCTTTTGTCTACTATTCTCCTATCTTAGAAAAAATAGAAAACTTCACTTGGTACGATAATAGATTGGGATCAAGTAGCGGAAGAATGGAATTTTTTTAATTGACAATACTGGCCTAAACCTGTTATAATTGCATTAGTTTAGGGAAGTTACCAATGACCCTCTGATTAAGTTTATTGAAAAGCAAGGAAGTGACAGTTTTCTAAAGAACTATGTTCAAAAAATAGAAATGGACACATATATTATATACTCACAACATCGAGTCAAGATACAGGTGGAAAAATGTTGGACTTTTTGACAGAATTTTGCTATAATCTTGTAGTCCCAGGTTAAAAAAAATGGAATTAAAATGATTCTTAAAGATTTAATTCAAGCTCTGGAAGAAGAATATAACCTAAATCCTGACTATATAGTAAAACTGGGATTTGCTTATCCCCATAGTTACCGAGGTTTTTACGATGCTTTAGCTTTTGAGCTTGTAGAACACATTACCATATCTGAAATGTTAAATGAAGCTAAATCAGCACCTGGAAAGACCTTTGAAGGTTACAAAGGTGGTGATTTCCTTATGACAGAGTATTCTGAAGTTTATTTGGCTAACTATGGTGAACTTGGTGAAGAGCTAGGCCCAATGTTGCTAAAATTCATTCTCAACCAAATTTAATCGATAAAGGTTTGCCAAAAGGCAAACCTTTTGTTATAACTTTTGAGTTATAACCTCAGGTAAAACAACCCCCCCCCTGTGCTATAATGTTCAAGTCTCCTAACAGATAAAACAATCATGATGGTTCCTAATAAATTTAAGTATAGTAGCAACTTCTATAATAAAAGATCAGTAGAAGATCAGTTGAGAAATCTTGGCTTTGCAATTTGGAAAAAAGATCAACATCAATTAGAAATTGTTCCGCCTATAGGTTGGACTATTACTATTGAAGGAAATGGAGATAAAAACTTTTACAATATGGACATGATTTTGAAGATTAGCCTAAAGTCTAATAAACTGTACCTATGGTGATAATGATTTTTGTTATCTCTATGTTCATCAAGATGTAAACCCTTACATTAATCCCAAATATTAAGAAATGATTAAACTTCGTCACTTAAAAGATCTAGTTGTATTCTTTGGAGCCTTGTCCATAGTAAGCTTAATTTCTTCCCTTTTGGTAAATTTTGGCTTTGCAATTTTAGTTTTTTCTATTGCATCTAGCTTGTTTTTGTTTCAGTATGTTTTGTTTGAATCTGTTTTTGGGAAATTTAACAAGTAATACATAAATGAAAATTTATCTCAACTTGTCAAGATGCAACATTCATTTAGAAAAAGGAACTGACTATGGTTCTGTAGAAGTTTCAGAAGGAATTAAATACAGGGTAGATCAGGAAGACAACCTATTTATAGACTTCATTGATACCCTAGATCTACCTGAAGACTTGTCCCAATACGGTTTTGTCAGGGTAAAGGTTCCCCAGAAAAACAAACCCTTAGACTTAGTAGCTAACCTAGACTGCTGCCATTTGATTCAAAAGGCGATTGTCCAAGATTGCGTAATAAATTCTAAAGGAAATACTATTTTGTCTACCTGGTCAAAAAACCTTGTAGCAAATTTGCAAGATTCAGCTATAGCTAACTTTCTTGTAGAAAATGGGGACGCTAATATTAGGTCTTCTGGGAGTTCTACTATTGAATTAGAAGGTAAAGTTAATGGTCTTCTTTTGAGTCTGAAAGGAGGATCAGAGGTTTTCCTGAATGCTGAAGTTCAAGGGAAAATAGACCTTGTTTCAGATAAAGTTTCAAAAGTTTACCATAATTGAGTTAAAGGATAAAATGAAAAAACACCTAGACTTGTTAATCTTTATAACTGTAATAGGAATATCTTCTGCATTGTTGACCATATGGGTTCCTAAAGTACTTATGCTGGCCCTAGCTACAGCAGCAGTAACTATATTTTTGTTTCAGTATGTCTTGTTTGAATTAGCTTTTAATAAGTCTATGAACAATAATGGAGAAAAAGATGAAAACAATTAATCTAAATTTAGTAAATACTACTGTTGTTCTTGAGCAAGGTAAACTCAACTGGACAATACTGGAAATTTCTGACGGATTAGATTATAAACTTGACTCCGCAAACTTGATGTAGAAAAAGTTGGAAGTTGCAAAATTTTTTATTCTAAAGGAGAATAAATGAACCCTTATTTACAAATGACTGATACTGAACTCCTTTTTGCTTATATTAGTGAAAGGGATTCAGATGAGATTAATGTACCTTTGTGGGTGGAGCATAACAAAAGATTCATTTCCGATGGAAACTACAGCAGTAAATTTGTTCGACTATTGACCAAGGAAGATTTTTTCATTTCCAACCCTTGATCTCCTAACACATTAGTGCTATACTAATTAGGTAATAAGGGACAAGAAAACGAAAACTAGGATATGTTAACAAGCAAAAAACTAAAGGAAGCCTGGAAAAACAAAATCTTTCTGTTGATGGAAGAGTTGAATGCCCAGGATGTTACTCCTGGTGTTCAAGCTGACTATGCTAAAGTTTGGAACATCCAAACCCATGTTGGGATTCTACAAGTAACTTTTTTCCATTCTGATAACTTTTTGAATGAACTAACTGTTTATGCGAAATGGCTAGATGTTAAAAAAGCTTTAAGTTGGGGAATCGATTGTAACCTTTACAATGGGAAATGGAACTTCCACTTTTCTCAAAAAGGAAAAATGAATGGCAATGAAAAAATTCAATTCATGGATAAGGCTATTAACCAAGTGAGGAACAAGATTCTGAACTACACTTCTTACAGTGTTTGCAACACCCTAACCAAGTAATTAAAAAGCGAGCTATTTGCTCGCTTTTTTGTTGACATTTAAGGAGCTATAGGTTATAATCTTTTTAGCCTATACATGAAAACTAATGAATAGGAATCAGTTTATCCCTCCTGCTACTGGATTTTCCATAGCAGATCTCAAGATGATGTTCTTATCCAGACAGCCGCTAAAGATCTAGAAACTCCTCAGCAACTAACTGAAGAGCTTTTTCCTGATCAGTTTGAAGAATGGGTTGAGGATGCTAGTGATTGGGAATTTGCTATTTTTAACATCAACTATACTACAATAAAAGGAATAGAAATGTTAAAAGACCTAGATTCAACTGTAGTGTCTACTGACAAAGGAGATATGTAGTAAAAGGGTTGTCATTATTTTCTAGTTTAGGAGAAATATGTAATTGAAAAACCTAGATTCAACTGTAGAAGTAAGTTTTAACTTAACCTTGCAGGATTTGGCAAGTTTGCAAAAAATTGCTATTGATGAACACATTAGCCCAACTTTTGCATTAAGGAAAGCTGTAGCAGCTTTAGCCTATATCAGAGAAAAGCAAAAATCCGGTTCTAAATTCTTCATTCAAGAGGAAAATGGAACAATAAAATCTGTTGATTTTCATTAAATAGTTGGCTTAAAAAAAGGGCAAAACAAATGGAAGAAAGAATTGAAAATGTTTCCTTAGTTGAGGAAATGAAAACAGCCTACCTAGACTACTCTATGGCAGTTTTGCTAGGTAGGGCTATTCCCTCACTATATGATGGTCAAAAGCCTGTAAGCCGAAGAGTTCTAACAGCTATGAAGTGGTTAGGGCTAAATCCTGAAGCCAAGTACATGAAGGCAGCTAGGGTAGAAGGCGAAACCATGGGTAAACTTCACCCCCATAGTGGTGCCTATGGAGCCATGGTAACAATGGCTTCCTGGTGGTCAAACAATAACCCTTTAGTCAATGGTCATGGTAACTGGGGATCACCAACAGACAATGCAGCAGCACCAAGATATACCGAGTGTAAACTAACTCCTTTTGCTTGGGAAGTTTTGCTTCAAGATTCTCAAACATGGGAAACTAAAGACAATTATGACGGCTCCTTGCAAGAACCTGTTCTACTCAATACTAAATTCCCTGTTGTGCTAGTCAATGGTGGTGAAGGGATTGGAGTAGGGTATTCGACTAAGATCCCCCCTCATAATCTCAGAAGTTTGGCAAAAGCTTTAAGGTTTGTTTCCGAAGGGAATTTAGTTGGAGCTAATAAGCATCTTTGCCCTGATTTCCCTACAGGTTGCAATGTAGTCAAGGATGAAGGTTTGCTAGAATATTTGCAAACTGGAACAGGATCTATTCGCATGAGGGCTTTGTGTGAAGAAGACAAGGTACAGCATGGGAAGACTAAAAGAAATGCCTTGAACTTTACTAACCTACCTTTACACATCAATACTGAAGCAATTTCTGACCAAATCCGTGAGGGGATTGAAAAAGGAAAAATCACTACTGTAGCTGATGTCAGAGATGAAACAGATCGCAGTGGTATCCGGTTAGTTGTTATTTTGAAGACAACGGCTGATATTGAACTAGCAAAATCTGAATTATTTAGCTATACTAGCCTAGATTCTAAGTTTTCAGCTAAGAACTTAGTTATTGATGGTCTTGAACCTGTTTGCCTACCTCCCGTAGAAATTCTACAAAAGTGGCTAAAGTGGAGAGATGTAAAAACTGTTGTTATTTTCTCTGATGAACTTGCAAACATTACTGCAAGATTAGAGATTGTAGAAGGATTGATTAAAGGAACTTCTTCTATGGATCAAGTCATTGAACTGATTCGCAGTTCTAATGATCCTAAGTCAGCTAAAGGAAAATTAGTTAAGGAAGGTTTTTCTGACTCCCAAGCTCAAGCTGTTTTGGCAATGAAGCTAAGCCAACTAACTAAATTAGACGTTAGAGAACTTAAAGGAGAAGAAAAACAAATTAAAGCAAGAGTTAAGCAGCTAGAAAAGTTGCTAAGCTCTGATCAGGAACGCCTAGTCTATATTCTTGAAGAAGTAGATCAAATTGCTGAGAGGTTTGGGAATGCCCGTCGATCACTAGGAATTGAACCTCCTATTTACCTAGTCGATCCTAAAAAATCTACCATTAGCGATGAGGGCAAGGTTGTAAAAAATCGTTACATGAAACTAGATTCTAACAAAGGGGTTGTTTCCCAGATGAAGACAACCAAAGGATCTAACCTGATTTGTCCTGACGATCAAAAAGCTGTTTTAGTTTGCGACAATGGGTTTGTCTACAAAATTGGGTCTAAGTTTCAAGGCCCATTGGCATCTCAATCGACAAAGGTTTTAGCTAAAACCTTGAGTAGCAAAACACCTCTTGACCTTTTAGCTATTTGGAAATTAGATGGTTGTCTTTACTCTAATGTGTTAGATTGGGAAACCTTGGCTAAAACAACATCTAGCGGGAAAAGATGGATGCCTGAAGGAGCAGAATTGGTTTATTTGGGCAGTAAAGATTGGGAATTGAAGTTTACGTCTAAGCGGAAAAATCCACAAACTATTTCCTTGAAAACCACTAAACCTAGGACATTAGGGAGTAAAGGTAATAAACTAGCCAGTCTAGATGAAGTTAAAATTTAGTTTCAACTAGATGCAGTAAATCTAAGGTTTGCCAAGAGCAAACCTTTTTTTGACAGCTCTTTTCAATTATGCTAATATGGGAAATTCAGTTAAATGACTAATACAACAGCAGATCAAAAACTAAGCAAGATCATCACAGACCTAAAAAAAAGGTTAAAGAAGATTTGCTAAAATGGTTCCTAGACGATAGTGAGTGAGGTAGGAGTGGTTACACTCAGGGATATGAATATAGAGTCCAAGAAGCCTTAATAGGGTTGAGGAAAATCAGAAAAAGCATTGATTAGTTCTTTTATAGGGGAAGGCTACATTGAACAAAATTTTTTTTGGTAATTGTTTGGAAATTATGAAAACCTTGAAAGACAATAGTATTGATTCCATTGTTGCTGATCCTCCTTATGGATTAAGCAAAGAACCTAAGATTGAAGAAGTTCTTTCCCATTGGCTTGCAGGAAGTGAATACCAACATGGGAGCAAAGGGTTCATGGGGAAATCTTGGGATTCTTTTGTCCCTAACCCTGATGTCTGGAAGGAATGTTTCAGGGTGTTAAAGCCAGGTGGACATATTCTATGCTTTGCAGGAACTCGTACCCAAGACCTAATGGGCATTTCCCTCAGGTTAGGTGGTTTTGAAATTCGAGATCAAATTCAATGGGTATATGGTAGCGGATTCCCAAAAAGCCTGGATGTTTCAAAAGCAATTGGTAAATCTTTGGGCATTGAAAGGGAAGTCTTAGATACCCAGGTTAGAAAAAGTGGGGAGATGGCTCACATCATGAAAACAAACAGTGAGCAGGGTTATCGACCTGAAGACTATTACAAAGATTTTGGAAACATCCTTAAAATCACAAAGCCAGAAAGTGAAGAAGCAAAACAGTGGGAAGGATGGGGCACTTCTCTAAAACCCGCTACTGAACCTATTATTTTGGCTCGTAAACCTTTCAAAACCACTGTAGCTAATAATGTACTAGAGTGGGGAACTGGTGCTATAAATATTGATGGTTGCAGGGTTTGTCCAAGTGAAGGCAGTCTGGGGAGGTGGCCTGCTAATTTTATCCATGATGGTAGTGATGAAGTTTTAGAGCTATTCCCTCAAACTGGAACTAACAAGAAAGGTGGAAAACCTTATTCCTACCAAGGAAAAGAGTACAATAATTCTAAAACTTCTATGTTCAATGGGGATAAGCCACAAGCCTTCAGTAATTATAACGATTTTGGTTCAGCAGCTAGATTTTTCTATTGTACAAAAGCATCTAAAAAAGAAAGAACTTGTAATGGCAAAGTAGTAAATAACCACCCTACCGTTAAGCCACTAGCCCTGGTAGAGTATTTGGTTAGGTTGATTACCCCTCCAGGAGGAATTGTCTTAGATCCTTTTGCAGGAAGTGGAACTACAGGCATAGCTGCACTTAAAGAAGGATTTCAATATGTCCTTATTGAGTTTGAAGAGGAAAGCTATAATATCTGTTGTGAAAGAATAAATTCTTTCCTGTAGGTTGGAAATTACTTGACAAACTTAAAAAGTAAACTAAAATAGCTTTTAGTTCTATTTAGGTTATAGAATATGAAAGTTCAAGATCTTTGGGAAATGTATGATGGGGGCATACCCCCTCTTGAGATCAAAAAAAAAGATGTGAATCCAAACTTATTGCTAACAAAGCTTTAGCAGAAGCTATGGAAGACATATGGATAGACTATGATTTTCTTCTTGAATAATTAATTGATTGATTAGAGCTAACTTATTAAAGTTAGCTTTTTTGTTGACAAACTCCTAACATAGTGATATACTAGGATAGTAGAGTAAGAGAATAAAAATGAAAACCTACCTAGACCTGATTAACTTTGCAGACAAACAACCTAAAGAAAACATCCCTAATTGGGAATTTGAAAAGATAGAAAGAGTTCTGGATCTGCCTTACGAGTTCCTGTCTGAAGTAGAACAGGAATTTGAACAGATTGAAGAAGCTATTGTAATTTCTACCAACGTAGGGAGTGCAAGTTCCTATAGGACTTACCATGTTTCTGTCGTCTACTTTGAAAATACCCCTTTTGCTATCTATAGCTGGGGTGGAAGAAGTACTTCAGATTTTGAAGAAGTTTTAGTAGTTAGTAGGGAAATCCAAAGTAAAGCAAAGCAATATGCTCTAGGGTTGCTTCCTGAAAGTGACACAGAAGAAGTTGACCTAAACTCCCACATTGAACCTGGCTATGCTGGTAACTATGTTTGGGAATTTCTAAGTCCTGAACACAAGCCGGATTTTTACAAAGTTTCTATGGCAGAACCTTGGGTTTTTAAGGGAAGAGAATTTTCTTTTGAAGGCTTTGGTTACACTCCCATAGAAGCATTAAAAGATCTTGAGCAAAAAGTCGACTACTTTAATAGCAAGTTTTGCATTCAAATTGAAATAGGGGCCATAAAAGGAAAAAAACTTTGACATTTTTCTTGACAATCTTCCTATACCTGGTATAATGAAGAAGTTAATTCGAGTTAATTAATTGTCATTAACTACTACAGCAGATAGCAATTTAAACCCAATTATTCAGGATTCTAAAGTCGAAAAAGATCTTTTTCAAGGAAAACTAGAAAAAAAATTAAAATTAGTAAAGTCATAAGAAGTAATACTACCCCAACTTTTTTATTTGATTTGGTCTATGAAATTAACAAATAATGAACTGACAACTCTATGGCTAGGGGGATTCAGGTATTATCTAGGCAGACAAACCTATGCTGTTGAAGATTTTTGCAATTGCCTAATTTCAAATTGGTCATTTCTACCTGACCACTGCAAAAGATTAATTGCCAAGGAATTGAAGGAAGCGTTTAAGCAAGATGACTTAGACAGGCTAGATGAGATGAAAACCTATCATCGCTTAGGACACAATTGTGATAGGCAAAGTTGGGCAAAAGTCTTAGATGTTGTAAATAAATATTTTGTTGACAACTTTCTCTAATTGTGTTAGACTAAAGTAGTTGAGTTTGGAAATCAAAAAAAAATGAAAACCATTGACTTTATCAAAACCAGTGAAGGATTTCTAGTAAACCTTCCGGCATCTAGCAGCAAATTTATCAATGGTGAAAAACTTCTGCCAACCTTTAACAAAAACTGGTCAAAGGTTAATACTAAGCCAAAGACCTTGACTGAAACTTCTAATAAAGTAGTTGAACGGGTATGGAAGTTAAAACCCCTGATTTCTGATTTTTCCCAACTTCCAAAAACTCTAGAATACTTTGATTATGATGACATGGAAACCCGTTATCCTGATTACGAAGGTTTCTATGAATCCTTTACTACTTATGGAGAAGGAATTAAGGAAGTTGAAGTGCAATTTGTAAAAATTGCAGAGGTTAACCTGGTTCCTGGAATTGTCCCCTTCAGCTACCAAACCAAAGATCCCTTCCCTATTACTGAAAAGAGTGTAAAATACCCACTGGTTTCTACCATTACTGTTCCAGATATTTTGCTACCTGAAACTCCTTGTTTTTTAAGTAGCAGGGAAACCTATGAAATTATTCGGAATTTTGTAAAAAAGAATATTGATCCCAAAGCAGCACAAGTTACTTCTGATTACGATTTCTGCTTTGAAGTTTCCAAATTAGTAGAACTCCATGAGCCTGAATCTTACCAGGTTGACCTAAACTGGAATAGGAAAAAAGCAAAGCCTAAATATGAAACTCGATTCAGGACTGATCGAAAAGTAAAATGCTTTTCTATGACCCATGATGAAAGGAATTATGAAGGAAAAAGCAATGGATTCCCTGTAATTGAAGGTTTTTCTGCAAATTCTCAAAAGGAACTTAAAGAAAAAATTGACAATTACTTGAAGGAATTGATTGAAAACATCAATAAGCCTTTAGTAGAGTGCCCTTGCTGTAAAGGTTTAGGAGTTGTTGAAAATCAAGACCTAGTTCAATAATTTTAATGAAGGTTTAACTAAGGAAAGCTAAAGGGCTTTCCTTTTTTTTTCTTGACAACTTTTGATTCTTGTGTTAACATAGTAATATGTTGAGTTCAAAACTTCAAATGACTGATAAAGATGTAACCAAAGTAATCTTTCGCAAGATGAAAGATAACAGAGAAATCATTGCCCTATTTGTAGAAGTACCAGGGACTAATGAGTTCTACACTTGCTTAGCCTATGCCCATGTAGGCCAACATTTTGCAGTTGATCCTACGCTAGTTATTTCTACTATCACCTTAGCAACTCAGGATGAATATCAAGATTTGAAAGAGGAACTTGAACAAAGGGGTTATAGCCTGAAGGTGATTAAACGCTACCAACGAAGCCATTTAGACAATAGGATGTGGAACCTAGTTCCCCATCAGGAAATGGGTGATAATCTTTACGATTTCTTCAAGCCCTAGTTAACCAAATAGGGCATTGGTTTTTCTAAATTACAATCATTTAGTTTTATCAATGCCCCATTGTTTCAAAAGGTGGTAAAATTCTTATGGCTAATTCAATTTCAGAAAAAAAAGAAATGTATCAAGAACCCTTACAAAATTACCTTAAGGTATCTGAGCAAATTCAAGAACTTAAATTGAAGCTACAGGTTTTACTAGATAATTTGCCAATAAAAGTTGACAATATTGTAAGACATAATTCAGAAGTTTGTAAAGTTTCTTTTATTTCCCATAATCACCATTGACCAGTAACAAAGAGCAATCATTCACAGGTAAGAAACAATGCGTAGCACTAGCCAACCTTGGCACGGGATTTATAAGCAACGTGGGCAACACTGGTATGCAACGGCTCACACAGAGTTGGGATCAGTTGTTGGAGCGGTCAATGGAGAGTATAGCCTAGATTGTTTTACTAATGGAGTAGAGGATTTATCTAGTATGGTAGATAAAATGTTTCAGACTATCTACCGATACAGTCATAGTGGTTGTGTTTGGTTAAGGAGGTAGGATAGGTTTTGAAATGGGAGCAAATAGTTTTTTTTTATTTCCCTATAGTCCACTAATTGAAGGGTTTTGAGTTATGACCTTTGATTACCTAAGGAATTCTTGTAACTTCTTTGCATGAACTGAGTAGTGATCTCTACAGTAATCCCGCATCTATTTTGGGATTTTTGTAGAAGATCTTGACCTTTATCTGTAATTAATTCAGGAGCTAAAAGAAAATGATTACTTCTGTTGAAGACATTCTAGCCTTAACAGCAAATTCTCAATTAGAAGATGTTGATGTAGATTGGTTTGTAAATCAACAATTTATCCCCCTACCAACTTCTAAGTATCTTGATGCAACAGAGGGGTTTCAAGGAAGACTAGAACAAAAGAACTACTGGGATGGAGAAGACTATTCTTGCACTTTGTTTTTCTATAACGGCAAACCATTCCTAGTCAAAGATGCTTACGATGATGGTGAAGACTATTGGGATGAAGATTTTGAGATTATTGATAAGCAAGTAGCTTTGGAATTTGTCAAGGAAACCCTTGAGGTCTATAAAAATTTCTACCTAAAGCTCGTTGAAGAAGATTTTTAACAAAGGATGTTAAACGTAATGCTAAATGTGAAAAAGTTAGAAGCACTACTGTCTACCAGCAAACCTGTTTTGTAACAAAAGCTTGACAATTCTAGTAGCCTGTGTTATAATGGCATAAATTAGATGATTCAGCCATTTATATTAAATAAGTAAATCATCATCATCTAGTTTCAATAGGTGTTTGGCAGTACATCTTCAGCCTATAGTTTAACTCTACTATGAGCAAACTGCTGTTGAGTTAAAAGGAAAAATGAAAAAACTTTTTGCAACTTCCCTATTATCCCTAGCTGCCCTAGTTTCTATGCCAACAGTAGCAGAAGCCAGTTGTGGTCAAGCTTCATGGTATGGGCCAGGATTCCACGGTAGGCTTACAGCAAGTGGGGAAACATTTAACCAAAATGACCTAACTGCTGCACATCCTTCTCTTCCGTTTGGTACAAGGGTAAGAGTAACGAGAAATGGGAGAAGTGTCGTAGTTAGGATTAATGATCGTGGGCCTTATACAGGTGGCAGAATAATTGATCTTTCTGCTGCTGCTGCTTCTCAAATTGGCCTAAGATCAATTGGTGTAGGTAGTGTTTGTATAACTAGCCTATAAAAATCTTAGTTTTAAGTTAAAAGGCAATAGTAATAAATATTGCCTTTTTTTTTGTTGACAACAAGACAAATCCAAACTATAATAAAATAGTCTAAAACAAAATGCACCTATAGCTCAGTTGGTAGAGCGGCTAACTTGTAATTAGCAAGTCGAGAGTTCAAGTCTCTTTGGGTGCTTTCTTCCCAATCCTGTTGCAAATAATCGTTCTAGAATGCTAAACTAGACGAATATCGTAAAAGATTTAATAGCATAGTAGAATTTGCAGAATGGTACTTTCAAAATTTTGAGCCTGACATTTTCTTTGGAAATATTTTTCTGGAGGGAGAAATAAATAATGGCTATGAAGATTACTTATTAAGTCTTCAACAACAATCCTTTTGCAGACTTAATCAAGAGGATACCTTCTTAGATGAGGATATAGAATGGGTTTCCTTATTGTCAGTTACAATGATTTGCTAAGTGACCTACACCTAAATGCAGATAGTGAAGGTTACTACTTGTTTTCTGGAAGATGCTATGGAAATGATCCTTTGCTAATATCAAATTACGGCAAAATGATGGAACCCTATTGCCTGTTGTTCCTTTGAAATCTATCCTTAAGCAGCAAGCAGTTTACTAAAAAATTGACTTTAGTGAATAGACCTGATATAATTTCTTTAGTTGAGTGAAAAATTAAAGATGTACTTTTTTGCAGAATTCCTGGAAATCACCCTAAATACCAAAGGTCTTGATTGGGTCAAGGATCAGGGTATATTAGTAACTCATAACCCTGACTACCCTAACCTATACTGCTTAAAATATGGGCCTAGGGCGGTTAAAAACTCTACTTTGACAAAAGCCTGTAGGGGTACTGTTGTTGAAGAAATTGAAGGCAATTTCAAAGTAGTTTGCTATGGGTTAACTCGCTTTTTCAATTTAGATGAACCCGACACTCCTACCGGAATACAGTTCTTTGATTGGGAAAGCTTTGTAGCTTATGAGAAATACGATGGAAGTTTAATCAAATTATTCAATTACAATAGCAATTGGTTAATTTCAACTTCAGGTACTATAGAGGGAGAAATCAATCAGATAGGGGCTTCTGAAGTATTTTGGAAAACTTTTAATCTAATGGACTACAGTACCAAAGATTTAGACCCCAGTGTGATCTATGTTTGGGAACTTTGCACTAAGGAAACTGCTAATGTAGTAACATATAGTGAGGATTTCCTTTCCCTGATTGCCGTCAGGTCTAGAGTCAACTTTGAGGAGCTGTATCTAGAAAACTTCTCTAAAAAATTTTCAGTAGCCCAACAGTTTTCTTTTTCTAGCCAAGAAAACGTAATCAAGTTTGCAAACTCAAGAAGAGGATCAAAATCTGAAGGGTTAGTTCTAAAAGATTGGTTAGGAAATCGGCTAAAGGTGAAGTCAAAAGAATATGTTAAATTTCACCTGTTGCTAAACAACAAATTGCCTGATTTATTTTTGATCTGGAAATTAGGTGAACTAGATGAATTTTTAACATATTTCCCCCAGTATATTCCAGAAGCCGATCTTTTGCTAAGTCAAATTTACCCTATGGAAAAAGAAGTAGAGAATTTTGTTAAAGAAAACTCTTTTTTAGAACAGAAAGGATTTGCAGAAAAGGCTATAAAGAAATTTGGCAAATTTTCTGGAGCTGCTTTTGCAATACGATCAAGGAAGGAAAGGAGTTTTCAAGATTGGTTAAGAAACAAATGCAGAACTAATCCGTTTTAATTAAAATAAAGTAAAGGAAATTCCCTAGATTTTCCTTTACTTACTTTTTTGAGAAAAGCACAAAATGATAAAACCTCCAACTTTCACATTGGTAGACCCATCTTCAGGACTATATTACTCTCACATGATCTATGAGGAAGGCAGCTATAAACCTCTCTATACAGATAATGTCAAATCTGCTGCTGTATTTTTTATCAATACAGCCATGGACATTATCAAACTTTTCCCTTACTTGCAATTAACCAGTAAAACAAATGATTAAAAAACTCTTAGTTATCTTAATCTTTTCCACCATCTTAACAGGAAGTTCGTTTCTGTTTGGAGTGAGCCTTACTTCTAAGGACTCAGGAGAATCAGAAATTAAACAGGAAGAACCCCAAGTAGTAGAACCACTATCTGTTTCTTTAGACTCTATTAAGCAAATTTCAGAACTTGCTACGGCACAAACTACCTTGGAAGTTATTGTCCCTGTAGAAAGTAGCAGAGTGTTGCTTGGGGTAAATGTAGGAACTTCAGCTATCTTATACAGGGCTAGGGGGGTAGCTAAAGCAGGGATTGACCTTCAGCAGTTGACCCAAGAAAACTTTATTGTAGAAGGCAAAAAAGTAACTGTAAGGTTGCCTAATGCAAAACTTCTAGATGTATACCTAGATTTACAAAATTCTGAAATTCATGAGTCTTCAAGGGGTACTTTGAACCTTGGGCCTGACAACCTAAGTGAGCTTTTGGATTACGCCCAAAAGCAAGCTACCGAAGAAATGAAACAAACAGCTTGTTTGACTTTGATTCCTGAAGCTGAAACAAATTCTGAAGTAGCTATTGAAAACCTACTAAAAGCAGCAGGGTTTGAAGAAGTTGTATTTGTCCCTGTAGAAGTAGGAAAAACTTCTGAATGTGGTATGATGGTGTTGTAAATATTGTAACTTTGCAACTTTTTTATAGACAAAATAATGAAAAAATGTTATAATAATTTGGCAACTCTAATGGGGGTACATATGAAATTTGCCATTTCAACTTTAACAATCCTGTCTATCTTTGCTGCATTTGCTTTCCCTTCTCATGCCAATAGCCGAGATGACTTCCCTGGTAGGCGGCAAGGTGGTGGAACTTGGAACTCTGAACCTGTCCCTGTAGAAGTAGGAAAGATCTAGATGCAAGCAAACCCTATAGGTTTATCTACGGGGTTTGCTTTATTGCTTGACAAATTTCACTCAGTAGGTTATAATGTACTCTAGTCTATAAAACTTCACCCTAGAGGTAATATTAATGGACAATCTCTCACAGATAAGTGATAATAAATCACTAAAAGATTTTATTAAGGCCATTATGGATCACCCTAATGACAATTTAGATGAGATTCTTCAGATTGCCAGAAAGCATGACCCAACTTGGGATGAAGAAGATGATGAATATGTCTATTGGCGTTTAGAAGAATTGAACAGTTGACAAATTCAGTCTACTAGGTTACAATATTTTCATTGAGCTAAAAAAACACAAATGAAAAAAGTTTACAACCGTCAAGGTAGTCTAGTAGGTTATGTGAATGGCAATGTAGCTTACAGTAGTCTGGGTAAAATCCTGGGCTATGCAGAAGCAGGAGTAGTTAGAAACCAAAATCGTTCTAGGTTAGGTTATGTCAAGAATAACAGTATTCTTGATTCTAGTAGCCAAATCGTAGCTAATTTTAACAGCAGGAGGATCAAGGATCAGAACAATTGCTACATTGGCTATGTCAATAATGCAAACTACCTTGAATTATCTTGTGCTGCTGCTTTGTTAACTTTGCTTTAGAGAATAGTTGACAAATTTTCTAATGTAGGCTATCATAAATCATGAATTAAGAAAGATACAATGACTACGGGTTTATTTAGATTCACTGTAAAAATTTTTTAGCAGAGATGCAAGCAATGTTATTAGGTGTAAAGCGATTAGGGGATCTCATTGTGGGAGATCGCATAGCCTTCAAAGCTAATCAGCTTGACAACTGGCACCAGAACTATTCAAAGCCCCATTTGAAGCTTACTTCCTCTGTCATCAATATTGACACTCTAGATTCTGGAAAACGGCAACTAACAACTGCTTCAGGGAAACTCAAAATTTACCCTAATAGCATGATCTTTGAAGTAGCTGGCCCTGATTACGATGGGAAAGCTTTTCAGACACAATATGTTGTCAATGTCCCTGAGAAATTTAACGGAATTAGTATAGAATAATTAGTTGACAAATTTCTAGTTGCAGGTTACACTAAATAAGTAACTGGAAAATGACAAATTAACCGATTGGTTAAGTATTCTTCTGCAAAAGAAATTAATCAGGCTTTGTTTTTGCTATAATGAATAAAGATAGTTCAGCAATACTTTAATCTTCTAGGGGAGCAAAAACCATCTTATCCTTTACAAATAGATGAATCAGCAATTTACTATTTATCTGGTAAAATTCATCTAGTAAACCAACAGATAATTCAGCAACTTTTAACAATAAGTGGTAAAAATTATCTAGTTTTAACGGGGTGTAGCTCAGTTTGGTAGAGCGCTGGTTTTGGGAACCAGAAGTCACAGGTTCAAATCCTGTCATCCCGATTTCTTTTCTGTTAGAAAAGAATAACAATGGTGTGTAGCTCAAAGGAAGAGCAATCGTGTTAGCCGATAGGTTGAAGGTTCGAGTCCTTTCACACCAATTCTCTATTTAATAAATTTAGAATTTGACATTTAAGAGGATCTAGGTCAGAAATCCATCGGAAATACCACAAATAAGTGTTGACAATTTTCCCATCTTAAGCTACTATAATAAAGAACAAAAGAAAAAACAAGGAGAAAATAGATGTTTGTAGATCATCTAGAAAACCAACTGAGCAACATTACTTCTACCCAAAATGGCGCTAAGGCATATGGCTCTACCTTAAATGCTTGCCTAGACCTTTTTGGCAAAATTGGTGCTTGTAGGGAAGACTTAAACCAGGCTAAGCAACTGTTTGCTAAAGCCTATGAAGAAAATGCACAACTGGCTACCCAAATTTTGTTTTGGGTTAGGGATATTCGGGGGGGTCAAGGTGAAAGGAAAGTTTTCAAGGAATTGTTAAAAGATTTAGCATCAATTGATCCCCAAATTGTTCAGAAACTAATTCCTCTAGTTCCTGAATTTGGCCGCTGGGATGATCTACTTATCCTAGAAGATACTTCTGTTTGGGAAAATGTTCTGGAGTTGTTTAAGCAACAACTTGATAGAGATCTGAAGGCTAAAGAAAAGCAAATTTCTCTTCTAGCTAAATGGTTGCCATCTATTAATGCTTCTAGCAAAGATAGTAAGCGTCAAGGTAGGAAAATTGCAGCGTCTCTGGGGTATTCTGAAAAGCAGTATCGCAAAACCTTGTCAACGTTGCGCTTAAAGATCAAAATCGTTGAGCAAAAGATGTGTGCAAATGAGTGGGGAAACATTGAGTACAGCAAAGTTCCTTCCCGTGCTTCATTTATGTACCGTAATGCTTTCAAAAGCCACGATATTCAGCGGTATTCTGAATTTCTTGCTGATGTAGCCTCAGGTAAGAAAAAAATCAATGCTTCTACCCTATACCCCTATGACATTATTCATCAATTCCTGTATAGTGAAGTAGAAGTAGAAGACCAAACCCTTGAACTTCTTTGGAACAACTTGCCTAACTACCTAGAAGACCAGCAAGAAGGCTTCAATGGCCTAGTAGTAGCTGATGTTTCTGGGTCAATGTATGGTCAACCTATGGCTGTTTCTATTTCTCTAGCAATGTACATTGCTGAAAGGAATCAAAGTGAGGTTTGGAAAAACAAATTCTTGACCTTCACTGATAAACCTTCCCTAGAAACCATCGAAGGTTCTACCCTTCAGGAAAAAATCAATAACCTTGGAAACAGCGATTGGGGTTACAATACCAATCTAGTGAAAGTGTTTGAAGCTATCCTTCAAGCTGCTAAAGTAGGCAAGGTTCCTCAAGACCAAATGCCACAGAAACTAATCATTGTTTCTGATATGGAATTTGATGAAGCTTGTCAGTATAATGACCTGACCAACTTTGAACATATTTCACATATGTTTGAAAAAGCAGGTTACAAACTTCCTGACTTAATTTTCTGGAATGTGAATTCAGGCAGTAGCGTACCTGTCACTGTTCATGATTCTGGAACTGCTTTGCTGTCAGGTTACAGTCCATCTGCACTAAAGGCAATTTTTTCATCAGAAGGCATTACTCCTTTGTCAGTAATGTTAGAATCAGTAGATTCTGAACGATACTTGCCTATTAAGCAGGTTTTCTAGAAAAACCCTGAGACTCCTTAAGAAATAGGAAAAGGTTAAACCTTTTCCTTTTTTTTGTTGCCAACTTCTGATAAAAGTGCTAAAAACTGTAGTAGCTTACTTTGTAGTTCCATCCCATATCTCTAATGATGAATTGTGGGATGCCGTGAACTATGATAAAGTGTCTGAAAGACACCCTGAAGTAGGAATTTACTACGTTTAGTTTCTAAAAGACCTTGCTTTAAGGTCTTTTTTTACTCTACCAAAAAGCATAACAATTTCCTGAGAAAACCTAGAAGGTTTTCCTTGACAACTCCCCCCATATCTGGTAAGATAGGGTTAACCGAGTTGAGAAACTGACCATGACTTTTGCTTTAATTGGAGACATTCATTCCCAGGCTACCAACTGCTATGATGCAGTAAACTACTGCGTAGCCAATGGATACACTCCTGTCTTCCTAGGAGATCTTTTTGATTCCCGTACTTGGGAATCTGATTCCGTAGGAGTTTACAAAATTGCCCGTGAAGCAGAAAATGAATTAGGAGCAGTTATTATTGCCTCTAATCACCAAGATAAATTACGAAGGTGCCTGTGGGGAAACCCTGTTGATCTGAGTTCTGCACCGGAACTTGTTAGAACCCTAGAAGATTTTGAAGCTTCTGGGATTGATAACCAAGAATTGAATTTTTGGTTGTCTAACCTTCCCTATGGTTTTTGCTTTAAGGAAGGTGGCAGGGAATACCGCTGTTCCCATGCTTATTTTTCTGCCCTCGTTCCTATTCCCAAATATACCAGTTCCCATTGTGTCTACTTCAAAGACATCACCAAAAAAACCCGCTCTTGGATATTATACGGGAAAAGATCTTTTGATGGTTCAAGGGTATACTGGTGGGAAAAGCCTAACCTTAACCCTTGGATAAGGGTAGCAGGACATTATCACATTATCCACATTGATCTACCCAATGGAAACCTAGTCCTTGATGGAAATTGTGGTGGTGGTGGTCAATTACCCCTATACCTAGTAGATAAGGGTGAACTACTCTTGTTCTAGAACATAAGGAAGAAGAGTTTTCTTCTTCCTTTTTTTATTAAGGGTTGATCTTTCTAAAGAACTATAGTACAATGGTAAAGAATTTACCAAAGGAATATCATGTTGGAAGTAAGATAATATAAATAGATTTCAGGCTATCTAGTCAAAGCAACATGAATTTAACAAGTAGCGTAAAATAAGTAAGGGATACTGATTAGGTGTAAACAATGATCAAACAATTTCAATACAAAGTAGCAATATTAATTAAACACCCTGAATACTTTGATATTCTAGAAGAAGGGTTAGGAGGCCCAGATTCCGAAACACTACAAGAAGCTTTTCATGCTCTACTAGAAGACATAGACCACATCGACAGTAAACTTCAAGTAGTATTCAGGGTGTTTGTTGAAGATGGTACAGTAGAAATAATCCTTTCAACAGGGCAAGCTGTTGTCATTACTATTTCAGCAGAAGACTACATTTGCAATATTAAGTCCCAAGAGGAAATGGAATTAGCTTCTGAACTATACTATAGGTTGGTTAGAGCTATTGAAAGGGAACTCCCTTCCAAGTACAAGTATAATATTGCTCTAGTAGACCCCCCCTGTCCTTCTACTAATTTTCTTATTTCTGACACTGAAAATGATGTTTTCTGCGGAAAGTTCTACCACCTAGGGGAACCCGAAGTAAGCTACAATTGGACTGTAGAAGTAATTAACCCTGATACTACTGACCTAAAGGCCCAAGTTTACCTATGAGATTAGACCAACTAAATACATCTGAAGAAAAGTTCTCAAACATTGTTGAAGGATGTGAAAGTTCTTTAGATAATCTGCAAAGCTATGTTGAATCAGAAGTTCAAAATGTAAAAGCTAAATTTGATCTGGAAGTTGTAAAGCTAAGTAACCGTTTTACAGCAGAAATAAACAAAGTCAAAAAGCAGCTTAATAAAGCTGAACGGTACTCTAAGCAGTTGGAACAGGCGCTAGATTCCTATAAACGTTCCTTAGAAAGAGAAACAAGAGCAGAAAACAAGAAACTCAAAGAAAAAATTGTAGAATTAGAAAAGTTCATCAGCAGTATAGAATTTATTGATGATGATGTTGAAAAGAAAGAATTAGAAGCAGATCTAAAAGAAAAGGAAGAAAAAGAAAAGCAACATTTTCTTAGGGCAAGGACATTTGCCTTCTTCCAAAAAATCCTTATGATGATTGGGAAATGGTCAGATGATATACTCCCTGCTGAAGATTTTGAAATTGTTAGTAGGTCAATCTTAATCCCCTCAGTATACATGAGAATTTCTAAATATGAACCAAATTATTTGCTTGAAAGTCTACCCCAGTGCAAAGAAATAGTAATCAATGGTAGAGAATACATTTCTGCCTTAAGAAAAGAATATCCTACTAATCTAGCTTCTAGGAGTGTTTGGGATTCTGCTACAGAAGAAATCAAAATTTGGTGGACTGATTATGCCTTGCCAGAAATCTTTGGTTGGCGCGATGAAAGGTGGGATCATGATCAACACCTAGATTGGGAAATTTCTAATAAATGGGAAAATAACCCTACTGACCAAATGACATTATTTCCCCCAGTTTACGATACAATGTATAGCATGAGGTGTTATGATTCTCTGACATCACCTATGAGGGAATTGGCTTTAGAATTAGAGGATAAAAAGTACAAGTTTCCTTCTAATTTGTAAGAAATGCTACTTTATATCTAACCTAGAGATTTAAGCAACTTCTAAAAGGAGTTGCTTTTTTTATTGAATAGACCTATAATGTAGTTAATCTGAGAAAACATAGAAAAAGAGAAAAAAAAAATGATTGAACCTTATTTTGTAGAAAGGCAGCTTCAAACTTGGACAGGGTGGAACCCCTATGATAGGGCTAACCCTGTAAGAAGAAGTAGAGGGCATGGTATAAATTTTCTAGAAAACTTTCAAGGTTTTTCTTTTTGGAAATGGGATTCTTATAGAGAACTTTGCCAGATCATAGTTTTTAACCAGGATAAAGAAGAAGTTGGCTATATTGGTTACTACCTTGGTGGCTATTGTGTAAGTATCTACGTAGACCCTAAGTTCAGATGTCTGGGCTTAGGATCAAGGTTAATTAGCCTAGTTCCTAACTTAAAGGTCTTTCAAGAAGATGTAGGGTCATTCAACAAAAAATTAGACAAACAAGACCCTTTACATTCTAGGGAGTACCTGTTAGAATGGTATAGTAAGAAGGGAGTTTTGAGGTAACTATGAAACATATTAACAAGGCTATTGTTGCAGACAAAGTAGAATACCTTCAGATTCTAGGTACTATAAAGGAAAATGCTCTAGTACGTACTAGGGGCAAGAGCCTCTATGCAGTAACCGAAATCACTAAGAGGAGTGAGGTAAAAACTTACTTTGTCTTGAGGGTTAACGGAAAACTCACAGGGATTTATTACAATCTTGAACAAGCTACCCATGAATACAATAACAAGTAGAACCAGATGAAGCTACCTCTGAAAAAGGAAAAAACAGAATTTGTAGAAATTCTAGGATTCAAGAAAGAATTTCCCATTGCTATAGGAAAAAACAAAGCCCTTTACATTGTATCTGAACTAGATAAATATGGGGAGGCAAAGGTTTACTTTTATCTCAAGGTTAATGGCTACCTGAAGGGGATCTACTTTGATCCTGAAGAAGCCCATGTACAATATAATTTGAGGTAATTTGAAATTATGGCTACTGAAATCAAGAACCACCAAGACTTAATCAATTGGATTAATTCTGATGATCTTAATAAGATTTCCCGTGAAAATCTAAAACAAATTTTCCAAGCAGGAAAGTCAAACCCTATTGCAGTAATTTTAGCCTTAGCTAAACTTGATGTAGAAGAAGGTGTAGAACCTAAATCTTCTAATCCTATTTACTTGGATTGTTACCAGTTTTGGTACAGGGCGTTATCTATAGATGTTAAAGCAGTAGAACAATAGCAATGAAAACCCATAAAACCAGGAACGGGAAATTTATTCCTATAAGTAAACTAGAAGACGATCATTTGCTTAACATTATCAGGTTTTACCAGAGAAAAGCAAAAGAAGGTCTTTTAGTTTGCTATAGGAGTCCTAGTTTGCATGACAGTTTCGATGACCATTTCTTTGACATTGTTTATGGAGAAGAAGCCTTAGAAAACCTAGGGTATTATTTCTATGTTGAAGAAGCTGAAAAAAGATTCAGGAGTAATAAATGATTAAATATATCAAAAAAGGCAACATCTTTGAGTCCAACTGTGAAGCCCTAGTTAACCCTGTCAATACTGTGGGGGTAATGGGAGCGGGTTTAGCCAAACAATTTAAAAAAAGGTATCCAAAAAACTTTGTAGCATACCAAGACTACTGTAACCAAGGAAAGCTAAAACCAGGTGGAGTCTTTGTTTTCCTGGAAGAAGGTGACATTATTGTTAACCTGGCAACCAAAGACCACTGGAAAGATCCTTCTGAAGTTGACTATGTTGAAAAAGGGTTGCAGCAACTTTTGCAGTTTATCCAAATTCAAGAAGTTGTATCAGTGGCTATCCCTGCCTTAGGATGTGGTCTTGGTGGTCTAGACTGGGCTGATAACGTTCTTCCTTTAATTGAGTATTACTTCCAAGACAATGAAGAAGTAAGCAATGTGGAAGCAAAGGTTTATGTTCCCTACGGTTATTGATTTGTAAAAGGTTGAGGAGAAATTTGTGAAAAATTCATTAAAGCCTTTTATTTTTGGTACTTTGTTTAGTTTCTCGGTATCTTTCATACTTACGTTGGCTATTTTTGGAACAACTCCAAGTTCCCCAATAAAGGAAAACCTAATTGAGTCATTAATAATGACAGTTTTTTATCACTCTTCAAGCTTAGCAGGTTTCCTAATTGGGGCTAGTTTAACAGACGGCAAATAAAAATAGGAGCCAAAAAATAATTTCAGAATTGTCCAACCTTCCACTAGATAGCTGCTTGACTTTTAGGCCCCACTCCTTTATACTAGAAAAGTAATCAGTCAGGTAAAAAATGCTAAAAATTATGGCAACGCAAGAACAACCCCTTTTCGGTAGTAACTATGGATATTTTGATATTTCCGTAGTAGGCTACTTTCCTGTAGATCCTACTCTACCCCCATTTGAACCTCAACTTTCAAAATTTGTTAAAACAGATGCCTTTGAAAGTGAACCTATTGCCAATTTTGCATGGGTGAGTCATGATGGTAACGGTAAAGTAGATGGTTTTCCAATCTGTGAATCTTGGGAGGAAGAATCTAAAAACCCCTTTCTTTACTTGTCCTTTCTGGATGACTATCTTCTTCCTGAAGACTCTGACTGCCACATTCCTGTTTTAGCACCCTTTGCACTTTAAGCCTTAATCCTTTACACTAAAGAAGTAATCAGTGAGGTAAAAAATGAACCTTGAACAAATTTGGAATCTAGTACAACTACCTGAAGAAGCTCAGGTGACGATTCACAATTTTGCCGCTATTGATGGAGGTAAGTTGCTTTTTCAGAGTAATGAAAAAGTGATCGGGGAGTACGATTATAGAGATCCTGATGGGGGTCGATCTATTCATGGTGCTGCTACTGTAAAACTAGATGATTTTATCATTGAGTTTTCCTATCGTGAAAAATGGTGGGAGGGTCTGCGGGTGTTGGTTAAGGAAGAAGGTAAAAAATACTTTTCTGAAGCTTACTTTGATGAAGATTTTCCTAATTGGGCTTTTCAGGAAGACTAATCAACTTTAATAAAAACACTAAGAACCTTAAAAAAAGGTTCTTTTTTTTATTGACTTGGAGTACAAAGGCTGTTAGAATAGAAAAGAAAGCTAGAAAGAAGTAGAAAAAAATGGAAAAAGTAACACTATATACTAATCTAGACTACATAATTTTTCCTAAATATGAGTCCAAATTTCCCCCCCCCCCGATTGGTAGTTACATCTTGTGTTCCACTAGTAATCCCAGCAGAAAAGCAAAGCTTGAAGTTATGCAACTGACTTATGATGAAAAAGGATGGAAAGCTGAGTTGCACATTCCCTCTTTAGTTTTAGAAAGAATGTCTGTTAAGCAGTGGTACAAACAATACCTAGGAGTAGATATTTAGATGAAACTTAACCCTATTGGTTATCCTGTAATCTCTGACCAAACTTTTTCTAAAGTTTTTGGAGAATTCACTAAAAGGTCAATTCCCACATCTACAGAAAAAACTAGAAAACTTCTTCAGGCAAACACTATTCCTTTTCCTGTAGACTACCCTGAAAACTTATTTGATGGGGAATTACCTTTTCCAGATCTTAAAGCAAAAACTTTGGATCAACATTTTGAAAAAATTGCTGAAGATTTTGTAGGCCAATATTTGCAAGATGCCGAAACTTTAGCTACTTGTAAAATCCCACCCATCCCACCTATTCAAGAACTTGTTCCCGAAGTAGGCTGGACAAAATATACTTTTGAAAATGAAACATGGATTAAAGAACCTGTCCCCTACCCTTTAGAATCTGGGATATTTGATACTGAAACTTTTGTAGAAGGTGGGGCTTTCCCAGTTATTGGTACTGCTTTAACCCATAAAGCTGCCTACATCTGGTTAGCTTCTGAATTTGTTAACCCTGATCTCCCTGTAGAGCAATGGGATCAATTTGGGCTAATTCCCTTAGGAACTGACAAGTTCATTATTGGTCATAATATTTCCTATGATAGAGTTAGGGTTCAAGAAGCATACAACCTTACCAACAATTTACCAGAAAACTTCTACTTCGATACCCTTTCTGCACATATTGGTGTATCCGGGTTGGCTTCTGGTCAACGTTGGCTCTATGTTCTAGCAGCAAAAGACCCAGATTCCCTTACTGAACAAGAAAAGCGCCAACTACGCTTTTCTCCTAAATGGGCTTCTGAAGGAAGTACAAACTCCTTGATTGAAACCTATAACTTCCATGTAGCTGCACCCAAAGAACTTTTTCAAGATGGAGATTTTAGGTTAAAGGAATCTGATAAGGAAGTCAGGGATTTGTTTGTAAAAGCAAAAACCATGAAGGAGTTGGCTAACCCCTCTGATTTCTACAAACTAATCGACTACGCGATTAAGGACGTTTTCTATACTTTTGAGCTATATCAAGCCCTATGGCCTAAGTACAGAGAATCTACTCCTAGTACAGTAGCCTTAGCAGGTCATTACTTTTTAGCAGGCTCTAAGATTCCCCTTGTTGACAACTGGGAAAGTTGGATTGATAAAACTGAAGAAGTTTTTCAAGCTCAAATGGAAGAAATGGATCAGATTTGCAAAGACCTAATGAAAACCCATGTAGAAGAATGGGGGAAAGAGTTAGACAAAGATCTGCTACAAATTTCCTATAGGTTTGAAGAAGAACCTGAAAAATTAGTAGAAGAAGTTGGTTTGCAGAAAAAGAAAACTGTAAAGCTAACTGATGTTTTGAAAGCACTAGATAAACTAGAAATTGAATGGAGGTTTAACTCTAAACAGTGGGCTGAACAAGACCCCTGGCTAAAACAGCTAGATTGGACACCGCAAAACTACACAGGAAAGTTTGCCTTTATGCCTAAGTGGGCTTGTAAATTTTTAGCTGAACCTGAAAAGAATAAGTTTTCAGTTAAAAACCGTGCTGCCCATTTACTCCTTAAACTAAAGTGGGAAGGAAAGCCTATCTTATGGGTTGACGGTCAAGGCTGGTGCTTTGAAGTAGAAGATGAAGCTGATGCTTAAAAACCTGTTTTCTATTGCAATTGAATAGTTTGGTTGAAAAAATCAGGATAGTGATGATGATGGAATATCTCAGACAGTCTTAGGCTTTATTAGTTCATTTGTTCCTTCAAAACCTGAATCAAGAGTTTATGCTAGAATTAACCCTTGGTAATGTCATGTAACCCTGACATTGAATAAGAAACCTTTTCAGGTTTCTTTTTTTTTGTTGATATAGGTAAACTGTTCCTATACAATAGGATTGTAGATAAGATTTCAATCATGTTTAACCTATATGTTTGCCTTCCACCTATTACTGGCGTAGTTCTAGCTTATGTCTTCAGGAACCTAGGGCTATATCAATTTCAATTTCTGTCTTTGTTTGGAGTTTACCTGTATTACTTGTGCTTCAATTTGGTTTTCTTCAGGAAACTTAGAGGAGCCCGAATAACCCTCACAGGATTACTTTCTTTCATATACCTTGTACTCAGTTTTCTCTTTCCTGTTTACCATCAAATACCTGAACAACTCTTGGCTGTAGAAAGAGTAATCCTTTTAGCTGATTTCAGAGAAAACCTTTACAAGGTTTCCTTTTTTATTCTTTGTAGAACTACCTAAACAGTAAAAAAGCAAGTAGCTAATGAATTTCTTGACAACTAACATATACTAGGTTAAAATAGAAATGTGTACTTCAGGAGCAAGTAATGTTTAAGTGCAAATGCTTTCTTTATGCTGATGACGAATATTTTACAGATATTACCCTCAAAGTAAAGCCAGTGCAAAACAATAACTTACATTGTTGAATCTGTAGTTATCCACCCCTACGGCCTAGATGACTATGATTTCACACTGTCCCTTTCTGATTATTAAGCATGAAAAAATCTATTAAAAGAATACCCCACCCTAGCGGAAAAGATGAAAATGTAGGAGGATTGTTTTCTAAAGAATTTATTGTAGATATGGAAGTTGGAAGGCTCTCTAGCGATAGTCCATTAGCCCAACGTGCTATTGATATTGCCAACAGTACCTCCTATTGGAACTCTATTAGGAAGAGGGTTACAGAAAGGATCTACGTACCTACAGAAAACCCACTAGATAGTGACAACAAAGCCAATATCACTATCCCTAACATTCTCCCCCATGGCACCGTTACCAGAAGAACTGTAGAACCTATGATGGTTACAATGTGTTCTACAAAGCCAAATAGGATAGGTACAGAACTTAAGACAAGGATCAAAGCCCCTAAAGGTTGGAAAATTGTAGGTGCTGACTTTGACGGTCAAGAGTTACAAATTGCTTCTACCTATGCTGACAAGTGGGAAGGTGGGTTCATTGGAGCTTCTCCTATGACCTACATTATTCTAGCAGGTAGTAAGGATAAAGGTACAGATGCCCATACCTTGCTATCTAAGAAAATCAATACAGATAGAGATACGGCTAAGGGTGTAGGCTTTGCTATCTTGTATGGTGCTGGTTCATTAACTATTGCTAACACTATCAAGAAAAAGTTCAAAGATCGTCATGAAGCTGAACTAAGAGGTTTTGGTGAAGAGGCAATTAAGTTCAAGAAAGGTTTGAAAGATTCTGAAGGTTACTACTATGGTGGAACCGATTCAGGTTGCTACAATTTCATGGAAAACATTGCCTTACGTTCCAGAATCCCTACTTTACCTTGTCTAAAAACTAAAATTTCTACTGCATTGAGGCCAAATGTAGTCGATAATAAATTTGTTACAGGTAGGGTCAACTGGACTATTCAGGCTTCGGGTGCAGAAGTTTTATCTATTTTCCTAACTTCCGTTCACTGGTTAGCAAGTTATTTCAAGATTCCTGCCCAATTCATCATCAGTATCCATGATGAGACTTGGTTCATGGTTCCTGAAAAGTTTGCTGAGCAATTTTGTGTCATCTTTCAAATGGCCCATTTGTATACCTGGTCAAGGTTTCATTATGGTGTAGGAATTAATGATCTCCCCCTTAGTCGAGCATTCTTTTCTTCAGTAGCTATTGATGAGAGGATCAGGAAAACACCAAAAGAAAAAACTATTACTCCCTCCCACCCTGAAGGAATTAATGAACCCTCTGGTGAAGAATTTTCTATGAAGCAAATGGATGAACTTGGTTGGGTGAAGAAGTTAGGAACAAGAAAACAGCTTATTGAAAAAGGAATTTTGTGATGAAGAACACAATAAAAATTGGCCCTTATTTAGTTTGTTTTGAAACTAACCCTGGTGGAATAGGGAAACTTTTCTACTTCTATCAGCCTAATGATCCACCAACCAAGCAAAAATTAGCTTTTGCTATAACTATTTTAGAAAGAATTTATGTCGGAGAAGAAGATACAGGACTAGAAGTTCATCAAGCTTTACAAATACTTCTTCTAGGTCTTTGCTTGACAATTGCTAAGATCTAAACCGTTGTTGTCTATTAACTTAAACAAGATGTCTAAACTACTCATTGTTGTATCTGGCCCTGATCGTGTAGGGAAATCGACTTTAATTGACACTTTAATGTTTTATAAGGGTTTTTCTGCTAAAAACTTTTATGTAAAACACCATAGCAAACCGCCGCTAGATTATGATAATGTCTATGACTATCACAAAGATAGTGTCAAAGGTTGGCTTGAATCGGGTAAGCAATATGCAATTTTCGACCGTTCCTGGCCTTGCACCTACATTCTGGAACGTCTAAGGGATGGAAATACAGGCCATTTTGATCAACTTATTGATTTTGAAATTGAATTGTACGATTTGATGGAGAAGAAAGAAGCAAAAGTTGTTCACCTAGGTATTACAAAACCTTGGCATTGGTCTGGGCCACATCATTTGAAGGAACTCAGGGAGTTTTACGGATCAGATAAGAAAAGAGCAATTAGGGATAACTACATTGTTAGGATGCAAGAACATGAAAATTATTTGTCAGAATTGGTAAATTTCTGTAATCAAATTACACTTTTCCCATCCTTGTTTCTAGAATTTCCTGAGGTAAATGAAGTTTGGGATTCAATCTATAATACTATTGGTAGTTAAGATGTTCCCGCCTAGCAAAGATCCTCTCTTCTTATTAGTTGCAGCTAAGGATTGGAAGGAGGATGTTGAAGAAAGGCTTGAGATAGGGAGGGTAGAACAAGCTAAGGAAAGCTTGCAAGAAGCTATCTTAACCTATAATCAATTGCCACCCGGTTACAAAGACCTAGACCTAGAAGAACAATTAGCAAAATTGTCCTCAAAAGTCTATAATAGGTTGAATGGTAAATTACCATTGTAGTTATTTTTATTGGAATTAAACAGATGAGTGGAGTAAAAGTTCTTAGAAGGGGTGAAGATTCCCCCCAATCTGATGATCAAGGTTCTGTTTCCTCTACCTCGAAGACATCAGAAGTCTTTTGTGCAACCCTTAGCACTGGTCAGGAAATTTGCATCAGACCCATGAAAGCGTCTGACATTATGTGGATGGAAACTTTAGACAGAGGTAAGGAGCCTGTAGGGGATGTTCAAAAATCCTTGAAGCTAGTTGCCAGGTTGTCTACAAAAACCCAACACCCCATTACTTTCCCTTTCCTAATGGATTTGTCCATGCCAGATCTTAAAATTGTAACAGATCTGTTGGCAAAGGCAAGTGGGACTAAGGAAGAAGAAGTTGACGATTTTGACCCAAACTTCTAAAAACCACTGCTACTGAAGATTTCTCTTACATAGTAGAATTAGGGGAAAAAATTACCTTGAACATAAGGGAATTGACCCCTAAAGACTACTACCTTGTAAGTTTAATTCAAAATGATTACCCGGATATGTCTTCTTTAGTATTTAATTTCCTCCTGTTACAAAAGTTAGCCAATATTACTGAAGAAGAATTAGATCAAATTCCTGTATATTTCTTCAAACCTTTGTTCAAATGGATCAATGATGAAATACTGGAAGGGAAGGTAATGACAGTAGAACAGTGGTTATCCCTGGCTTTTCACCTTTGCAAACAAAGATGGGATCAATCAATAGACTGGTTAGAGCAACAGCCTGTCAGCAAAATCCTACTTATGTTGAAAATTCAATCAGATTTTGTTGAAAAAGAAAAGCAAGAAATGAAAAAATCAGCAAGGAAGAAATGATAAGCTTTGAAGTTAGTTTTCCAGAGTTTGATCCAAACTGGTTGCAAAAGTGTAAAGATGAAATAGTTAAGGTTGTCGAAGAGGAAAACAGATCTTCTTGGAAGCAGGAACAAAACCCCACTACAGGTGCAAAATGGCCCCCTAGGAAACAGCCTACAGGGTCATGGCCTTTGCTTAACAAGACTGGGAGAATGTTTAGCCAGACTAAGTTTGAAGCTAAGGGAAGTGGTAACTCTTTACCTATAAAAGCACAATTTCCTTTTTATGGCCAATTCCACCAGAACAACAGACCTTGGTTAGGGGTTCCTCCTTCCTCTAGCCCAAAGATCGGTCAAATCATTGCTAAAAATGTATTCAAGTAATTTAGAAACTTTCAATTAACTACTTGACATTAGTAAAGTTCTTTGCTATAGTAGTTATGTAGTTGAAAAAAAAGGGGGAATAAGCCCATGATGATCTACAACCCTTCTATTGCCAATCCTGAAGCCGATCTTTCTCAAATTCCTGCATTTATTTTAGAAGATGGGGGAACGGTTTACTGGAATGCTCTTGACAAAGAGCAGTGTAAGGAATTTTTTGATTATGCTATGGGGTATATCTGGCAAGACAATGTAGGGTCTACTATGGCTTGCGAAATCCTTGGTTGCCTAGAAGACACTTATCCTGATTGGGTAGAGGAATTTGAAAATTTGTAAATAATCTAAAAGGAGACTTAAGTAAGTCTCCTTTTTTTATTCATGGGTTTGTTGGTTGACAATAAACTAATAATGTTTTACAATAGGAAAAGTTAAGCAAAAGGCAATTCAGATGGAATACCAAGAACCCTTGTTTAGTATGTATGAAGAGTTAGAACAAGCTAAAACAGTTTATTCTGAACCTTTTGAAATTTTCCTTGTTGAAGCTGTTGAGTACCAAAATTCTGAAGGAGAAATCCAATATGATGCTGCAATTTTTAATTGGGATGCAGTAATCAAGAGTAGGGCTAAAGGTTTTAACTCCTTACCTGAATGCTTAGAAGCTCTGGCAGAAACCCAGTATGCCAAATTAATTGGTTGGGTGCCATGAGGTTGTTGTAATCTTTAGCAATCTTTTTCAACTCTAATACACTACATACAGTAAGCTTAATTTATAAACAGTGGGATTTTTATGATCTGTGAAATTTACAGGGATAACTTTGAAATTTATGTTATTGAAGCTGTAGAGTATGAAGATGGGGAAGGAAAACTCAAATATTATTCTAAGTTTACTACTCAAGAAGGAGTACCTATGTGTGAAGCAGTAGGTTTTAACTCCTTACCTGAATGCTTAGAAGCTCTAGCAGAGATTTCTATTATCAAAGGAATCGGGTGGAAACCTTTAAGAAATTTTAGTGGACATTTTTCTAAAAGTGTAGTAGAATAAGATCAGTTAAGCAAAAGGAATACAACCAATGGCCCACACAATTACTTTTGAAGATGTTAAAGGTTTCCACAATGTTGTAGACCTTGCAGGGAGTTTTGGAAAAGACTCAAACAAAAAGCTTCAGGCTATCTTGAACCTGAATGAAGATGGAACTTTGGGATATAAGTTCCAAGTAAAGAGTAATAAGGAAGTTCAAGTCTCTACAGAAAACCTGTATCAGGCTGTATCCGTTTATAACAGCTTGCCCTAAACTACATCGGGGAAACTCCTTGAGGAGTTTCCCCCTATTTAATCCCTAGGCTTTTATCTTATGAATCTATTACCCGGAATGATTTTTGAAATTGACGGTTCTCTGTGGGAATTTAGCTGTAATTACTTCCATGAAGCTGAATTTATAAATCCCACTAAACCATACAAGCTAAGTTTTTCCTTCAAGGATGAATTCAGTAAGGAAAAGGTTGAAAGTGTAAAAGGTCTTGACAACTACAAACTCATCTTTCACCCTAACCAAGAAATCTACAACAAGTTTGAACAGATTGGTGAAAATCCTGAAATTGAAGAAGAAGGGGTTGAAACTATGTCTTATTTTTCTTTATTACGTAGTGATCTGGAAATTTACAGAGATAAATCTGGAAGCTTTGTTTTCTGCTATGTTTCAGGAGATGAAAATCATGAAATTAAATTTGATTTAGTTAATTCCTTAAAAGATTTGAATGATTGGGTTTTTGACATAATTGTAGGTAATTGAAATGAAACTATACTCGGTTGAACGGAATTACAGAGAAAAGAGATATGTATCTTTTCCTAATCCAGCAGAATATGTTGTGGATAGAGCCTTATCTGGAGGCTCTGAATCTGAACAGTTAGTAAAAATCAGAGGTCTTATCTCCATCTTAACTGACAAACTTCTAGATGCAGGTTTACTAGAGCTAGAAGAGATTAAATATCTCTTTGAAGATAGCCCTGATGGCCCCTTCTACAAAACAAAAGAAGAGGCAGACAAATGAAATAACCTTCTTCAAGGTTAATTTCAAAGAAAAGAGCTTGGCTATAAGTTCCTTTTTTTATTGGAAAGTTTACTTACCTTGACAAAAATTGAGAAAATGAACACCATGCCTTAGCAGATGCCCAGTGAAATAAAGGAGCTTGGGGTTTATGTCTAAGTTTAGTTGAAAGAATGATAAGTAAACTTTGTGAAAAAATAGTTGACAACCTTTAGCTAATCTGGTATACTACATGTAGTTGAGTTTGGAAATTGCCAATGGCTACTGTATTTACTAAAGAAATCCCCGCCACCTATCAAGAAGAATGGGAAACCGGAGAGTACTACCAGGCTATTACAGAATTTGGACTAGAGTTTGGTAAAGGAGTATTTACCATTTACCAGAATGGAACTTGCCCTCTGAACTTCCCTTCTTTCTGTAGCGTAGAAAGGGAAAAATACCCCCTTCACCTTCAACGGGCTAATAGAGCTTATGAAATTGCTACTGAAATCCTGGTAGCAAATATGTAAAACAGTAGAATTAGAAAAAGAAGGGAGATTTCTCCCTCCTTTTTTTATTGACAAAAATCTTTTCCCAAGTTAAAGCAGGACTATTCCTACATTTAGAATCCTCAAAGAACTAATAGATAAGTTTGCCAAGCTTGTTAGTCAGTTAGTTAGTAAATCAACATTACTTTTCAGGTAGGCTCTAGTAGCCTACCTTTTTTTTATTAAGGAAGATGCTCAAGCTTATTGGCTAAGAAGGTAGTCTTAGAATTAGTCTAGGCTTTCTTATTCTGATACTCATTGCTAAGTTGGTAAGGGGTAAATTTCTATTAAATTCTAATATGGTTTCAAATGGCTAAAACAAGAATTTGGCAAGAAGGAGATAGTTGGTCAAAGGTTGCCTATTTAGAAACCTTTGATTCAAGAAATTTTAGGAAAATCTTAAAACTAAACCCTAGTTTTGACATTAGAACTTACCCAGCACCAGGAGTTCCAATTTTAGTAAGTCAATCTGGAGTAGGTTCAAAAGGCGTAGGAACTATCAACCAACTTGATCTAACATTAGACCTGAGAAGATCAAATTCAAATTCCAACCTAAGAGATAGCATCTATCCTTGGGAAACGCTTTCAGAATTTACCTCAAGATTAACTGAATATACAGCCGCAGCACTTCTACAATCAGATAGAACCAACGGATTTAGTCTAGATTCACCCCAAGCACTAAGGGGGCCAAGAAAATAAATATCAGGATTTGGGTAATATAGTCTGTAGGTCAAAGGGTATAGACAGAAACTTTAAGCTTAATATTTCCTTTTACCTTACATACTTGTTAGTTAAAACGTGGTTAGGCACTCCTACGGGAACCACGGGTGGATTTTCCGAAGCCACCAGTTGCCTAAACCCAAAAGAAGGAGAATTTATTCTAAATGGCTACAATTTCCATTGGTAGAGGTGGTGCGCCCGGAACTTTTATCTACGAATCCGGTATTGCATCCCAAGCAGGTACAGCAAGTTTTAATACAGTTTATATGCTAGTAGAGGCTCCAAATGAAGCTTCTACTTTTGTTTTTCCATTCAATACTCCTCTTTTTGTAGGGAGTCTGAATGAATACGAGAATTTGATTGGTGGGATCCCTGCTTCTGGTGCAGAACTAGATTCCTACTATGCCGTCAAGAGCTTTTTCCAGCAAGCAAACATTGGTGATCTAAGGGTAATCAGGGTTGGCACCCCTAGTACTATTGTACAAGTAGGTTTCAGTCCCTCTGCTAACAAGGATAATGGAGTTTCTGCTCCTACACCTTTGCTAAGAAATGATAAGGTCTACATCAAACTAGAAGTTAATGGTATTCGTCTTGGTGATGTAACACCTTCTGGTGCTTGGCTTGGCGTTCCTGTCACTATTCCTGTAGACTATGTGGCTGGAAGTGTTGACAACAATCTAAAGATCTCTAATGCTATTGTAAATGCAGTAGCAGAAGCTATTAAGACTAATGCAGATATTTCTTCTGGGATCTATGTCCGAGAAATTAAAACTGGAATCCCTTGTGCAGAATGTTCTAGTCTACATCTTGCCAACAGGGTATTCAATGGCCCAGTAGAAATTATCAACTATTCCGATGTAACAGGGAATCAATTCATCCTTGCTTCTTCTGGCTACAGCATTGATACTGTTTCTTTTTCAGAAGTTTCAGTTTACGACTGGATTCAGTGTGTCCAAACTAGCCTAGATGGTGCAAGTTTGCCTAAGGGTTATCTAATTGCTCCTGCTGCTTTCAAGAAGTACAAAAAAGCAGATAGGGTCAATCTTGGTCAAGCTATGGAAGAAGTTTGCTCTGTTATCAAATGGATGGCCCTAGTAGATTGTGGCCCATTCAATGTAACAGATATTTCTGAATTTAGTTTGTTTGAAGAACATATTCCTGCTGACGGGTTCTTTCCCTCTGGCAAATATCTAATTAGCAATGCAATTTTTGAATGGATTTCTACTAATCCATTGCTTTTTACATCTGCTAATTACAAAGAAGATTCTGCCCTCCTATCTGCTAATAGAAACCTAGCTAATGGGCAAAGATTAGCCCTCAAGGATGATCGAAGAATTAATGTTGGTGTAGGTGCAAATACCTCAGGAAATTATCTAATTCTTGAAGAAAATTGGCCTTCTAACCTCAGGTCAGGCGAGTTAGTATTTATTGAAGCCTTTGATGCAACTCCTGTACCTACTCTGCCTTTGTATACAGATGCTTATACCGACACCTACAACCAACCTCTTTCTGGCCCCTTTTACCTAATTGCCAAAGATGTTGATCCTACCCTAGAAGCCAATCAAATTAGACTGGCAACTTCTAAGGTAAGGGCACTAGGGAACATTTCTATTGATTTACTAACAGCGGGGACTCCCCAAGGTGGTGGATTAATTACTCTCACTTATGATAACCCTTCCTGGGAATTAGAAGTAGAAATTGATTCTAAAGTTTCTAGCTTAGTAGAATCCAAAGGTGCATCATTCAATTCCCTGCATTTGCCTGGTTCACTTCAAAAACCTACTGCTGAATTTGATTTCAAAGCTACTATTAGGCAACTGACTAACCCCAGCTTGTCAATTTTCAAAGGTGGCATTTCCCTTTCCTACTTCAATTCTACCAATGTAAATACTTCTACTGGAACCTTTACCATTCCTAACCATGGCTATGCTACTGGTGATATGGTAAATTACTACAGTTTACCAAGTGCGGCTGCTCCTGGTGGACTTTCCAGTTTTGCTACTTACTATGTTATTAGAATTGACAACAATTCATTAAAACTTGCTACTACTTTAGCAAATGCTAATGCTGGTACTTCAGTCACCCTAACTACTACTGGGACAGATTCTTCAACTGTAAAATCTCCTTCTGGTGGCAGTGCCCAATCCATCCTTACTACTGGTGGAGATTGTCTGATCTTTTCTTCTGAACATGACATCAAAACAGCCGACAGGGTTTACTTTAATGCCAACATTCTATCACAAAATTCAGATATTGTCTTCAGAGGGTCAACAGAAACCTCAGTAACAACCTACTTTGCAAACTTAGTAGACAGAAACTTCTTTACTCTAGCTAACTCTAGTTCTAATTTAGCTGCTGGTGCTTTCATAGATTACCCTGTTTCTAATATTGGAACTACTGCTTCTCGACTGGTTTACAAGAAACTAGGAGTAACTCTAGATGGGGGAACCTTTACTGAATCTGGTCTAATCCGGTTTATTCGAGGGAGGAAATATCAACTAGATGTAACTTTAGCAGTTTTCCTAGTCAAAGATGAAGCAAATGTTTCTGTAGTATCTGGTGAAGATAATCCTTATGGTACTGCGTATACAGCCGACATTTCAACCGACTTACGGTTATCCTACAGTGAATTTCCTGTAGCACCCCCTGTCTTCAGAGTAGCGGCTGAAGATGTTAATGATGTTGACAGCGAATTTACTATTACTGGACATGGCTATCAAACTGGAGATTCTGTAACCATTGATGTTGCTCCTGATGCAATTCTGGCTGATGGCCTAGAAAATTCTGTTACCTACTACATTATTAAAGTAGATAACAACACTGTTCAACTAGCAACTTCAGTAACCAATGCTGTTGCGGGGACTTTTATTTCTTTGGGAGATGCAGGTACTAACAACTCCTTCGGAATTGAATTTTTTGTATCCTCTGCATCTTCTCCCTTTACTTTCCAATATACTGAAGACTTTGAATCTGCCCCACTAAATTCAGCTAGTGATTTTGCAGGAGAAAACAATTTCTACTGTGTTCCTTTAACAACTGGAATCCAAGCTAATGCTTCTGTAGATAATGTCTACTTGCACTTAGTTGTAGAAAGTGGTTCTTCCCAATCTACCATGTATGGGGGATTTACTGACATTCAATTTGTAGAACCCTCTTCTACAGTTCCTTCAACCCTTTGGAACTTCAGAGTTATCACTTCTAATGATTTAGTTAGTGAAGCCTTAAGGGGTTTGAATAGTGGGGGAGTTCCACAGATTAAAGTTTTGGAAGCAGGTATAGATTCTCATGCTAGACTACAATCTGATTGCGAATCCTATTCTACTACAGCAGGTTTCCTTGCCTACTATGCTCCTTACATTAAAAATGATGTTGGTTCCTTCATTGCCCCTTCTTCCTTTGTAACAGGATTGGCAATAAGGCGCTATAGGGATGAAGCAGCAGGTTTTAGGCTACCTCCTGCTGGTACGAAATATTCCTTAGCTGGTGCAAGAGGAGTTCAGATCCCAATTACAACTGCTCAACAGGATATTTCTAACCGGATTGGCCTAAATGCCCTTAGGCAGCTTCCAGGTTACAGCACTGTTGACCCCCTTACCGGAGAAGTATTTGGCCCTGTATTTGTATGGGGTTCAAGAACTAGGGTAAACAGGGCTAATGCTACCCAAGCCCTATACCAATTTGTAAATACCAGGGTTATTCTTAATGTAATCTATGGTTCACTGCAAAATGCCTTAGATGGGCAAATCTTTTCTATTGTAGATGGTCAATCAGTAACATTTAATCAGATTAATACTTTGATTACAAATGTTCTCTACAACAACTTCTATATTCCTGGTGCATTGTTTGGTGAAACTCCTGCTGATGCTTTCCAAGTTGTAGTAGATGAAAGGGTTAATCCGCCAAACCAGGTTGAACAAGGTGTCATTAATGCTAAGGTATTTGTAGTACCTGTACCTACCCTTGAAAGGATTGAGATTGATCTTATCAGGGTTAATATTGGTGCTGCCCAATCTACTTTAGTAGACCTTGGCCTACAATAATTAGATAACCACGCAATAAGGTAAAAAAAAGAAGGGAGTATATACTTCCTTCTTTTTTGTTGAAACTTCTTAGTCAAAAGATATAATAATTGAGAACAGGTAGATAAAAAATCAAGAGGTAAGAAACTTGTGACTATTAGGAAGTTGAACATAGACATTGATGAACATCTTCACAATAAGTTAAAAGAAGTAGCTAAATCTAAAGGTTTAACCTTGAAAGCTTTTTGCTCAGAAATCCTAGAAAGTAGCTTGAAGCAAACTGATCCTACAAATTATTGCCTACTTCCTTTAGATAGCTTAAGGACTTTGTACAAGAAACTAATTACCGAAAAGCCTGAAAATTGGGTTACTTTATCTAGAAAAATAGATAATGAAATCAGGAGGAGATTTAGAACTTGAAATTTTGAAAAGTTAAAAGGAATATTACCTTATGTCTACCATCAGGGGTTTAACATACCCGCTCAGTGTAAAAAATGGTCAACTGTCTGTGTCTAGGGATGCGAAACTAGTAGAAGAACACGTACTGTCAGTTCTAGAAACAAGACCTTTTGAAAGGGTTTTAAGAGCAGATTACGGTCTAAAAGACCAAATTTTTAACACTATTAACCCCCAAGATATAAATTCGCTCATCATTCTTTCTATTCAGGAAAATGTACCGGAAGTTAAAGATTTAGAAATTTCTGGGAATTGGGAAAGAAGGGCAGATGAAGGAATATACAATATTAAATTGTCCTATAAAATCAACAGTGTACCCCAACCACCATTAAACCTGTCCTTAAACTTCTAGATTAATAATTCTAATTATGGCAAAAAGATTTTCTATCCCTCCTGTACCTACAGGAGAAGTGGCTAATTACACTAATGATCCTTATATTCAAAATACCATTGGTGGATACCCTTGGATAGCAGGAAATAAAGGGGATGTTCTGCTAAGACCCCAAGATGAATTACTAATTCAGAAGGGTGGGAACCAAGCATTTAGCATCTATCAGAAACTACTATTTGATAGTACCGTTCAAGCTGCATGGAATAAAATAGTACAAGATGTTATTTACAGAAAGCTTGTAGTAAAACCTGTTTCAGAAAAGCCAGGTGATGTTGCTGTTAAAGAGTCTGTAGAAAACCAACTTAGAAATATACCCTTTGATCAAATTACCAAAGGATTTCTAGAAGCCTATATAGTGGGTTTTTCAGTTGGGGAAATATTGTGGGAAAAGGGGAAGAATGGAAACACTGTTTCTAATATTGTAATTAGAGATGCTAGAAGATTTAGGTTTGTTGAGGTTCCAAATAAGCCAAGTTTTGACTTAAGGTTGATCACCAGGGAAGAAGTTTTTTCAGGAGAAAAGGTTCCCCCTAGAAAATTTATTGTTTTTCAGTATTGGACACAAGCTAATGGTGATCCTTATGGTTGTGGACTAGGGAGAATCCTTTACCCACTTGTAAAGTTCAAACGTAGGGCGGTAGAATCTCAACTATTATACTCAGATCGGTATGCAAATCCTACTGCCGTAGCTACAGCACCTTTATCTGCTACGGCACAAGAAATAGAAACCTTATATAGCCACTTGTCTAATTTATCCCAAGAAACTGCTCTTGTATTGCCTGAGGGATATAGCATTAATTTCATCAATCCTTCAGGAACTCCTGATACTTTTATTGATATTAGGGAATCTTTGGTTAAAGAAATTAATATGTTGATTACTGGAGAAGATGAAGCTGGAACTTCTGGTGCAGGTTCTAGGGCATCTTCTGAAGTTGCACTTAGGATTAGAGAAGTCAGGGCAGAAGAGCTTAGTGAGTTACTTTGTGAAGTCCTAAATAGAACATTAATTAGGTGGATGGTAGATGTAAATTTTGGTGTAGATGTAGAATCTCCCAGGATTTACCGTGATTTTTCTGTCCACGAAGATCTGAAACTAACTATCGGAGATCTAGCAACTCTTTCTGAAAGACTAGGACATACTGCCAAAAGATCTTGGATTGAAGAAAACTATAGTGTTTCTTTTGAAGAACCTGTACCTGAAGAAGAACCTTTAGACCCTAACAATATTTCTGTTGATTCTTTAGTAGATGATGTCCTAAATGAAGTTGATCAGGTCATAGATCAAGAAATTGTCCCTGAAGATAGTCAAATAGAAGGATCAATTAGCGATGAAAGTATTGATATTGAAGAATTAGCAGATCAAATTCTAGCTGATACACCTAACATTGATCAAATAATTGATGAGGCTATTGAAGAAGATGGGGACATAAATATAGACCAGATTATTGATGAAGTTGTAGAAAGTTGATGATTTTTCTAAAATAAACTGGGGGGGAACTTTGTTACGAACCCAGAATTATTTCTGGGTAAAAACAACATGATTATAATTCCCTACTGATTATGCTAAAAGAAGTTAATATCTTCAAGGCAGGACTGCAAACTGCTGAAAGTGGTATGTCTAGGGAATTTACACTTTCAGAACTAGATGAAATTGTAAATTCCTATGATCCTTTGGCCCATGAAGCCCCTATCAGAATTGGTCATGAAGACAATGACAAAGTTCCGGCTTGGGGGTGGGTTAAAGGGTTAATCCGTAAAGGCGAAGATCTCTATGCAAAAGTAGACTTTTCTCCTCTAGCTAAAGATTTTATTAAGAACGGTCTTTACAAAAAAGTAAGTGCTTCTTTCTACTCTCCTGCTTCAAAAATCAACCCTCACCCTGGAAAATGGAGTTTAAGACACGTAGCACTTCTAGGTGCCCAACCTCCTGCTGTAAAAGGTCTTAAGGGTTTTGCCTATGAAGAAGCCCAATCTGAATGTTGGAGTTTTTCTTCTGAACTTAAACCTGAAGAAGTTTATGATGCAGAATTGGGGCCAACCATGAAACAATCTTTAAGTCCTTTACAAATGTTGAAAGAAAAGATCAATATGGCTAAAGAAATGATGCAAGAAGATGAAGGAAAAACTCTAGATATGAAAGAAAAATCTAAAGAAAAAGAAGTAGAAATGGAAATGGAAATGAAGGAAAAGACTAAGAAACCAAATAAAGAAGAAGTTTCTGAAATGGAAATGCCAGATTCTACAGAAGAAGTAGAACTCAAAGAAAAAGCTAAGGCTAAAAAGAAAAATCCTGAAATGGAAATGCCTGAAGAAGTAGAAGAAATTGATGAAGAAGAAGTGGAACTAAAAGAACCTACTAAGGCTAAAAAGAAAAATCCTGAAATGGAAATGCCTGAAGAAGTAGAAGAAATTGATGAAGAAGAAGTGGAACTTAAGGAGAAAGCTAAGGTAAAGGCAAAGAAAGAAATGGAAATGCCTGAAGAAGAGGAAGAAGAGGAATTGGAAGATGTTGAAGAAGTTGAGCTAAAGGAGAAGCCTAAGGCCAAAGAAAAATCTTCTAAGGTTTCTAAAAAAGACATTTCTGCTGAAATGGATAAAGAAGTCTCTAAGCTCCTAAAGGAATTAGATATTGATGTAGAAGACATGGGAGAGGAACTTGTAGAAGAAGTTGACATGGGGGACTATAAGAAGGAAAAGTCCAAGAAAGTCACATCTTTTTCTGAAATGGGAAATCCTGATCTAGATAAGGTTCTAGCCCGAATTAAGGAACTGGAAGAAGCCAATTCTCGCCTAAAAGCTGATGTAGAATTTGCAGAAAAGAAAGCTTTCCGTACCAGCCTACAACGCTTTACTGACACCCTTTATGAAAGTGGGAAACTAACCGAATCAGTAATCAAGCAAGATGAGTTGATTGATTACATGGAGGGTCTAGAATATGGTACATATCAGTTTTCTGAAAGTGAAAGTATCATTACTCCCTTAGTAACTCTCCTGAACCGTTTGCCTCAAATGGTTTCATATGAGGAATTTGCTCCTGAATCTAAAGCTGTAATCCCTGAACCAACTGATCCCCATGAAAAAGCTCTAGGGATTGCTAGAGAAGAAGGGATTAGCTATTCAGAAGCTCTTAAGAAAGCCCTATTTGGTTAATCAAAATGGCAAACTTTCCAACTTTGTCCCAAGTTCTAGGGAGGAAGGATTACATTTGGGATTTATCAAAATCCTACTACAAACAAAATCCTTCCTTCCTTGACCTTGAATTTTTCTTCAATGAAGAACTTTCTAAGTTGGAACTGAAGCTAATCAATGGTTTAATCACCCAAGCAGAATATAAGCGGTACTTGCTAGACTTATGTTTAGGATGCTGCTTATGTTCTGTTTTTATTGGCATTGAATCAGTTCCAAAAAGTTCTAGTGAACAATTATCCATTTTCTCAAAAGTAATGGATCAACTCAATTATTACACATTGGGTAATAATACTATGTCAGCCCAACAAATGACAGATCCCTTTCATCGTTGGTTTTGTTACGGGAAAGATCTACACCATAGAAAATTGGGTTACAAAAATTCCAAACTACTTGTAAACAATTGCTGCAAAGGTTGTCAAAGCTGCAAAGATTATGCAGCTTTAGGTTGGCAACCTATAGGGACTATCCCTATTCCCGGTTTTCGTTGCAAGTCCATGGAAAATTGCCGATGTGGACTTCAATATAAATAAAAAAGTTCATTAGGGTATAAAAAATAATAGAGTCCTTTTCAAACTAATTGCCATGACTTTACCAGTTTACGGGAGACAGCTAATTAGGTTTGCTGAAACCTTTTATGTTGCCCCTGAAAAAGAAGTTAATTCCTATCGTGTAGTTGTTCTAGATACCCCTACTGGCCCTTCCATGCCTCTCAGTGTTGAGCAAGGTAATGGTGGTGCGGTTGGTATTTCTCAATTCCAAGTTGCTGACAATGTTCCACCTACTGGTTTCGGTTCTGATCGTGTTAGAACTCTTACCGTTGCTACCAGTGGTCTTTTGCTAGTAGAAGCTGACGGCACCCTAGATGCTGCTGATATTGGTACTGCCTTAGTAGCTACTGCTACTGGCATTGCTACTCCTTCTTCTAATGTAGGTGGTGAAGCGGTTACTGTCAATGGTATGACTCCCACTATTAGGGAAATTGTTGACATTGGTGAAACCCAGTTTGTTGTTATTTCCCTCTAATCCTTAAATAAAAACCATTAGGAGAACTTTTCAAAAATGATGAATCTTAGAGACACTTACGGTGGTGTCGATCCTATTCTAACTACTCTGGCTCAAGGCTTCATGCTGCCAGAAACTTCCATTGCAAACTTTATTGCTCCTGTAGTAGATACCCCTACCCGTGCTGGTAAAATCCTTCGCTTTGGCAAAGAAGCCTTTGCTGTAGCCGATTGCCGCCGAGCTTATGGTGCTAATATTCCTGCTGTCCAAAGCAGATTTGACACTGAACCTTATGCTCTAGAACAAGAAGTCATTGCTTGGGAACTTCCTGAAGAAGTCATTGAGAACGCAGGTGAAGGGCCAGCCCAAGTAGACCTACGGGAAATTGAAACCCGTAATGCTATGAGCCGCTTGATGAACTCCTATGAAGTAACTGTTTCTAATGCAGTCTCTACTGTTGCCAACTATGAGCCAGGTGTTATTGCTGTTAGCGGGACTTTGGGCCTTGGCTATTCTTCTTGGGGTGACTATCAAACTGATGCTACTACCATTGGTCTTGCTGCTTCTACTGCGGATTGGGGTAGCAATGGTAACAATCCTATTGTAGATGTTCTAAACTGGAAACGTGCTGTTTCTAATCAAATTGGTATTAGACCTAACAGCGCTGTTCTAGGTACTGCTGTTTTTGACAGTCTGCTAACCAACCCTGCAATTCTAGAAAGAATTCAGTTTACTACCGCTGACTCAATTGATATTGATGTTCTAGCTCGTTATTTTGGCCTAGAACGTGGTATCCGAGTTGCGGAAGGTAGAAAACTAGATGCAAATGGGATGCTTAAGCCTGTATTCCCTGAAAATGCAGTTCTGTTATTCTATTCTCCTCCTGGTGTCTCTGATAGCGTTATGCCAGCTTCCGGTGCAAGTGCAGCTACTCCTGCTTTTGCCTATACCTATCAGCTAACAGGTACTCCTGCTGTTCGTCCTGAATACTATATTCGTGAACGTCGGGTAGTTCGTGCAGAAATTACCGTTGAAAGAACTGTAAATATTACTGGTCTTGGTGCTACTAATAAGTACGGGTCTGGCTTCTACATCGAAAACGTATTTGATGATTAATCCCATCTAATGCCGTTTTCTCTCTAAGAGGAAAAACCAATGCCAATCTTAAAGCCTATTGCCAAGTCTGCATTTATTGTTACCATTTCTGGAATGGAAACAATTTGGACTACCTTTTCTGGGATTGTAGATACGGCTGAAAGTGGTCAATATGCCAACGGAACAGGAAACAGGATCTATAAAGTTATCGGCCCTAGGGCTGTTGATGATGTCACCTTATCTGCTCCTTATGACCCTATCCTAGCTGCTACTATTGAAAGGATTTGGTTACAGTATAATTGTGAATACATAACAATTATTATTCAGCCAACTACTTGTAATGGTACTACCAGAAATGGCCCACCTTATGTCCTCAACGGCTGTCAATTGCAGCAACTAACTGTTGCAGAAATGGATAGAGAATCTGGAGATGTAGGAACTATTGAGCTAGTATTTACTGTAAACTCCTGGACAAGATAATTAAAACCCGGTTCTGTAGAAAATCCTTCCTTTTGGAGGGATTTTTTTTTTAATCTTTAAGGGGTAAATTCAAATATAGAGTTGAAAGTAAACATATAAATGTCTAAAACGCTTTTTGGGCCAGGAGTTATTGTAACTTCTAATTGGCTGAATGGTGCAAGAGAAATAAGGTTTGATGGTGAAGATGCAGATTGGCATTATCCACCTATCAATGCTAGGGATATTCAAAGAGGTGGAGTTTCAGGATTAGACTCAGTTTTCTTAACTCTAGACACAGAACAGAGTTATGGGAATAATCCTGTACAAGGTTCAAAAAGTTTTATGGGGTTAGTTCAATTTGGGGATCAATCTAATACAAATCCTAATTATTCTCCTTTGTTCTGGAATACTAATGCCAAGTTTAATCAAGGTGGTAGATTTCAAGATTTTGCTGTAAAATATGCTCAGTTAGATTCTGCCGATGTTATAACAAAAGAAGTTTTAACAGAAAGGTTGTCAAACTTCCCAATTGTTGATGAAGGTTTCTTTTAGATTATAGCCTATTACCCTATAAATTTTAACTTAGTAAATTCTTAATAAAGAAAAAGTAAATGCCAAGATATGCACCTTTATCTAGAATACAACTAGACCCTAGAAGTGAATCAGAATTAGTATCTGCTGCTGCCCAAAGAGTATTTGAAGCATCGGGAGCTACTATTAATGATTTTTCTGCTGGATCTCCTATCATGGCTTTGCTGGAAGGCCAAGCATTTGCACAGGCAGAATTTTTGCAATTTGCTAATGAGTTTCCTGAAGCTGTTTTATTAGATTGGGTTGGGCCTTTTCTTGGTGCCCAAAGGAGGACTGGCTCAGGATCTATTGCAGGTATAACGTTTGAAATTAACCCAAGGGATCAAGATTTTGTTATTTTTGAAGGTTTTGAAGTAACAACTAACCCTTCATTAACTTTCGGGGAAACTATTAATTTTGTAACAACTCGAACCCTAGTCATACCTGCTGGACAAAGCGAAGGAACTGTAGAAGCAGTTTCAGTTTTTGTAGGCATCAATACTAACGTAGCAGCAAATTCTATAGTTAGGAATGTTACCAGTTTAGCAGGTATTAAAAGAATCTATAATAAAGAACCCGCTGTTGGAGGTTCTGATGTAGAGCTTCTTTCTGAGGTAAAAGAAAGGTTCTTTTCTTTAATACGTAGGAGGAACCCTGTCTCCAGGGAAGACTGGGTAGACTTCTTCACTGATGCTATGGGAGTGGGAGCAGTAGTAAATGTTTTGCCTAATCGGTCTGAAAGGGAGTTTTACCAATACAACCAGAAAAATCCCTATGTATCGTTCTTCTTACTAAACCCCAATGGAACTACCTTAACTGAAGTCCAGACAAAGGCTCTAGAAAATCTGGTAAAATGGTCTTTGCCTGTCCAATTTCAAGGAAAAATATACCCTGTTGAACTCAGTGATCTAGATGTTCTGCTAGAAGTTGCCTATAATCCTGATAACAATTTTTCAATTGATTTGCAATCTGTTTCTAAAACAATTAGAAATAATTTAGCTGCAATCCTGTCACCTAATGCAGTTTTTCCACCGGACTATCAACTAACGGCTAATGAGGTTTCTTCTAAACTTGACTTGACTTTCCCGCAAGTATTTGGAACAGTATTTGACCCAACTATTTTGAACTTTACAGGTTACTTCACTCCTAATAAACTATCTAGTTCTAATATTTTTGCAAAGGTTGTCCCCTATCAAACTGGGAAAGTTGCCAAAGTCAATGATCTAGTCAAAATAGATTCTGTTGTTGAATCTAGTTTATACCCTGTTGTCAATGAATTTAGCCCACAACTAGGAGATGAGTTCTACCATGCTAACTTGGGAGATCTTAACTTACAAATCATCAAACCTTTAGTTCCAGGTCAGTATAAAACTGGAGAAGTCATTTCAGATAAAGGAGTTATCTATGTGGTGTTATCTTCTTTTCTATATACAGGTACTAGAACTATTCTAGACCTTATCAACCAAGGGTTCCTTAGTGTTGAAAAATCTTTTTCTCCTTTTCAAGTAGGGTCTAACTACCGGGCTATTACAGATAGTGGCAAGTATGATCCCCAGATAATTGAATTTACAGCAAATTCTAATAAAGTTTATGAACCCCAGCTTCCACAAGATGTTGCCCTAACTTCAAGAGTAGGGTATCCAATTTGGGTAGTTGCCAAGAATTTTACTCGGCTTGAAAACTTGACTGACTTAGGATCAACTCAGGCTTCAGGTTTTGTTAGCAAAGATGAAGTTTTTATCAAACCTTTGCAAGTTTTAATTACTTACAGGAAAGGAGAATATGTAGAAACTCCCAATCCTAGCAAACAACTATCAGCTTTCCCTGACCCTGAATCTTGTTATTTAGATCAAAATCTTGGAGCTTTCGTCCTTACCTTTATCGTAAATAATGATTTTACATTTAGATTAGAAGAAGGAAAATCTTTCAAGGAAGTAATAGATTCTTTGGTTTCATTGGGAGTTATTTCAGAAATTCAAACTATACCTTTCATAGGTTGTGACGGTAAAGGGTATTTTGCTTCTCAACCTTTCAAATACAATACTAGATTTACTATTGGAGAGTATGTTAGATTTAGACCTAGAGGGGGTTTTAATTCTTCTGAATTAGAAAACTGCTTAAGGCAAGTTGATGTTTGCCCTTCCTTACAAGGTTCCTGTAAAAAGCTTTTAGAAGCTGAATTGCCCTTACCTTCTTACTTCCTAGTTGCCAAAGACTTTACTCCCAATTCTTCAAACATTCAAGACCCTATCAGCAGCGGTTATTTAGTTCCTGTAGATAGGTCTATTTTCTTCCCTAGCTATACTGTACTTTGTCCAGAATCTAAAGAAATAGTAGATGAAAGTTGCATTTCTTCTTTCCTATTTGATCAACAGATCATAACCTCTATTGGTCAGTTAATTGTTGGCCAAGTTACAGAAGTAGTAGATTCACTAGGAAACCCCTTAAATTACTATACTTGGACTGGAACCAGTTGGGTTACTAATCCGAATCCCTTCCCTACTTATCGTGAATTGTTCAGATTTGCTCCTGGTGATGTGGCTTCTTTCAAGCAAAGAAATTCTATTTTTAACTATGAATCAACTTCCCATGTAACTCCCTTTACAGAAATAGATGTTTACTACAAAGCAGGTATATTTACACCTACTAGCAAAACAGAAACAGTAAAGTTTTTTGATCCTTTATACAGATTAGAAACAATTTCTACTAATAACAATAAGTTCTACAGAACCATTACTCCTTTTACTTCTGAAGAAGATATAAGTATTGAAGAAGTAGAACTTTCTGGAAAAGTTCAGAAAATAGTCTGTAAGGGTGAAGGGTCAGAAAAGCTTTTTCCAAGACTTGATCCTCAAGCTTCCATGTTGACCTTAGGAAACATCCAAGTTAAAATGAGATCAAAAGGTTCTACAGAAACCTTCCAGAGTTTTACTTGGGGTAAATCTAATAATTCTGTAGCAAGCCCTGAATCCTATGGTAATGGGACTTTGGGTTTATAGTTGATCTTTTAGTTTTTGTTAATTGTAGTTGTAAATCCTGAAGAATATGGTCGATTCATTTGTAAAAATAAAATTATATGACCAGAAAGCTTTAAGGGTCAAAGGGCTAATCCCTACAAAAACTTCTTGGAGTAGGGAAGAAGGTAGACCTATCTATGACCGTTTACCTTCTGGTTCAGAAACTTATCAAATTCAGTCACCTGAAGATGTACTGGTATACTTAGAAGGTAATCCTCAAAGTCTTTCTGTAGGAGCTTGGCAAGAATCACCTTCTGTTCTAGTTATTCAGTCAGGAAAATTAACCTGGGAACATGGTCAAGTTCCTGTTGAATCCTATGCTATAAATGTTAGGGCATTAGGTTTGCAAGATGGGGACTACCAAGTTGGTTATTATTTAGACTATGTTCAAGAAGAGTTTTTACCTGAACAATTAATAGAAGGAGATAATATTTCCTTATCTAGATCCTTGTGCTTGTTTGAATCTTCTAAGTCAGGGATAAACCAACTCTTTCAAAACTTTGCAGAAGGAATAAGGTGGGAAACATCGCCCAATAAGGAAGAATGGTTTGCAATAGATTTTTCTAGACCAGTACTTCCTAGGATCTTTAACTTTTTTGCAAACATAGATCCTACTAAACCAAGTTACTATTCCTTGTATGGCTCTAATGATGCTATAGTGTGGGAACTTGAAACTACAGGTACTATTGTTCAAGGGCAAACTGCTATAGGTATAAATAGGGATTTGCCTAAACGATATTGGAAATTTTATTTTTCAGGTGGGGTTTCCAGCTTCTTTTCTATAAGTTATTCTGGTGAAGCTGTTTACCCTAATACTAGACCCTCTGGTAAAATATCTAGGGTTACTCCCTTCATTGATAATAAGTTTGCTGAACTAGAACAAATTGGTATTGTTCTAGCTTACATTACTGTAAAAAATGGAGAAATAGTTCAAACTGTTGATGCCAGGAGAACTACTGAAAACTCTTATGAACCTGTAGCAAAGTGGTTAACTACTTTTCAGGATGAAAGGTTAAAATCATTATTTGATGATGTTTCTAATTATTCAAAGAGGTTCCTTTCTCCAACTGAAGGGTTGTATTCTGTATACAATGAATTAACACAAGATCCCAACTTCTCCATAGGTGATTATAAGGATAAACCCAAATTCCAATTCCCTTCCCGTATAGATTTAGATCAACCTAAGACAATTGTAACCAATGCTGAACTAATTAGTTCTGAATTTAGGGACATAATTGTTGAAAGGGAAGAACTACAATTAGAAGGAGAGAACATTCCTCTAACCGTTACCAATGCTCTTATCAATCCTTTTAGAATTATTAATTTAGACTATCCCATAGAGCAAGCTGATGTTGCCAACAAAATTTATCTGGAAAAAGAATTTAACATCCCTGTAGACAATGGAACATACAACTAATTTTGAAATAACTGGTATCCTAAATATGTCAGGTAATAGAATAGAAGGTTTAGCTCCTGTCCCCAATGAACCCAGTGAAGCCGTATCTAAGTCCTATGTAGATCAGTTAAAGAAAGAAATAGAGTCCCGTTTACCCACTTTACTTGATAATGGAAATTTTTGATCCCAAACAGTATGAATTAAGAGGTGCTTTGCCAGAAGTTTTTACATCTGGTCAAAAAGAACTGCTTAACAGAACCGTAAGCAGGGTTCAAGGTCAATTAGATTGGAATGCCCAATTATTAGGATTTAATGGCCCTAATTACTGGGGAACTAGGCTTGCTACTACAGATAGGTCATATCAATGGAAAGGTTTTCCTGAAACTGCTTTTGAAAAAAGATCTTTGCAAGTTGGGGCATTTGGAGTTTATAACAAAAATTTAGAATATTCTCAAAGACCTTTTCCCTTCAACCGTTCTGAAATTAATACATCTGGGGATCAGACTTTTTCTGTTATAGAAGAAAATGGCAAAACAGTTGTTTTTCCTTTTGGAATGACAAAGGATTTTTCTTATGAAGAATCACCTTATGTTTATCAAAAAGCTGTTTATATTTTTGATCAATTAGTAGAAGTTAAGGAAGAATCGGGTAATCAGGTTTATGTTATTCAAGATAAGAGTCAAGGAATTACCCAAGTCGAACTCTTTTCTGAAGATATACAAACTCTTTCTATAAGATTAGAAAATTCAATAGCTAAACCTTTTATTTTCTTTGTACTCCCTTGGCAAGATATTTCTGATTGGCAAGATCCCCTATTAAATTCCTTGTTTATTGGTTTATGGGGGAACAAAGGTAATGAACTTCCTCTACATTTTTCTTTTGATGCCTTAAACCTCCATGGGTTCAATGAAGAAAATTCCCTACTGTTGAATAAAGTAAGGGAAAGTTTTACCCTGGAGAAACTCCTTGAAAAGGTTGGACTTACTCCAACCATATCTACTTATTTAACTGGAAATAGCTTTAGATTTTGGGCTGAAGGTTGCCTAGATTTCTTTCAACCTGATACTTCCTTAAACTCAAAAATTTCAACTTTTCAAACCCAAGACTTTTTTGATTTACAGACAGAATCAGGACTATCTATTGGCCTAGATGATGGAGATTGTTTCAGCCAGGAATTTTACGTTTTTGAAACAGATGGTATAGAGGAAAATCAGGGGAAATATGATAATGGCGATTTTGACTTTACAGAGGAAATTCTTGGATTTTTGGATAATGGTTTGTATCCTTTTCAAATTCCCCCTACGGATACTGTTTCAGATGGTGGTTTCTCCTTTAATCAGCCTTTCCAAATAACAACTGAAGATGATAAACTTCTGGCGCAAAATCAATTTGAATTAGACACTAAACCTTGTTACTTTCTACCAGAGTCTAAATTTGGAGAGTGTATAACTCCTAATTATAAAATTGAATTTTTTCAAAACTATGACACATCTGATTTATCTTTAGCTCCTGATCCTGGCCCTGAAATTTCTTTCCCACTTGGGTGTAATGGAGTTTCTGGCTTAGCTCCTATTGGATGTGGAATTGACAATAATATTTATGAGGTAACAGGAGTTCCTGAATTCTCCCTAGATAACGGGGATATAGATAACATTAGCCTTCCCTTGTCTAATATTTATAATGGTTTTTATGACCAAGATCCTAACTCCCTTTGCGAAAATAACCAATTTGATCCAGAAAGAAATATTGAAGGCGATGAACTTGTTATTGATGTTGGTGGAGAAGCAGGGCCAATTTTATATACAGACCTGGGTTCAGATCAAATCTATACTTTGTCAGGATTTGATTTAGACTTAGGAGAATTTGAAATAGGTTTTGATGGCCCAAGGTTTAGTAACTTTGAAATTACCTATGAAGCTCTGACAACATTAGGAAAGGTTGAATTTCCCATAGTAGAATGGGAATTTGATCTAAACCTTAACAATGGCACATACTTCCCTAATACTGGAGATTACCCCATTACTAATGCTGATGATGGGTTCTATAATAATACAGGCAATGTTAATGAAGGTTATGTTTGGGATGAAGGTGAATACGATCCCCAATCTGAAATCTTAATTGTAGACCAAGGTATCTTAAACCAAGACTCAGTAAATTGTGGAGTAGATAATGGTTACTTAATCTATGGGGAAGTTCCCTACTCAAGTCCAAATATTGTAGATGGCAATGGGTCTATTAAACTAGACGATAGTTGCATTGTTTATGACAATGGTACAGAATTTGAAGCTGACTTAACCCCCGTCTGTGAACTAGATAATGGCATAGAATTTGAAAGTTTGCCAAATGAAATTGCAGATGAAGGGACTTACAATAAAGGACTAGAAATTTGTACTCCCTGTGGTAATGATCAAGTTGAACAGGTTAATGAATCTTCCAACCTTAGACTAAACTTATTCAAAGATCTCTATTCTGCTTTGTCTTGGAAAATGGCTCCTTCTGTTGCCAATTCTTCTTCACCATTAAGGATCTGGAAAAACAGACCTTTGGTTACAGACTTTAACCTGGCAGCAGATCAGAACAATGGTAGTGAACCTATAGACAACTATTTGTATTATATTCGATTACCTATTGAATACCCTAGAAATCAAAAGCTTTGGAATAGGGCAGAAAAAACCTGTCATAATTTTGGCTACTTCGGCCAATCCTTGACCAATACTACTGTTGAAAATGTACTTGAAACTAGAAGACCTGAAATCTACAGTAGTAGTAAAGATTTTTATGCAGATGGAGAAATTATTTATTATGAACCTTTTCTGGAATCTTCTGCTGATCAAGAGTTTTCAAAAAGTCAAGAGGGATTTACTGACTCACAGATAAACCTAGATCAAGAATATGTAAACTTTTCTACCGGAAAAATTACAGAATACGACCCTTTTGACTTTAGGGTTCCAACTACAAATGGTAATTGGAAAGGGAGTTATTACTACGGCAGTGGTAGAAAAAGTTCGGGACACTTAGAGCAAGATTTATTAGATACTATTTTATTTCCAGCAGATCGAAGTCAAATTCCAATTTGGGATTCAAGCCCATTACTCTACCCTGAAATTTCCCCACCTGAATTAGAAGTTGGTAAGATAATAAAAGGTCATTCAGTATCCTATGCTTACTTTGTAGCTGATTTTTCCGCTTCTGATGAGCCTGTATTTGACCCTGCTGTACCATTCTGTCACAGAGGAAAGACTATCAAAGGTAAGATTTCAGTAAGCAACAATTTCAGCATAGAGACTGAAAATGGTATCTTAATTTCTTCTGAAGAAGTTGAAATTAAGGATTTAGAAAGAGAAAGCAGAACAGCTTACTTACTTCATAATTAACAAGGAAGATTTACCATGTCTGAAGAATTAAAAGAAAAAGAATTGCCAATTGAAGGAGAAGTTTTTCAGGAAGGAGAAGTAAAAAAACCCAAATCTAGAAGAAAAACCCAAAGAAACAATTACCCAAAAACCCAAGAACCCAAATACAAATTCTTTGACTTAGTAAGACCCATTAAGAAACTATATAAATGAGAAATGATCTTGACAGGCTTGGAAATTTGCTTTACTATACTATCAGAAGTTCCCAGAAATCTGAAGTTTTAAGCAACCAAGCTTTACCGACCTATGGTACTGTAGTTGATGTCAATGATCCCCAAAGGAGAGGGAGGGTTAGGGTTATTTTAGATGAAGTAAACCCACAGATTTTAGAAGAGTGGGGTTTTGAACAGAAAGATGCTATTCCTTCTGAATCTGATTGGATTGAACCTTTAGTCCCCTTTTCAGGATTGCAACCCCAAGCCCTTCAGAGTAACTCCTTAAGAGTTCCCATTATTCCTAGAAATGGAGATCCTAACCGATTAGCTTTTGGAGATCCTGTCTTTGATGCGGATCAAACTCGATATGCAGTTCCTCCTGCTAATTCGTCTATGACACGTTTACCTGTTTATCCTTCTGGCCAACTACCAGAAGCCTCAGGAGAAAACGTAGGGTGCATGGTAGTAGAACAGGGGGGGCCACAAGGCTATGATTGGCTTTGTGTTTGCTTGAACAGGGGTGGGTACAAGTGGGTTAGACACATCGATCTCAAGCACACCCATGGAGGCCAAGCTAGTGATAGCAGGGGAGATACAGAAGGGGTTGTAAATGATGATGTTAGTGCCACAACATGATAAATTCTTTTGGGGAGTTTACCGGGATTCAGAAGAAATTGAAGATGATGATGAAAATGATAATCATTATCCATCTTGGTATGATGAACCTTTGGTAGAAATAAACCCTTATAGGGAAACTTGGGTAGTTTACCAGACTTTCACAACTATTGAAGTAGATGAAGCTCCTGTAGAAATTGCCCAAGAAATTTACCCCTACATCAATACTTGGCAATGTTTCCAAAGCATTACTATTGTTTATGAATTTGAACCCTTCCAAGATCCCTTACTTAAATTTGATGAAACTCTAATAGGGAGAACTTCATTAGGGATAATATTCAATAGTGGGTTAATTGGAGAAGTTTATCAAACAATATATGATTCTGGAGAGTTCAATTCTGAAGGATTAATAGGGTATACTGTGAAAAAGATATTAGCTGAAATTACTGTTTATGATTCCCTCCATTCTCAACCTGGAAATATCTATACAATCCCAGAAGATCTAGGCGTAATTGAAACAGAAGCAGAATTAGAAAATCCAGAATACTTGTTACAAGATTCAGAAAACAACCAAGTAACTGATGAAAATAAAGTTTCATTTGTTCTAGATGGTGAAGAGGCCACATCTAACACTATTGTTGGAGATGGAGATCAAGACTCGGTTTCCTTAGTAGTTTCAGGAAACAGTAACCCTACCTATGACAAACCTCCAGGTCACTTATTAGCTTCTCTGAGCTATGAAATTTTAGGGTCAATTGCTACTATTACAGCTTGGTCACATCCTAATTGGGAAGATGATGCGCCACTTAGGAAAGCTGTAGAAACTATGATAAATAGTTTGCCAAATTGTGTTTTTGAAGTACAAGTAGAAGATGACCCTACAGCTTTCTGGACTTCTTTTGGATTTAGATCTGCTGTTAAAGGAGATCCTTTCCTTAGACTTTATTTGAATCCTAATTGATAAGGTAGTGGTAAAATGGCAGCACCTAAAATCCTAGAAGCTATCGTAAAAGAATCTCCGTTCTTAGAACTTATCTTTGATCAACCTTTAGATACATCTATTTTCCCTCCTTTGACCTGCTTTTCTGTAAATTATGGGTTGTTTTTAGTTGCTGGTTGTAGGTACAAAGGTACTACTACTGTTGTACTAGAGTTAGGTAAGGAAATCAAGCCAGAAGACAATTTGTTTGTTAACTATGGCCCACCTGATAACATTGCCTTAGCTATCAGATCTCCAGTAAAAGAAGGTGCTTCTCAGGCTACAATCAGGAGAAATGTTGTCAGAGCTTTCTTCAAAGTTTCTGCGAAAAACTTTCTAAAACCTCCTGAAGAAGATTGGAAGAAAAATGCAAACTTAGGGAGTTATGCAGATGGAAGAGGTTATTCCAGAAGGGATAGGGGAAATAACCCTAGAACTGCTTCTCCTGATGATTTCATATTAGCCTATGGTCTTAAGGAAGCTATCCAATTAACAAATATTGATGATGCTGATGCAAACCAACCCAATGTGGCAAGATTGTGGATGGCTATTGAAGATGCTAATGCCTTAATTGATAGTTACATTAACCAGTCTACTAAGGCAGGGAAACTTTTAATAAGTTCTAATAGAAGAAGAACTTCTCTAATTATTGCAAGGTATTATTTAGATACAGTTAGGAGAAGAGAAGATGTCCTAAAGGATTATGAAAGGGCTATTAAGGAATTAGATGCTTCAACTACTCACAACCCTGCTATTAAACCTGATGCAGAATTAGCTATTAATTCTAAAGGAGGGATTTTAAGGTCATGGAGAGTTCCCCAACGCTATAATGGAGTTAGCGGTAAGGGTCTTAGTGGCTGGTGGACAGATTCAGCAGGGGATAGAACTAGGGATTGGCGCTATGACCAATATAATTCTGAAACCAATAATAATGAAGAAAACTGGGTAGGACATACCAATGGAGAGGGAATTTTTCCAGAGCAACCTACAGATAAAGGTGGCTCTACTTCTACTGATCCCCAAGTTTAATTTTCCTGAAAAATAAAGTAATTGGCAGATTGTCAGATGAAAAAACTTGCAACTTTTCAACAACTCAGAACATTTGACAAAGAAACTCACCCAGTAGATTTAGAACCTGGACAATTTGCCATAAATATTTCTCCTGACAACTTGAATCCTGAAAATAATGATTACAATACATTTCTCTATATAGGGAATGGATCTAATCTAAGGATTGATGAAGGGGGTTTGGTTTTAGTTGACAATGGCACTGAAGGGAAAGGTTGGGTCAGATACAGGTTAAGAAATGTAAGTCCAGAAGGTGATTCAGTTTATGGCAATTTAACCATATCTGGAGCTAATTTGGCTTTTCAGGCTAGGGGTAATAAGAAAGCAGAGTTAATTGTACCTAAATTAGCCAATAGTCCAGAGTTGGGATCACAAGTTGGTTCTGTAAGGTGGAACAATACCAATTCTATTTTTGAGGCTTGGGATGGGGTCAAATGGGATACTACATCAAAAGTAACTGTTTCTGATGTTGCCCCTTCTAATCCCTCCAATGGCGATATGTGGTTTGATTCTGGGGCTACAACTAATTTATACATCTATGTTTCAACTCCCTATTTGTCTCCAAGGTGGGTAGTAGTTTCTTCAGGTTTAGTAGAAACTGCTTTGCAACCTGGCAATGGAGTAATACCAAATTCTGCTAATCAAATTAATATAATTGATCAAGGATCTTTCTAATGGCCGTTAAAATTCAGCACCTTAGATCTGAGGTTGCTAGTAAAAGACCCCAAGCAACCAGCTTATTAACTGGTGAAATTGCCCTAAATATCAACTCAGGTACATCTGGATTATTTATAAAGGATACCTTAGGCCAGGTTGTAAAAGTTGGGCCAGTTGAAGTAGGAAGTAGTGTGCCAAATGTTACTCCTGCTTCTGGAGGATCTTCTGGAAATTCTCTTGGAGAAATGTGGCTAGATACTGCCAATGCTGGGGGAAATGCCCAAAGAGTTCTAAAGGTTTATGATGGAACTTCTTGGAGAAACCCTGGATCTGTAACCATCGGCTCTACTAATATTGAAGTTGGCTCAACAGGTTCTACTACTCTATCTGGTCTAACTTCCTTAACTACTTCTGGTACTCTGTCTTTAGCCAACAGGGGTAGTTTATATTTTTATGAAACTGCCACAAACGGGACAAACTATTTAGGTTTTCAAGCTCCTGCTTCATTAGCTGGCGATGTTGTTTGGACTTTGCCTACCGGAGATGGGACTAATGGGCAATTTCTTCAAACAAATGGCAGTGGTGTTCTAAATTGGGGAACTGTAGATACTCACATTATTAGTGCAGGTGATAGTTCTGTTTCTGTAACTGACACAGGTTCTAATGGGACTATTACGTTCAAGACTGATAATGTTGACAGATGGAAAATTGATCCTTCTGGAAATTTACTACCTGCTACAGACTCTACTTATAACATTGGTTCAAGTGGTATAGAAGTACTAAATATTTACAGTGATAATCTGTATGGTACTTTACAAACTGCTTCCCAAACCAACATTACAGGAGTTGGAACCCTAACAGCAGGTACTTGGCAAGCTACAACCATTAACGCAGCTTATGGGGGTACTGGGCAGACTTCTTATACCGATGGGCAACTTTTAATTGGTAATTCAACAGGAAACACCCTTAGCAAGGCTACCTTAACTCAAGGAGATGGCTTACTAATTACCAATGGTTCGGGAGCTATTACCTTAGCTACAGCAACTTCTGTACCCAACTCTTTTGTAGCAGATTCGGGAAGTCCAACTGGTGCAAGTTCTAGAAGCTTGAGCTTGCTTGGAGGGACTGGTTTAACCTCCGTTGCTACAGTAGGAGTGATTACCTTTAACCTGGACAATACTGCTGTTGTAGCAGGTTCTTACGGTTCAGCTTCCCAAGTTGCAACATTTACCGTTGATGCCCAAGGTAGACTAACTTCAGCAGCTTCCCAATCAATTTCTATCACTGCTTTTCAAGTAACAGATTTTGATACGCAAGTAAGAACAAATAGACTTGATCAACTTGCAGTCCCAACAGCAAGCGTTTCCCTTAACAACCAATTAATTACTAATTTAGCAACACCTATAGCAGATACAGACGCAGCTAATAAAGGCTATGTCGATAGTGTTGCTCAAGGTCTAGATGTTAAGGGTTCTGTCAGAATTGCTACAACTTCAAATATTACTCTTTCTGGCCTTTTGACTGTTGATGGAGTAACACTTGTTGCGGGAAACAGAATCTTAGTTAAGAATCAGACCTTACCTGAAGAAAATGGTATTTATGTTGTTGCTTCTGGTGCTTGGGCAAGGTCTAGTGATTTAAGCCAAGCTGCTCAATTCCCAGGTGCTTTTACCTTTGTAGAGGAGGGTACATCATTTGCTAACAGTGGTTGGGTTTGCGCTACTGATTCTCCTGTTACGGTTGGAACTACACCAATCTTATTTGAACAATTTTCTGGTGCTGGTCAAATTACAGCAGGGAATGGTTTAAGCAAAACTGGCAATACACTAGATGTTAATGTAGACAATACTACAATAGAGATTTCTTCTGACAACCTGAGGGTTAAAACAACCTATACAGGGCAAACTAGCATTACTACTTTAGGAACTGTTACTACAGGTACTTGGAACGGTAGTTTGATAGGCCTTGCTTATGGGGGGACTGGAGTTGATGCTACAAATATAACTGCTAAATATGCGTTCATGGCTCCTAATGCTACTTCTGGTAATGCTTCCTTTAGAGAAATCTTAACCAGTGATATTGCTCCTATTACTGGTGGCAGTTTTGATGCTGGTACTTATTAAATAAAATAAACAAAAATTTTTGGTCAAAAAAAAGAAAGAAAGAGGGAGTCAAAAGATTTCCTCTTTCTTTCTAATTACTTGTATAACTTTCAAGTTAATTATTCAACAATTGCTGCCAAAAAGCAATCATATAGCTCAATTTCAGCATTAACTCTAGTAACAACTTCCTGACTCCATTCGACCAACATAGAAAACCATAGATCATATTTAGGATTGGTCAAAAGCTTGTAGTAATCCCTGCTACTATGCCATAACTCTTCTGACGTAACTTTAGGAGGTTTCCCAAACGTTAAACCGCCAAAATGACTCAAGACTGTATGCTTTTTAGATTTTAGACTTGATACAACTTCTCCTTTAACCTCAATTACAACCTTATCTGGTACAGGTTTTCCCGCTATCACAGCTTCAATCACAGCGGTTTTGTGACCAATTCCAGCATACTGCATTAAATCATCTGTAATCAACTTGTAGGTGTCTTGAGAGCATTTGATTACATTATTTACAACCGATCCGTCTTTAGCAATGCCTGAGAATACAGGCTTACGTTTAGGGAATACCTTAGTAACTATTAAGGCGTTTTTAACGTCATCTAGGACGCGATCACCAACCTTTAGATCTCTAATTCCAACTACAGGACAAGCTTTGTAAGCTGCATCTACTAGGTTATAGAGTTCAACACCCGTATAACGCCATTTTTCAATCATTTTTCAAGCTCCTTAGAATTACTGGACTACCCCCTACAATAGGGATTTGAAAATTGCCGCCTACTGGTTAAGCTTTAACTTGGCATCGTTAAGGATCTTTTCAGCCATAACAATACGATCCTTAATCCATTGATCACTATTGGCTGATAAATCCATAGTAATTACTGTTCTCAACTATAAATGTATTTTATCTTATTATGCTGAGGTTGTCAAGGAAAACCTTTCGGGTTTTCTTTTGAAAACCTTAGTACTTTTTCAAAGAAAAACTTGTTGCAAAATTTTCCATAAACTCCCCTACCCTATTAACAACCAAACTTAGGTCTTCTCCTTCAGGAGTTTGATATAGGGTAATGTAGTTAACCTTTGGATTAAGTCCAGATGAAACGTCAACTACTACTGATCCCTGATAAAGCCCTAAGTTTAGTAGTTTAGTAAAGAAAACCTTTACTACTTGATCATAGTCAACTTCCGTCAAATAAACTTCACAAACTGCTTTAGATTCATTACATAGCTGCCAAGAAGTCCAGACTTGTTTCTCAACTAACTTAGAAACCCGAAACCTAAAGTCTTGGCAAGTTTGCTCGTCATAGTTTGCTACTCGTGTTCTTGAAAACATTTCTAATCTCTCTAATTTATTACAACCCAAATTTCCCTTCAAGTCAAGAAAATTCCTAAGGTTTTCAAACAATAAGTTCATTCAACCGTCTGTATTTAACCCCTAAAGCCTCAAGGGCAATTTCTAGATCTTCTACACATTCACCATCAAAAGCCCCTGAGATATAAACTTCTTTGTCAACCAACTCCAACATCCACTCTGCTACCCAAACAATTTCAGAATGGTTCCCGCCAGAAGTCCACAGGCTACAATCTTCGGCTTGATAAACTTCAGGATATTTGCTTAAACGCTGAAGATCATCTAGATCTTCAACATCTAGCATATCCAAGCACCAACCGTAGTCGTAGACTTGTACTTGATCAACATAATCGACCAGTTGATCATATTCACTATAGCTAATGTCGAAATCTTCAAACCTAGTCAAGATCACCTTATCATAGTGGTTTTCTTCTAGGTGAAAAGTGAATTCTTCCTTTAAGATTTCAAAGGAAGTGCCATGATCCTTATAACCATTTTCCCACATTGGTTCTAGGTGGTGAATAATCAGGATTTTATCAGACATTTGCATTTCCCAAACTCATTAATTCAATTGTAGCCCATTAGCTCCCAAGAGTCAAGGAAAACCTTGCTGGTTTTCTTTTGAAAACCTTAGCAATTTTCAGAAAAAAAAGGAAGTTGTTGCCAACTTCCCTATAGGAGAAAAATAAACTCTTCTACACTATAACCCACTGAACAGATTTTGTCAAGGAAAACCTTGCTGGTTTTCTTTTGAAAACCTTAGCAATTTTCAGAAAAAAAAGGAAGTTGTTGCCAACTTCCCTTAAAGCCTTTACTACTGTTCCAAGAAAAATCTAACGATTTTCGGAAGAAAACCCGATAAACTCTACTACTTCTTCCCAACTATGACTATCAAAAACATCATAGCCTTCCTCATCAAAAACCAGGTAGTACACAGAGCTAGTCAAAGCTCCTTCTATCCACTCTACATTGGTCTGAATGGAAATTGTATAATTTCCTACAACCAGATCATGTTCAATGGTTTTCTCAAACAAAAACATAAGTGGTTTTCTCCGTAGTTTTTCACTTAACTATACCTACTATAACCCATTACCCTACCCTTGTCAAGGAAATTCCTAAGGAATTTCAGATTTTCAGAAAATCCCTAGGGATTTTCAATGTATAATTTTATACATCACAACAATAGAAAAAAGGAAGTTGTTGCCAACTTCCCCTTGGATTACCATCTAAGAGTGAAATCAAATCTTCTATTAATCTATGTCTTCTCCAATCCACACATTTAGGGGAATGTTGATCCAGGGCATAGTACCCGATTTCATCGTTACTGTAGCTCCTACATTAATTTCCTTCCAACCTTCAGGAAATTCAACTACTTTTTTGATTTGGGAAATTTGCTTTCCCAACAACGCAGCAGCTTTTTCCTTCAACATTTGCTGCTGGATCTTTTGTAAGTTTTCCATCTTGTTAACCCCATTTCAATAAAATTCCTTAGGATTTTCAAAAAAAGGAATTGTTGCCAATTCCTTAATGATTGCTAGAACTTGTCAGCGGTAATCCCTTGTTCTAGAACCAAGTACCGGATCGCCTCTTGACGATTTCCTCTGAACTTCCTGTCAGCCAACTTAGTGACAAGATTTTCAAATTTAATTTGCTGTTGTGCGGAGATCTGCATAGGGTGAATTCCTTTCAGGTTTCAATTCAATAAAACTACAATACCTGATTCCTAGAGAAAGTCAAGAAAATTGCTAAGCAATTTTTGTTAGAAGGCAAAAAAGGAGAAGCTGGTGGTAATCAACTTCTCCTTGGGGCATTATTTATAGAACCTTCAGATCTGCTAGGATAGAAAGCAGGAGGCTTCCTAGCACTAAAACAGTAATAGTGAAGGAGGTAACTCCTTCAGCAGCAGGGTTAGATGCCCGTACTGCTTGAGCTTCCTGGTACTGTTGGTTGCTAATTTCCGTATAGAACTTCATGACTCAATTACACCGCTCAAGTTGGCATCGTACAGGTTGGCACCGCGCAGGTCGGCATAGCTCAGGTTGGCATAGCTCAAGTTGGCACGGCGCAGTTTGGCTCTGCGCAGGTCGGCACGGATCAGTTTGGCGTTGTTCAGGTCAGCCCCACTCAGGTCAGCCCCGCTCAGGTTGGCGTTGTTCAGGTCAGCCCCACTCAGTTCGGCATCACTCAGGTCAGCCCAGCTCAGGTCAGCCCAGCTCAGGTCAGCCCCGTCCAGGTTGGCATCGCTCAGGTCAACTTTTGCCCCCGGATTGGCTTCTCGCCATGCATTCCACCCCTTAACGCCCGCTTTGAGTAGATTGAGTTGCGTTAGGTTTGCCATTTTTGTTGTTGTTTCCTCAATTCCTATAAATACATATTAGCAGTTTTGAAGGGAGTTGTCAAGGAAATTCCTTAGGAATTTCCATTACTTTTTATTATGGAAATTGCCTTTTA